ATAAGGATAAGAAAATTGTATTTGTGTCCATAGACCATACAGCTCTTATACAAGGTTCGGGTGATGCCAAGAGGAATATAGATAGTTTGATGAATATGTGCAATATAGCCAAAAGAACGTTCCCAAACATCTTCTTCCTTATCGTATCGCAACTCAATCGAGAAATAGAGGGCAGACGTGATCCGAAGGATCATATGCCAAGGCAGTCTGATTTCTATCAGTCTGACTCATTGGGGCAGTTATGTACGGCCATGGTAGTGTTGAATATCCCAAGGAGATATGGATACTCCTCATACATGCAATTTCCGCAAGGATGGTATCCTAATCTGGAACGTTTTAAAAGTGAATCAAGACGATCCTTCCGTGTGGATGGATTATTATTCCATCATATCGTAAAGGTTCGTCAAAGATCATTGGAGGAGATTGACGCTATACATGTAGATATCATGAAAGGATATGAGCGATATTATCCTGATGGAGGGGTGGTGCGCCAAGAAAGACCGGGAGGCTCGGATGCCCCCGTGGGTAGCGGCAAGCCGGACACGACCGTGGTGACGTTGCCGCCCCCGCCTCCCAGTATCCCGTTGGAGCAACAATATATACCGCCTAGTGATGATTTCAATGTAGTACATGACGAAACACCTTATTGACATGAGATTGAGACATAATTACTTGCTTGTAGTGATAAAGGTGCTGGAAATGTTCTTGAAGACCGTATTGTCGGTTGAGGATAAGATGGGGATAAAGGAAATTATATCCTCGTTAAAGGAAATGGCTAAATACAGCATCAGATATATCATAAATCGGGAACGGGAAAAGGAGATCATGAGTATCTGTGATGAGGTATCCAATAAAGTACAGGAGTATAAAAGGATAAATGACAACTCAATGATATTGGAATTGGAGAACCTAAAAAGGGAAGTTGTGGCGGTGGAGGATCTTCTTAGCTCATACAAGGGGGTTCTTGACGCCGAACTGGTGATAGCCGAGGATGATATCAGAATCATACGGGACAAGATCGCTATAAGCCTGAGGGAGGACGGGACATGCAAGAGCATGACTGACGCCGATAAAAGGGCTAGGGTGGACGTAAGATACGAGAGGGCGTTAGAGGATTATCGAATCCTTCTAAGATGCGCCAATACGGTTAGGGCTAAGATGTCGGTTGTAGGGCATCTTAACCAATCTATAAATCAATCTATATCAGTTGGTAGGGTTGGTATGGCTAATGAATCTTATACGGTAAAACAGTATGAAAAAGGGAAAGAGATTATCGAAAGCAGACGCCCTTAGGGTGTTGAGAAGGGCTTACAATCTAATAAAGAATGATAATTATGCATTTATGTGCATAGCAATAGAAAAGGCAGCGGTTGAATTATCACTTGCTGAAAGATCATGTGTGGCGTGTTATCTTATACCAGAACTGAAGATGTTCAAACCTGTAAACAGAAAAAATGGAGATTTTTGGTTTCATTCATCAAAGAAAAACATAAGGTTACATATAATAGATACGCTAATAGATATATATAACGGAAATGATCATCCCGATATAGTCGAGAGGGTAGCCAGAAAGATCAGGTCAATATTTTAACTCATTAGCTTATGTATATAAATTTTGAACAGATGATGACATCAGGATTAACGATGTCTGATGTCGGGTATCTTTTGATGATCCGGCAGAAAGAGGAGATGGCTAGCGTCATTCCAAAGGAGAAAATAGATAGTTATAAAGCATCTGGTTATATCGAGCTTCAGAAGAATGGGAAGTGGAAGATAACGCCAAGGGGAGGGTCGCTGCTGATGCTGATAGAGACACCCGGTCTGACACCGGAGGTCGAGGGGATCCGGGACCGTATCGTTGGGGTATATAACGATATGGGGAAGGATACAGGGGCTATTAAGGAGGTAGAGAAAAGGCTCGTATGGTTCGTGGCTAATACCAACTTCAAGGAAGAACCTATAGTAAGAGCCGTAATATCCCACATAGATCTTAAACGTGAGTATACGATGAGATTGGATAACTTGATCTGGAAACCATCAAATGTGTATAGCGTGCATATGAGTTTATCGGAATCAACGTTATTCGATACGATCATAAAAATGTATGGCATGACGTCTGACTTGTATCTTAGGGAGAACAAGAACAAGGAGCTGGCATGGTTGTTCGCCATAAGCCGGCTTCCGGATCCCCCAAAGAGAATGGATAAGGAATACGCTATCACAGGCGATGTTAAGATGGATATCGAAAGGATATCGGATATAAAAAAAGAATTAGGTAGAAGATTGAAAATGTCGATTTAGTATGGAAAGAAAAGAAGTTGAAAAAGTAGTCAAGGAGGCGATATTCGAGAAGATGGGTGAATTTAATGGCCTTGATCATGCCGCTCAGATAATGAACGAGGATAAGCTGGGTACGGATATGGCTATGGATTCCCTTGATTTTGTAGAAGTCATAATGGAAGTGGAAAAGAAAACGGGTAAATATATACCCGATGAGACACTTAACGTCAAGCCTTATCACGAATTGACGGTAGGAGAGCTTATGGGTATGTTGTATGATTATCTAAAAGACAAATAAATGGATTTCGGATATGATGATTGGGAAGAGGGGCTAGAGACCCCTCTTGTCGATGATTGTGATGACGATCATGAGGAGGAAGAATATGATTTCAGTTAAGGAGTTAAGGCCGGGCAATCTTGTAAAAGACAAAGCTGGCGATATATGGAGAGTAGGGTGCGTTACCGGTATGCGTAATAAAAGTGGATCATTAATCCTTGAACGTGAGGTTGATGATGGGATAATGAAATGGTATTCAGGGGAAGATAATGTCATGCCTATTGAGATAGACGATAACCTTCTTGACGCTATCGGTTTCAAGAGTGACAAGAATAGGGACGTATATCGTGGACACGGGATGACCATGGAGGTTTTTGGCGACGAGTATTATCTCGGACTTAGGGATATGGAGGATGACCTGAGCGAGCTTATCCAGATAAGGTATTTGCATAACCTACAGAATATTTCGATGGATTTATATGAGCGTGACATAAATACGGAGAGGCTTTATGATCGTTCCGGAGAATAACTTGCTATGCAAGACGATAGGCGGTGAGAAGGTGCTTGCCGCATCCTACTCACAGATAGACACGTTTGTTCAATGTCCGTATAAGTGGTATAAGACTTACGTGGAGGGTCACAGATCCACGGAGAAGCACGAGGCTACGTCATATGGTACGGTTATCCACCAGACGATGGAGTACTTCTTCAAGAACGGATGCAGACCTTCTTATGAGGATATGAGTAAGGCTTTCAATTACTACGCCGATATAGAACAGATTCCTTTTGATAGCGTAAAATCCCAGATCGAGTCTATGCAACATGCAGCTAGGTTAATAAGATGGATTGTGGGGTTGTTTGAGAAGGACGCCGCTGGCAATTATAAGAAGGCATGGTCCGATCTTACGCCAATGGAAAAGGTGATCCGGGGGTCGAGACCGGCCGGCGTGGAGGAGAGCTTCGTCCTGCCCTATAAGCTACCCAAGCCCCTTACTTTGGATGGCGTGACGTACGATAAGGTACATATCATAGGATCGGTGGACTGGCGTGGAGAGTATAAGACAAAGGACAGGATAGCCATGTATACGATAGACTGGAAGTCCGGGAGAAAGTTATTCGATGAGGATAAGCTGCTTCACAATCTCCAGCATCCGATATACGCCTTCTACATACTGAGAAAGTACAAGGTATTGCCGGATATGTGCAGCTATTTCTTTACCCGCATGCTGGACAATCAGAACGTGAAGGTAGATAAGGAGAAAGTAGAGAGGTCGGTCAAGGAGCTTAACGATATTCTCCTTGATATGTATGATTTCGAGACAAATAAAATAGATAGCTATCAAGCTCACGTTTGGGACGATGCCAAACAAGGGTATAAGTACGAGAAGCGCTACCTAATGGGACGGCAACCAGCCTGCCTTGAACCCCGCCCCAAGCCCTTGTGTTTTTGGTGCGATTTCTCAATCCACAAACAAAACACATGTAGGTATTCATCGGATTGGGATGAGTCAAAAAGAAAGAATAAAAAAGATTAACTTTATTAAAAAGCCTAGGTAAATATCTAGGCTTTAATTATATTTGTGTCAATAAATAAATGATTATGGATAAAAACGAAAGAGAAAAACAGGTATTGGATCTTCTGATGTCTAGAAAGGATATCAGGAAATTGGTAGAGAAATCAAATGAATGTTACTCTAGGATGGATTTCGTTGGAGCCATGAGATACCGGCAAGAGATAAAGGATATCGTAGATCGAGAATCTAAAATCATGTTGACAAAAAGTGAGTCTTTGATAGGCTTGATGAATAATGCTGATAATGAATATAAATTCAATATGCTGGTATGGCTACATTCCATGATGTGTATGGCGGATGTATTTAACGGGATATTGGAGGATTTCAAGGATGGGGTAAGAAAAGCCAATGGCAACTCCAAGTTCGTTAAGTTCGATAATCTGGATCGGTTAATGGCAGAATGTAAGAAGGAGATTGATTACATGATGAAAGGCACAAGTAAATCATTCCAGATATCTTTTGCCGTAAGAAGCGATGAGCTAAGGGAGATGATAGAGAATATGGTTGGCGACAATATCCGGGAAGGGTATGACATATTCAAGGAAGAGGCTGAGATGGTGAATGAGACAGATAGGAGCAAGATAGAGGAATTTAATAAAAAGCTTGACCATGATCAAATGTAATATAAAGCTAGGCGATATAGTCCATACCCAGATAGGAGTAGGAGAGGTGATAGCCATAAGCAAGACCAAAGAGACTTTGATGGTGAAGATGGATGATGGTCGGGAATGCCCTATAAGACTAGAGTACGTAAAAGACGTTTTTGATAACTACAAATCCAAATGATTTACAAATTAAGACCATATCAAGAGGAGTGTGTTAAAAGTATCTCCGATTACATAAATTCTGATAGACATGATCCGGTATTGATCGTAGGTCCTGTAGGTTGCGGTAAGTCACTGCTGATAGCAGAGGCGGCTAGATTGATGGGAGATAAGACGCTGATTTTACAACCATCAAAAGAATTGCTGCAACAGAACCACGACAAGATAACGTCGTATGGCATACCGGCTACCATCTACTCCGCTTCCTGTGGTAAGAAAGAGCTGTCTAATATGATATACGCCACGTTAGGGTCTATCAAGAAGGTTGTTGATAAGCTTAAGGAGATGGGGATCAGGAACGTGTTGATAGATGAGGCTCATGCCGGGTATAGCCCGGAGGATGGTAGCGAGTTTATGACATTCATGAATGAACTGAAACCGAAAAAGGTGATAGGGTTTACAGCCACGCCATGTAGACTTAAAAACATGTCGATAGGACAGACATCATATTCCCAACTTAATTTCATCACTCGTATGAGACCGGTATATTTCAAGAACCTAATCCATGTCATACAGGTGGAGGAGATGATAAGGCAAGGATTCTGGACACCTCTTAAGTACGAGACATGGGATTTCAATGGAGATGCCCTTAAACTCAATTCTAACGGCTCCGAATATACGGCTGGGTCTATTAGTGAGGCGGTGAGAAAAAATGGCTTAAACAACCTTATTTTACGTCGGTTGATGGTATTAAAAGACGTATGCAGATCTATACTGGTGTTTATGGATTCTGTTGAGAGCTGCAATACCGCCGCCGAATGGATGAACGCAAAGATATGCGCTGGCATGGCGGAAGTGGTTCACGGAGGCACGCCAAAAAAGCAGCGGGAGGCTATAGTCGAGAGATTCAAGTCAGGTGGGACGAGGGTAGTGTTCAACTATTCCGCCCTCGGTACGGGATTCGATCATCCGGGTCTGGACTGCGTGATAGTAGGAAGACCGACATTTTCGTTCTCGTCGTTTTATCAGTGGCTTGGCAGGGCGGTTAGGATAAAGGACGGTAAGGATAGCGCATTGGTCGTTGATTGTTGTAACAACTCGTCAAGGTTCGGTGATATAAGGAAACTTAGTATAGAGAACTACAAGGGGTATGGATGGGGAATGTTTATCGGCGATAAGCTAATAACTAATATCCCGATGGGGGATAAGGTAACGAAAACAGATCTGGATATCAAAGCCGCCAAGAAAGATCGTAGGAGGGGGCTGGCGCAGGGCGTAACCGCCGCCCCTGTTCCCGGGAGACCGGATCATCCCCTTGGATCTACGGTAATGACATTCGGGAAATATTGTGGGTGGATGTTGCATTCGATCCCAGTATCGTACTTCAAATTCATAAACGAGACATTTGACTGGGATAATGATAGGAACAAGGATATAAAAGAATACATAGATTTTTTAATCAAAAACAATAGATTATGACAGGATGTATATATCATGAGGCTGATCTTGACGGAGTAATGTCAGCGGCTATAGTAAAAAAGTATTTCAAAGGGGACATTGATCTTCTTCCTTACAATTACGGCAAGGAAATACCTGACGTGAATAAATATGATAAGGTGTTTGCAGTTGACGTGTCATTTGGAAACAGAACAAGATTCCTTTTCGATGAGTGGAAAGAGAAAGGTATAGATGTCGTATGGATAGACCATCATAAGACCGCCATAGACGATATGAGGGATTACGAGGTAAAGGGCAAGAGACGTATCGGAACGGCGGCTTGCGAACTTACATGGGAATATCTTTTTGATGATATCGAAACCCCCGATGTGGTAAAATTATTGAGCGCTTATGATGTATGGGATCATGATCGCTTCGAATGGAGTGACGTGCTCTCATTCCAATATGGGATGAGAGGGTATTGCGGGCTTGACGTTGACATGGTCAGGGAGGTGCTAAACAAGGCAAATGGTGAGTTTGTTTCCGATATGATAAGAAATGGCGAGGCCATAATAGAGTATATCATCGAGAAAAACAGAGGAGAAATGAAGATGTTCTCATTCGAGGCAGATATATTTGGGTACAAGGCTATATGTATGAATACCACGGAGTTTAACTCCACCACATTCGAGTCTATGTACGATCCTAGAAAACATGATTTGATGATGCCATTTTGCTGGAACGGGAGATTCTTCAGATGCGCGTTCTATACCACCAAGGAGGAGGTGGATGTCTCAGCGCTGGCACGCAAGGCCAATCCCGGTGGCGGCGGTCATAAGGCGGCGGCAGGCTTCCAGCTTAGCGCAGAGGATATGATGGAGTTCCTAAAGACAAAGAAAATGTGATATGATATGGGTCTTGCTTAGTATGGCAGTGATTATGTTATCCATAGCTGTAATGGTGAAAGGCTGGGATGATTTACATGGAGGTATGTTCCACGGAGGATTAATTATGATAGCTATAGGAATAATATCAATATCTGCATCAATATTTTATATGAATGAAGGAAATATTAAAAATATGGAGAATATGAAAAACGTATATAAGTTCAAAAAAACTTAGCAAAATGAAGCTAGACGATTACGGATTCGGTTTATTCGAGTACAATGGCGTTCTTTATTTCAAGGAGGCAGATGAAGGGAGATGCTTTGATGTAAGGAGCGGGAATGAGGCTATTATCAGGAAAGATAAAATTGTAACGGTCTTGGAGGATTGATCATGAGAAAGCTTAATGACACCAACAGGACAAGGAAGAGGAGCGTACGGCATTCATGGATAAAGGCGGGTCCGGGGATCCAACGCTGCGCTATTTGTGGGATCACGAAGCGAAGTGAGTATATAGACGGGAAGACCGTTCATTGCGTGCATCTATCATCTGGTGAGCTTTACTCTATGACAGGTGAGACGCCAGAATGCAGGGATCTTAGTGAATTTTATTAATCTAAAAAGTATATAATTACCTAATAATAAAACAAAAAGGAGTTTGAAATGAAAGAGGAATTTAGCAAATACGACAAAGTCGTTTATGATGGTGAGGTATTTGAGGTACTTGAAACCGACGACAATACGGGAATGATGAAAATAGAACCGTTATTTGATGAGACATATAAACCCATTTGGGCTGATGAGGAGATGGTTGTTTCGTTAAATAGAGCTATCAAGTTAAGGCTTATTGATGATGAGACGGCGGGTGAGGCGATAAATTTCGGGAAGACAAAAATAGGAGACGCAGTGGTGGAAAGCGGGCCGTTTGTGGGGAAAGACGGCAGCGGGAAGGACGACCGGGCCGACGGTAAACTCCGGTGGGATCTTCTTCCTTTGGCTGAGATAGAGGACATCGTGAGGGTATATACGGAAGGAGCCAAGAAGTACGCCGATAACTCATGGCAAGATATACCTGATGGATTTAATCGTTATCTAGGTGCACTCATGAGGCACTTGGTCGCTTATACGAAAGGGGAGAGATATGATAAGGAGGGATTCATGCATCTATCCGCCGTATGCTGGAACGCCATAGCGTTATTATATTACGATAAACATAACAAAGGGTTAATAGAATGGAAGGATCAGGAGAAATAATAGTAGACGAGAAATTAAAAGCTATTGACAAAAGGACTGGTAGGTACATTAATGTGATCGCACGTACTATTGACAATGGTACTTCATTCCCGATAGTTAAGTACCTTGATAAGAATCGTAAGGAGCTGAATTATGATTGTGTAAGGCATCTTAATTTTGATATAGACATAGATTGGGAGTTGAGAAGATATCAGATCGTAAAAGATTTATTGTCCAACGATTTCGATGGGAGGAGGTTGAGTGTAGATGAGGTAGATAACGCTATATTTACAGCGGATTTAATTATTAACAAATTAAAAACTATTTAAAAATGGTAAGAATTGATTTTTTCACGAAGAAAGACGCTGAGTACAGCGATTACATGCGATATATTATCGCCAACACGTTACAGGAGTATGAGGGTGAGGTCACGTTAAACCAGATCCCGGAGAACAAAGCCACGGATGAGGAGATATCCAAGTACGGTATAGAGGTATATCCTACTATCATCGTCAGCGGTGATAACATGGATGGCTTTAATAAACTTGAGGGGATGGCCAGAAAAGCTGATCTTATTAACGTCATGTCGTTATACGACAAGAAATAGGCTTATGACGATAAGGGATAAATATTTTGGCTGGAAAGATATATTCTTTGACAGGTTCGTGCATTGTTGTAATGAAAAAAGCGGTCAACCACAAGGGAGTAATATACCTCTAGCCAAAATAAACTTCGACAACAAGACGGGATATGTGGAGGACGGGACTATTAATATAGCCGAGCTTCTTCAATATCTTTGGATAAATAATAAGGTCTATAGGTGTGAATATGCGCCCATAGATATATCTTCCGCCTTGCAAACATTGATCAGATTGACCGAGAACGCTAAACATATGTTTGAGGATCAACCGGGTGTATATGACATGATCCCATATAGAGGGTTTTTCCTTAGAGATGACTTTTCATCCGGGAAAGATTATTCACTTGATTTGGATAAAATAGTGAGCGGGATGGGAGGATGGTATGGGGAGGATGAGGATCCATGCTACTCGATGTTCGTCAGTCAAGATCAGATATGGAACTTGAACCCGATATTGAAGGTATTAGCTGATGAGGGATCTATTCTAGCCAAGGAACTTGGGTATGATATGAACTCATATGTCAGCGATAATGGATACACGATATACAACCCATATCTGTCATGGATCAATCATTACTATCATTATTGCCCGACATTTAATGAGGATAAATTAAAGCCTTGGGATAGGGTAGAGGATAGAAAGAATAAGTTCAAGATGACGGATAAGGTCAAGAGAGGTGCCAATAACTGGTACTATTCAGGCGGGACTATATCTTGCGTGGATAGCTTCTTAGGGAAGAAATACAGGAAGAATCTCCGGACTTTCATATATCGTGGAATAGTGTTCTTTCTGGATCGGATATGGCATACGCCTTTATTTGATAGGATGGGCGTGAAAATGAAGTACAACGCTTATTATTGCTATGCCGCTACCTCCGGGATATGGTATGATAAGGGATTCAAAAGAAGACTAGCCAAGAGGTTTAACAGGTCGTTGAGCGGCGGCGGGGAGCTGTTCGGGGCTAACCTAGCCTGCATGGTATGTGACCGTAGGGATATCGATTGGGAGGCGCTTCGTTTTTGGCTTGACAAATACGATGATCCTACTGATAAGGGCATGGTGAATAGCCCTATTCAATTTATGTATTTATATTTATATTACACTTTTAACAAATAATTTGAAATGAAGAAGATAAATAACTGGGTTATAAGAACATTTGGGTTGAGAGGCTCATGGAGCTGGGCTAAGAAACAGATGTTAAATGGAGCGATCATTAAACGTAAGGCTACTACAGGGACATACAAAATAGCTATTGATGATGACAAGAATAGGTTACTTGTAGCTACATGGGATCATCTAGATCAAAGTCCTGTATGGGAAAGGTGCCCGCATAGTTTATTAGATGAAGATGCGGTTGATTATTTTGTCACGGCTCATAAGGAATTATCATATGGAGGTATAAAGATCAGGATGAAAGATGAATTTAATTATAACGATAAAATATCGAAAGTATGAAAAAGATTACTGATAAAGACGTAGAGCGCCTTAAATCCGGGAAGAAGATAACAAAAGGATTTATCCATATGCAATTAGATGATAAGGGAAGATTGAACTTGTGGAGTGATATCAACATAACTGACAATTATAGAAGTTTTAAGATAGAAGCTAACAAATTGTTTGATCATGAAATTTTTACCGATAAATATGATAAGTTGAAAGTTATAAATATAGAACAATAAGGTAGAAAAAATGGATAAAATTATATTGGATGCTTGTTGTGGTTCCCGGATGTTCTGGTTTGACAAAAAGAATCCTTTGACATTGTTTGTTGATATCCGGGACGAGGAACACGTTCTTTGTGATGGTCGAGATTTAAAAGTCCATCCTGATCTTATCGCTGATTTCACCAATTTGCCTTTTCCTGATAAAAGTTTCAAGCTTGTCGTATTTGATCCACCTCATCTGCTTAAGGCAGGTGATAATAGTTGGCTTGCCAAGAAATACGGCAAATTGCCGGAGGATTGGCCAAGCTTGATGAATCAGGGTTTCAATGAGTGTTTCCGGGTGCTCGATGATTATGGTGTTCTTATCTTTAAATGGAATGAGGATCAAATAACCGTCAAAGAGGTTTTGAGAGCTATTGATCAATCACCTTTATTTGGACATACAACAGGCAGGAGTGGTAAAACCATGTGGATGTGTTTCATGAAATTACCTAACATTATAATATGATTTAAAAAGATTATGACAAATAAACAGTTAAAGATCCCGTTTAAGGACGGGAGACCATGTAAATGGGTTAAGGATGTTCATGATGAGGAACGCGATAATTATGAGTTTGATGAATGCCTTGAGATATACGGGTTCGTCCGTGGATGTTCCTCCGCTGTAATGATATTAAGACCGGCGGATGATCATGGGAAGGATTTCAATTATGTCAACAGTATCTATTATCAAGTGTTCTTGACAGATAGCAAGGAAATAATACAAAATATGATGCAGGGAGTCATATACGGAAAATGGACTTTTGTTAAGAGAGGAGAAAATTTTGGCATAAAATTGGTTAAGGTCTTACCTAAGATACATAAAATATCCCTTGATATGATCGCAAAGGATATTTTTTAGGTCTGAGAATAAATAAACAATATGAAAGTATTATCATTATCTGACGGGATATCATGTGGGTGTCTGGCGTTACGAAGAGCCGGCATACCTATCGAGACTTACTACGCCTCGGAGATAGACAAGACATGCATAAAGGTAAGTCAAAAACATTTCCCTAATATTATTCAATTAGGGGATGTTAATAACTGGAGAACATGGGATATCCCTTGGAAAGACATAGATCTGGTCATGGGAGGGTTCTGTTGCCAGAGTTTCTCCAGCTCTGGCAAGGGTAAGGGATTCATGGATGCTCGTGGAAGGCTTTTCTTTTGCTTCTCGGACATCGTAAAGCATTTAAAGAAGGAGACCAAAGGTAAGATCCTGTTCTTGGGCGAGAACGTCCGGATGCGGGACGAGCACCGCTGGGTGATAACAGAGGAGCTTGGCGTGGAGCCGGTGGAGATCGATAGCGCCTTGGTCTCGGCACAGACCCGGCATCGCCTTTATTGGTGTAATTGGCCGGTAGAAATGCCGAAAGACAAGCATATATCATTGGATGATATTCTAGAGCATGACAAGGGCTGGAATCCGGGAGCCATAAGAGGAAGATATATAGGAGTCATTGTCGGTAGAAGGATAGGAGAGGACGGGTATCGAAAGGATTGTGACATGGGCATAAAAATAACGCAATGTCTGGAGATAAGAAAAGGTAAGAATACCACTCCCATCAGGAAAAGTAATTGCCTGACAACAGTCATGAAAGATAACGTGATATCATCATTACCGCCCGGAAGATATCTGAACGCCTTTGACCTGAAAGATAAGTTCAGATACCTGACTCCTGTGGAGATATGTAGGCTACAGACATTGCCGGATGATTACCTTGATGGGATAGCCCCGAATACGGCCATGTCTTTAGCTGGAAACGGATGGACAGTGGATGTGATAGCCCATTTGCTAAGAAGCATAGAGCGTAAGCAGATGAATGATATTGTAAAGGAGTTTCGCAAGATCACTGATGAGCTTATGTTCGGATCATCAGAAACGGGTACTAATGTGACATGTGATAAACATGAGCAAAATGAAGCCATACGGAAGAGTCAAAACAGTTAAGGGGTCTTCATGGGAAAAGGATATACATCCACCAAAAGGACACAAGAATTGGTGGGAGGATATATGTGATCCTATATCTAGAAGTATTATGAAATTAAATTTCAAAAAGGAAATAAACAATCAAATTTGGTATGAGCAAAAGCAGGGAAATGATTAAACAGGAATTAAATTTATCAGATCAAGAATATAACTTTCTTGAAAAATATCAATCTATGAAATTATCACAGAGGTTTGGTAATGTTTTCGATAGATTAAAAAATGATAAGTCTAAAGCAATTTACACTCATGATGGGTCAATACAGTTGTTTTATATACAAGGTAAAAGAGTAGATAAAGAAGAATGGGATAAACTTCATAGATCATGATAATTACTAAAAAATGGTCAATGCCGAATAAAGAGACATTCAGCATAAGACCGATAAGGGAACTTATAGACAAATATCGAGAAGAGGGGATGGTTATAGTGGATCCGTTCGCCAGAAACAGCGATATAGGGACGATCACCAACGATCTTGATCCTGAGACTAAGGCTATATATCATAAAGATGCCACGGACTTCTTGTGTCATCTTGATGATAATATAGCTGATATGGTATTATATGATCCACCATATTCTGCGAGACAGGTATCTGAATCGTATAAAAGACTTGGAGGTGCTGTTAATATGCAAACAACGCAATCTAGTTATTGGACTAGACAGAAGAAGGAGATAGCTAGGATCACCAAGAAAGGAGGGGTGGTCATTACCTGCGCGTGGAACTCCGGCGGTATAGGGGGCGGGCTTGGCTTCGAGCAGCAGGAGATTCTTCTTGTGGCTCATGGGGGATGGCATAATGATACGATCGTTACGGTAGAGAGGAAGATGATGGATGGTATGCATGATAGTATCCCGATATTGATGGGAATAAAGAAACTGGATGATATGTCACCGAAAAAGCAAAAACCATGAAGGAACGGATTTTTACCACAAAAGAACAGGGGAGGGTATTGGTCGAGGCCGGCCTTCCTATCTCCACCGCCATCGGTTTCAGAGACAAGTATCTGGATCAATTACATTCTATGGAGGATGACGCTGGTCGTATAGGCCTGATCGAGGCCGTTACCCCGGATATATCCAACCCTGTTTGGGATGTAGGGACGTTACTGAATTTACTCCCATATGAGATAGATGGTTCTACATTCGAATGTTATAAGCTAGAACATGCATGGTCTGTAACGTATAGAGATATAGATGAGATTCCTATATATTGGAGTAGTGAGAAACTTCTTGTAGACACATTGTTTTCGATGATGATGGAATTACTTAAACATAAGATTATATGAGCATAAAGCAAATAACAAAATTAAGGTACGAAACGAAAAATAAGCCTCCTATAGAAGGGGTTCCTCTTTTAGGATACAACAAAAAATATAGCTGTCCGTGGGAAGTAATGTACAGGAGAGGGGATAAGTACTACACCTGCATGAAGTATGATGCTGAATTTGAAATATATCCACCGGAAGAATATGAATATTTATATCCATGAGAACATGAAGCAAGTAACAAGAATAAGATACAAAACGGTGGATAATCCACCTATGGCCAATGTCCCTCTTATAGGATACAGCAAAAAATATGACTGTTGGGTAGCGTTAGTATACAGAAAAGGGGATAACTATTACACCAATATGGAGTGCGATGTTGAATATAAGACATCTCCTCCAGATGAGTACGAATACGTATATCCGTGAGAACTAGAAGGAATATATTTATATTTAAGCATGATTAATATTATTTTAATATTATTCATGCTTTTATTTTTGTTTAAATCGTATTTTTGTATCAACATTAAAAACCTGATTATTATGGATGAAAACAAACAAAAAGTCAATGAGCTAACGATGAGGACGCTGGGTTCTCATTATGGAGGATATGCCTATGTAAAGGTAAAAAATCGTCAAGCTGATGTAAGGATAGACTGGAAACTATTAAGGGCTATAGAAAAAGGGGAGGTGGAGATAGACAACGAAAAATATCATCTATCCGGAATAGAGTACGTAGCTAAAAGATATCAGGACATGTTTTACGCTGGTCGTGATATTTATTATTTCAAGGGTATGGGAGAAAGAGGAATAACCAATCTTCTTAGAAACGCTATAGATGATTTGCTAGATACCATAAGCAGCAGGGAGACTTATCGTAGCGCAGAGCACAGGGTGTACGCCCAAATGAATAAACTTACGGAAGCGGGAGCCATGATCAGCTTGGCTATAGAATTACTAACATCTAATATCCGTCATAGTTATGGAGAAATTAATTTTGAACGATATCCAAGACCTGTGGAGGTGGAGGGAGAAGATAAACATTGATGACTTCAAAGAGGATCCTATGGCTGAGGATATGCCATTATATTTCCCGTGCGCCGTCGTATGGCATGTGAATTGGGGTGAGCATGACGCTGATAATTATATATGTTATGGATTTGTTTATGTAGCAGAAATATTAGGGATATGAACATTAAAAAACAGATAATTCTTGACGATAAAGACTATGAGCGATTAGTGCACGATGCTAATCTCAGTAATGATGAGATAAAAAGCAAAATCGCCAGCGCTCTAACCACTGATATGGTATTTAGTTTCGATTTTGATGTAAACAAAAAAGTTACGGGGAATACGAGGATCGAAAGCGCCACCCATAATCTAGGATATAATGAATATGATAATATCGTAAGGGCTAGAGACGAGAATATTCACCATGCTGTTTATACAGCTATATATGATTATCTTGAGAAAATAAAGAGAGATAATAATGAGCTAAGCGCAAAAGATTGGATATTATTCACATCTATAATCTTATCTATTTTCGCAATGGGATTTGCAGGTGGATGGTTGGTATTTAATTGATTAAATCATGGGTAATTTAAAAGACATACAAGATATAACCGGTCTTACGTCAGAAGCGATATTCAATATACGTAAACCTGTTGATTATATGTGCAGTGATATAGATAGCCATATAAAAGATATCAGGACACAATGTGATTATATTATGGATGGGGATGAGGAGGATGTTAAATACTATTCAAAATCAATCAAATCAGACGTAGATTCTTATTTCGAGGATATACGGTCAAAGGTCGAGAATCTCCGTGATTGGGGAGAACAGTGGAAAGTATTGGCTAAAGATCTGTTTGATGAGTTGATGAAAGTAAATAACAATAAGGCCATAAACAGCTATCTGTCTTATGAGGCATTGGAGAAGATTAAGGAACATTTTAAAAATCAATAGATATGAGCAAATTATTATTTTTCGACTTAGAGACAACCGGGGTTAAGTTCTGGAGAAACGGGATACACCAAATAGGAGGGATCGTGGATATCGACGGGCAGGAGACTGAGAGGTTCGACATCCGCCTAGCCCCGAACCCTGCCGCCACGATAGAGCAAGAGGCGCTGGATGTGGCTGGTGTTACCTTGGAGCAAGTGCAGTCGTATCAGCCTATGGAAGAAGGGTACAGGCAGTTAGTTGGTATATTATCCAAATACGTGAATAAGTTCGATAAGAGGGATAAAATGTATTTGGTGGGGTATAACAACGCCGGATTCGACAACAACTTCCTACGGGCTTTATTTACCCAATGTGGGGATAAGTATTTCGGATCATGGTTCTATCCTAACTGTATGGATGTATATGTTATGGTGACACCGTTCCTGATGGGTGTAAGAAACGATATGGAGAACTTTAAGTTGATGACCGTAGCCAGAACTATGGGTATTGAGATCGACGAGAATAAGCTTCATGACGCTACTTACGATATTGAGCTGACTAGGGATATTTTCTATCGTATAATCGGTAAAATGGATGTTAAGTTATGAGAAGTATCTTAGAGGCGATGCATGATTATCCGGATGAGGCTCTTGGGCTATTTTTCTTTTTGATAGTGGTCTTCTGGTTATTGTCAGGTATATTCGAGAAAAAAGATGAATGATAAACTCGATAAGATACTGGATCTCCTAAGATCTCAAAATGAAATGATCAAGGATATTCACGACTATGTGAAAGAAGTTACCAGCGAGAAGTATATAGGAGAATCTAGGATGACTAGCTTCTCTATTAACTTGGCCGCTGATATACTTACCGAAGCCATTAGCCCTAAGATAAAAGGGATGATGGTGGATTTATTAAGGAAACAGGGATGGAAAACCGAATGAGACATGGGAACATATGAGAAGAAGGTAAATCAGTTAAAAGATTTGATGGTAAGGAAATACAAATCGACTTACGACAAGTCAAAGGGAATAGATATAGATATAAGCTCAATAATGTATCTCCCAGTACCAAATGAATTTAATGATATGGATATTGAGAATATGTATGTTATTCTCGATAAGATTAAAGATATTATAGATAACAACAGGGATAAGCTCAAGAACCCGACTTGCGGCACATGCGTACATCTGCATGATAATGAATGGGCGAAAAGATATGGCAAGGTATGTTGTTCTATTTGGCAGGTGTGTGACCATTATATAAACCCTAACAGGAAACATAATAGGAAACAAACAACATACGTAAGGCGTCCAAGCAACAAAGCTTGTCCTAATTATGAGTATGGTGATGATAATTTTGAAAACAGAAGAAGATGTATAAAAGAAAAGAATACCTGATAAAGAGCTATGTGCCGATGCGCACCAACAAGGATAGGACGTGTATCTGCTGTGGCGATACGATCCCAGCCGGCAGCAGCAGGATGATACCTAGACACGCCAAGGCAAATCACGGTCTATGTTTCCCGTGCTTCAGGAAATGGAGAGATACCGGAGGAGATCTTAAGCTTATGGACAACCCCGGAGATGCGAAGAAAGAGCATGTCATACATATGTCTAATATCCTGAAAGGAAATTGTGATATAATAAAAGGCCGAAAGCTTTACGTGGCTTTTAAAAAGGCGATAAACGGCGGAAAGAAGATCGTTATCAAATTTGACACTGATCAACCGATATCTATGTCAACAAGAGTCATGAATCCTTCATTCGGGGAGATTATGGATGAGTACGGCAAGGACATATTCCAAGGTAATCTCAAACTGGTAGATGTCCCAAAAGGAGTTAAAGATTTAATAGTTAACTATATAGAAAAATATCGTAAATTGTGAACATAAAGACATTTATATACATGATCTTAACATTCAGAAGAATAGATCCTATACCTAAGAATATAGGATTTATGTTAAGTATAACATTCTGGATATCTGTAGTATGGATAATATCCAACTTTGCTATATTGATAATGAGATTAATAAAATAGACAAGATGAAACAAGGAGACGTGATATACAAGAACGGCATGGAGCTGCTTGTAGTATTAAGCTACGACCATGGGGAGCCATGTAGGGGATGCTTCTTCTACAAGGACAAGAAGTGTGGATCAGAAAGACTAATAAAATGTTGGAATTGTAACAAGGAGTATATATTCACGGTTATACGGGAAAATGATACGACTGAGCTAGACAAAATGACCAAAAGGCATAAAGAAGCATACGAAAAGATGCTCAATATAACCAAAAGGATTGAGAGAGAATGTCAAAAATATGTTATCTGGGATACTGTGCATGTGATGTTGAAAGATGATGGAGAGTTTATTATAAAAGCCTTATCCAAGGATAAGGCCGTGCTTTTAAATGATTTCATTATATATGTCAACAATAATGGGAGTATAGACGAAGAGGACTATGATCTATTATTAACTAAATAATTGATAGCACAAATGGACAAAATAGAGAATCTAGCAAACAAGTATGTTGAAAGGCATATAAGAGATAGACATCTAAGCGATGATACGATAAAAGAAATAAAAATAGCTTATATTGCGGCTATAAAAGATTTTATAGCTATTGTCGATAAATCTACATCAATGAATGAAGATGATATAATATACGTCGTTAACAACATATCATCAATATTATATGAACCTATAGAAATCTCTAATACCGATAAAAAAATATTGGAGATAGGGATAGCGCTAGGCCTAAAGAGCGCCATATCATGTATATTTGGTTCATTATTAAAAGATGACTGCAATATAAAAGATGAGATAATTGATATATCTAAACATATAAAAGAAAAATTAATATCAGATAATCATGGATAATAAACAACTTTATAAAATAACGTTGACAAGGGAACAACTGATGCTGATATCCCGGTGCGTGGAAGACATAAGCAGATACGCAGCCGGAGACATGGGTCTTCAGCATACCACGGAAACTTTGATAGATGATATGGACAGGACGGAGTCGCTGGGGATAAGAAGCTTTATAGCAAACAACTCGATGGCTATAAGAAGAAGGCTGTTCCCGGATCTCGAAGACTATGAACATATAGGGTATGATGGAGGTAGTAAAGATATGATCAATAGAAAGAGACTTATCGGAAACACCTACCAGATATATAGATCAATACTGCATCAATTGGCTATTGACGAGAACTGGAATAACGTGTATAGCGACATGACGTTACCTTCAGGCGATATGGGGATGATTAAGGTGGAGAGGGTTGACGATGATAAGGATAACGACATTTAACGATACTAAAATATGAGCTTATTTGTATGCGCTAAATGCGGTTGCGTTGATAATACCGCTACGTCTAGTTATTGGATGTTGACAAACGAGTATATGGTGGATAAATTCGACTATGCCAAGGAACTACAGCCGTACAAGGGCATGGGGCTGTGCAGCGAATGCGGGAGGCTGGCTACCAGTCCCGACGGCCGTGATGTCGTGGTGCCCGGTAAATGGCACGGGAAGTTCCCGAAGGAGAAAGCTACCGAAGAGCAGTTGAAACATGTAGGATATAAAAATCTAATAAGATGAATAAGATAAGAAAAGGAGAAGTTAAAATATATAAAGGGAAAGAATACATAGCTATCCCTGAGATAGAAGAAGAGAGTTGTACGGGATGTTGTTTTTACGACAAAGGGATTTGTTCAATAGATCATGCTAATGATCCTAATTGCCTTCATAGCGGCATGATCTGGGAGCAAAAAGAAAATGGTATGAGCGATATCAAAGAAAAGGCTATTAAATTGGCTATAGAGGCCATGAAACCTATCCCAGTATATTCATCGCCATGTTATAGTATAAACGACAGCAGATCGCCAGAGGAAAAACATGAGGAGGAAATGAGATTTTGTAGGGAGTTTAACGACCTTAAATGCGAAATGCTTATTGACATGGCTAAAAAAATAGAGGAATATTTATTATAAGATATGGTGATTATATACAACCTTAAATATAAGGAGATTATAAGAAAAATGGAGGAGATTGGTAATGATACGTGGAAATAAGTTATACATAAATATCACAAACCATTGTGATGTATGTTGCCCATTTTGTTGTATGAAATCAGACAGCAAAAAGCAATCATTCATGAACTTTGATACTATCCATAAAATCATGAAAGATATGGATGTACCATATATCGTGCAACTAGAAGGAGGAGAGCCTACCACGCATCCGCAATTTTATTTATTCATGGAATATATCTCCACGCTCGAAAAGGTGGAAGAGGTCGTGATAGACACCAATGCCTTCATGCTCGACAGGCATATCGACAAGATCGTCGAAATAGCGGTAAGGAACAAGAAGAGGATAACCGTGAAGTTATCTTACAACACCTACCTTAAAACGGTATTCAACCATAAGTTTGTCATTAAATTCGCCAATTATCTCAAGAACATCATCTCGGCTTGTGAGTTTATACCATATGTGAATTTTGCCATAAACGTAAGAGGATATACCGATAAGGAGCTAGATACGCTTAAGGACGAACTACCTCAAGAGATGATAGACATATCAAGCTTCCACCTATTTAACTCCTACGGCAGGGCTGAAAATGACAAATCTCTTCCACCTTTGAGGATAAACGACGTGTATGATGAATGGCGTTGTTACGCTTCTGATGGCGAGTGTTTTGGACATAATTTGGAAGAGAGGGCAAAACATGAATCTAAATTATAATAAAATGAATGCATTGAAATTTCAAAATATACGAGAGAAGAGGCAAGAATGCTTCAATGTTGACGAATATACGTTTAATGATTTTGACTTTGACGGGAAAAGGCGCAGGGTGTATTCGAACGTTAACCTAAGTATCTTTACTGACGATTACTGCAACGCCAATTGCAAATTCTGTGTTGCCCAGCTTAGGTTCGAGAACAAGGGGAAAATGTATAAGAAAAGCAAGATAGCGTCTGATGATGAGTATCTGTCCAGACTTGACGATATACTTAACAGGCTTAGACCGCTTAATCCTTCGATATCAATCACAGGAGGGGAGCCTACAAAATCAAGAAGACTCGTGCCAATCCTGAGGCTTATCGAAAAATATGGCTACAGGAAAAGAACATTGACTACAAACGGATCAGGCCTGTTTGATATCGTGGAGGGTAAGTCGATACTGCAACATATCACGGATAACCATTTCCAGCATCTCAATATCAGTAAAGCTCATTTTGACGAGGAGATAAACAAACACATTATGCAATATGAGAACGGATATTGTAGCAACGATGATATTGCCCGTATAGCTATATTCGCTAAAGCCAACAATCTCCGTCCACGCATGAGCTGTTTACTGCTAAAAGAGGGAATAAATGACATGAATGGAATTATACGTTATCTTGACTATTATAATAGTCTCTATATTGACAATGTCATATTCCGTGAGACGATGGACTATGATGAGCAGGCAATGAAAAATCATGATAAAATGGCTTATCTCAAGAATAACAAAGTATATCTGAATGACATATGGAAGTGTATTGATAAAGACAATAGATTTACCCCTATAAAACAATTACTTGGATACTACTACTATGTAGAGGTATATAAATATCAAGGTATAGATATGGTAAGCGAAAGCGCAAATCTCGTAAAACTGTATGAGCAAAAACAAATTGCCAATGATGTGGTGTTTGAAATGATTTTTCATCCAAACGGCAACCTTAATGGGAGCTGGGTAGACAATGAGGATATATTACTTGCGTATAATCCCTATAAATCCTAAAGACCGTCTTATGCTAAAAATTAAAATAGAGAATTATAATTTATGAAAATAGGAGAACAGACAATAGTATTTTTAGCCGTGAACAAAAACGGTGACGAGGTTATTCTTAACAACGCCCCCGCTCGGCAAGGAGAGATATGGACGGATGAGAGATCGGCGCATGACGATGAGTATTTTTCCGTCGAGGATCATAATTCGGCGATCGTACTCCCAAAAGGTACTATCCGTAGATTAACAGGTAGGGACTTGAAGTGGGAGGACGATCCTATATCTCTTAAATCCGTCATCGAGGGACTTCCTCATGTGGACATTGAATTTTATAAACAGAAGATAATAAACTTCGTAAAATGGATATAATGCCTCATTGTCTAAAACCTTAGTTTTATTAACTTTTAAAAATTACAAACATGAAAAAAGAAGAAAAGAAATTTGTAACAGAGTATCAAATCAATGGCAAAAAGTATGCCGGTGAAATATGGGCAACCTCATGGGAAGAAGCTGAATGTTTTATAAAACAAAGAGCTTCTACCGAAAAGGCTGTTGGGTTTATTCCTAAAGATTAATCATTTATACCACATCCAAAAAACAGATATTATGGCTACTAAAAACAGATATTAGAATCAGATGAATTACTTCAACAAAAAAGAAGAGCTTATCATCTTTCAGATGAAGGATTCGAGGAATATAAAAAGTTCTTGTCAGATCCCGATCAAAAGAAATTCTGTTTCAAGGGATATTATTATGTAGAGGTGAAGGAGCAGGATGATAAAGAGCTATTAGGGGCAATGGGACGAGTAGTATATGAATAAGGATAGAGGTTATAAGCCTCTATCCTTACAATACTCATACATTATCATAGAAATGTCCATATCTCTTAAAAACATCTCTTTTCTTCCTTGACAACTCCTCTAGCTTAACAAATCCTTTCAATGTTATCATGACGGTCATGGCTTTAGCCTCCCAGTATTCATCACCGGGATCAGACCCATATGTAACTAATCCATAATTACGAGCGGACTGATATGCTTCTATCCTACCTCTCTCATTCCTAAAAACATATTTTAATTCCTGTAATAACGGATACATATTCTTTATCCCGATATAATATCCGAACTGCTCAAAATATTTTGATGATTCACGGATAAGAACACCTTCTCTTGGAATAGACCTTTTAAACATATCAATTACCGGTTCATTCTCCTTTATCGTATCTATAGCCGTATTTAATTCGGCTTGGACAATCTTCTTTTCCTCCTCGACCTTGTTCTTGGCTTCTAGTGCCAACATAGCTTCCTTCTCGGCCTTCACCTTGGCCTCATACTCATCAGCCCATGCTCTTGCGGCTTTAGCCGGATCAGAAAAGTCGGGGATGCGCAAACAATGCTTTCGATTATCCTCTAACTCTTTTAAGGCTCTCAGTTCTTTTTCTTTCTCTATAAAATACCTTCTGGCTATCTTTCCTTTATCATTATTTTCTACCATGCATAGCTCTTTAGCCATATCTATTAATAGAAGATAATCCGTTTTAGCAACTATCTGTGTATCAGACTCCCCCGTTTCGGGGAGTCTGTCATTCAGTAAGTTACCTAAATAATCATATTTTATCAACACAAAGTCTTGATTTTCAATAAAATCATATTTAGATATACGATCTTTTATCCATGACGTAAAATCCCTCCTTACTTGAAGAAACGCATGAAGGAATCTTGCGTCTACAACCTTGTGGTTGTTATTATCTACTACCGGTATTAATATGTTTAAATCCATTTCGTTGGATTCGGACGTCAAAATTCCACTACTATTCTTCGTGGAATCATGAAAAAGATCTACATTTGCATTCATGAATAGAATGTTTATTCCCATCCGTCCGGGATGGATAGATGGGAATGCAAAAATAGCCAATCAAATTGTCTTAAACAATTGACTGGCTATTTTTTTTATTGTCATACTATATCGGCTATCTTCCTCTATCAAAGTACCAATTAGCGTCCTCCCCGGACTCGTCCTTATCCCTGCCTCCTAAGAAGAATCCCATCGTCATGCCGTTGGTCATCAACCAGTAGTCGGATGTCTGCTTAATATCCCTAGCCGTCTTGATATTATACCATTGCTTACCAAACGAGAACTTCATGAGCTGCCTCCATAGCTTGCTCTCTCCCTTATACACGCCGGTCTGGACGGTAGCGAACGGATCCCAGTTTCGAGGATCGGTGAGATCGCCTAACTTTCGGGCGGTAACCAGCGGATCTTGCAGCATATCTATGGCGTTAAGCTCCATGAACGGGGATGTCTGGGAGGCGATCTCATTGATCGTCCTGAACCCGATATAGGTAATGAACTGTCCGAACCAGCTATCCTCATTATCCTCCCTATATCCCATCAACGCCCGTCCTATGGCTATCATGGTAGCGAATACCGCCATATTGATAATCGATCTCTTGATATTGATCTGCTCGTAGGGGGTAAGCTTATCATACTCTTCCTTAAGCACGTCATATGCCTCTCCCATCCTGCCCTCGGACATCGATCCATAGACATTACCGGCCAGTCTCCATAACGTTCTCATATATCCTTCCTCAAACTGGTTGGTTTGGAAATTGAAACCGGCTTTCTTATACGCCCGCTGTACGGCCAATATAAACCATCCACGATGAGGCAGCACCATATTAAGGATAGCGTTCCGGCTAGCCCCCACCCGGTTCTGCTCGTTCAAGGCGCCGTCGCAGATCTGCACCATGCTCCTGACCCTACTGGACAAGGTGGGTATATATCGGTCTATAATATCCTTGTTAGCCTCATTCTTAGCCACGATCTTTCCGTCCTTGACATCTACCATGTTCCACATAGAATAATCCCTTAAACGCTCCCAATCGCGTTTAGCCTCGTTAGCGGACATATTTCTGTCTTTCATCATCATCTCCTTGAAATTGGAGTATGACCAGAACTGACCTTCGTATAGGCGGGTATCATCCATGACCGAGATAATGACCTGCGGATCCAACGGGGAGTTAAGAACCTCCATCATCTTAAACGGCAGATCCCGGAATAAGGTTCTCCAGATCTTGTTGTACGCCGCCGATCGTACACGGTTACGGACATTAAACACGCCTAGAGCCTCTCCAACGACATATAGCTTGTTGGTGCGGTTTATATCCCCGATCTCCGACACGTACGTGCTTAACTGCTTCTGGGCTTCCCCATAGGCGTATTTCATGGAGTCCTTGCTTATATACTGCCCTACCATACCCTCCAAAAGGAAGTTGGCCTGCCCGGTAAGGGCGCCGGTAGCCGCTACGAACGGGGAGAAGCCTAGGTTGGATTTGGATACGAATTTGGTAAACATAAGAGCCAGCTTATTAAGATCGACCTTATAATTACCTATATTCCATTCCGCCCGCTTATTATTTATCCTGACGTCATAGATACTGGCGTTAACCCAATCTTGGAACATCCTATAGGCATGCGTCGCCTCTGGGTTCTTACCGCCGTCGTATTGCGTCTCCAGCATCATGTTCCTGTATCCCATGACATCATCCAAGGCCGCCCTCTTATACTTGTAAGAGGTCGCTTGTAAGGATAACATGGAATAGGAGTAGGCGAAGTCATGGGACACGTCATCGGCGTTCTCCAACTTACTAAGATAGTATTTGGGGATCATACGATATTTGTTATCGTTCTCATCAAGCCCTCCTAGGTCTTGTCCCTGACCATGTATAGGGTCATCCACCCTCTCGCCAACGATATCACGTACGGCGTTGCCGATAGCCGCCTTCGGGTCAACCCCGGCCTGCACCATCCTCTCCACGCCGCCCTTGGATATCTGTGGTATTTGGTAGATGTTCCGGAATCGCTCATCATAATCCTCCATAGCCTTACGACTTATGTTAAGCAGCTCCTTCCTCATCTCCCACTTATCCTTATTGATCGTAGCTTCCTCCCCTTCGTTGGTAATACCGTATTTCTTGAAAAAAGCCTCGTTCTTGTACTTATCGAACCTAGGCGTATGATATCCATAACCCAGATCGGGATTATAATTAGGATTACGAAAAGAACTCTCGGCGTCAGCCTCATCAAGCCACTGGTTATTGATCGTCAGATCGATCATATTAATATCAAACCCGAAACGGGATACGCTCTCTTCCTTAGATATACCATTTTCTATGGCATCAAAGAACTCGGATACCTTATACGTACCGTTATTTATCTTCCTGACAAAGCCAGAATACCCCTTGGGAGAGTATTTTCTCATATAAGGATATAGCCGAGTTCTGGCGTACTCGATAAGTATACTATTAGCCTTACCCATAGCTATATCATTAGCCAGCTTATTGTTGAAGTCAGGACCGTACTTCTTTCTAAAGAACGCCACCTCCACGGTTGTCCATGACGGGTTCTTCCGGGATAGCTTGGAGGCCATCCGCTCCACTTGGCTGCGGGAGCGGGCAGACATATGTTCCTTGGCGAATTTAATCTCATCCATACCCTTGTCGTATGCCATGGCATCCCTTAAAGCGTTACGGTAAGAATCCGTGACTCCACTCTCCACCGTATCAGGCATATCCATCTCAATAGCCTCAGCGGAAGCGGCGGCGTTAATAACGCTCTTAGCCTCAGCCAGACGATCATATAACTCGTTTATCTTTCTTAATGAGGCGGATCCACGTAACCTATCGAAATCATATTCCCCGTATCTAGTGCTATCCCGGTACTGGATAAGCAAAGGCCTTAGCTGGTCATTGATCTCGTTTATTGTCGCCATCGCCTCCTCTACCTTCTCTATCCTTGATGATGATACAGATTGCTCCGTGATCTTATCAACCAGATTCTCGTAATAATCACCCTCCTCTGATCCCCACATATCCTTGGAGAAGCCAAGATGACCGCCAGCTAGCAGGAACTCAAACGCAGCCTTGCCTCCCTCGGACCGCTCTATCCCACGAAGTATCTCCTTGAACTCGGCGGAAGCCTTACGACCCTCGTTGGTATTCCCGAACTCCTCGGCCCACGCCTCGTCCCATGCCTTGATCTCCTCGGACATCATCAGAGCCTCGGATCCCTCTTCCTTTGGTGTCCCATCGGAATACCACTCGCTCTTGGCTATAGCCCTGTCACGTAAAATATCCAGATAAGATCTCCAAGCTATAGGATCGGATTGAAACGCCTTCCAATCGACCTTCCCGTTCCTCACGAACTTATCCATAGCCACATACCGGCTCCTGCGGATACGGGTCATGAAATCGGACGTGGCTTGCGATACCCTACGACCCAGTCTTTCCTCGACCTTCTTATTAACTTTCTCGATCTTATCGTAATAAGCCTGCACCATAGGTTTCTCTCGGTTCTCATCCAACCACTTATTTATCGTATCCAGATACCGTTGCTGATCCTCGAACGTCATGTTCGAGATATCAAAATTCTGGATGGTAGGTTTGAATACATGATATACCTCCTTCGTAATAGGCTTATCCCCGTCATATCCTACTATGTCGTCACGGGTCTTCACCTTAAGACCTCTATCGGATAGAAGAAGATCGATAAGTTGTTTCTCGGTCTTACCCGTAACATTCTTAAGATCATATATATCGATAATAGCCTTAGCCTGCTCGGTCCTGTATAGTAAATCGTATTTGGCGAAATCACGGGACGAGTCAAGGTAATCCGAGTTCTTCCCATTTATCTTCTGTATAAGATCCTCATTATCCTTTATCCCCCATCCACGCTCTTTCATCATCCTAGTCATCTTATTGATATTAGATATACCTTCGGTATGGGCTTCACTATGAGCCTTGGCTAGACGTTGGCCTAACATACCTAAAATAGCGTTACCACTATGCTCCAGCGTGCCAAAGAACCGGGACATGACATTGATATCCTTATGGATGTTATTTATCAACTTCTTTATCCCATTCCAATATCTTTCCGGGATATTAAACATCCTGAGCTGTCCATCCAGCCAGTCCTCATTACGATCACTTCGAAGAGCATTTATATCAGACATGGATGTCTCAGCCATACGTAATATATCATCCATATCCTCTACCATGCCAACCTTATTGCTGCCATAATAATCAGCCGCCTGATTATTGACGAATCCACGAAGGTTCCTGATCAAAGGAACTATCTCCCCATATACGTTATCGATAACCTGTATCGTCTCATAATCCAATCCTTTTCCGCTCTTACGTAGGCTACTGGCGACAGTGACCAAATACTCCACCTCAGCCTTGGCGGTCGCTATGACGCTCTTGGTGGATAATAGATTGTTATTCTTATTTAGCTCACCCCCGACTTGTCTTACCTTCTCGCCTATATCACGGAGAAGGGAGATACTCTCACCGATCCTCTGGCTTTGGCTTGACCTCATCCTCTGTAACCTAGTGTATAGCCTTTCCAATGACCTCCCGTTCTTGATCAACTTATTAGCCACATCAACATCCGATAATGAGTACATGAGATGGTCGCTATCCTTTAACAGAAGCACGTCAAATGCGCTTGGATCATCAGCTAACGCCGACTCCTTTATCCTATCAAGAACCTTATTCAAGTCTGATCTTTGAGTAGAGAAGAAATTCCGTATAGCCCGGATTATCCTGCCAAACAAGGAGAGCTGGGCGTCCTCGGACGAGGCCAGATCCTCCACCGCCTGTTCCATGCCCGGTACGAACCGCTGGGCCAACGTCTTACCTAGGATCTCCCGCTTCACCATCCGATCCAGTTCCTCCCCTTGGTATTCCTTCCCATACACCTCATAGTAACGACCGGCAAATTGATTCCATAATGGCGTGCCGACAACAGAGTCCAGAACCTCGTCAATCTCCTGTTGGTTACGATAAGTATCGATCAAGAAGTGAGCCACCTCCTCATTAAGATCCTCTACCGTAGCTCCCTCAGCCAGGGCAATAACCCCATTAGCCATATCGGATAAGGCCCTAGCCGAAGGCTCGACACCATTACGCATCTTATACTTATCCATATACTCAGACATACCCATCACCCGAATACCTAACGTGGATAAGATGTTGGTGATATCAGTCCTGTTCTGAAGATCCTCCGCCTTCTCATTCTCAATAACCCCACGGACATTACTTCCGTACAAGGCGTTATCCTCCATCATCAACGACAAGGCTAGCTCCATGAACCCATCATACTTATTATTAAGCTCCTCAAACTTACCTTGCCTTAACATGCCCTTGATCTCCGATCTGCTTACCGTAACCTTCTCCCCTGATGTCGTGATAAGATCAAGATCGTTATTTACCTCCGTATCAAAACCGATGGAGCCTAATACGTTCATCTCAGAAGACATACTACCAAACCTGTTCCTTAGTCTAGACAAGGCGTCCATAGCGTTATAGATCTTAAGACCATCAGAGTTGCCGGCTCCGGTAAGATAATACCTATCCCCTAACCTTATACGCTCCCCGCTCAACAGACCTTTCTTGATAAGGTAATTGACAAACCCTCCACGGGTACTTATATTAGAATCTGAGCTGATGCCAAGGACCGGGATGAACGAATCACTGTTGTTAAGGGTTATGGAGGACAAGCCAAAGGAGATGTCAGCCGTACCGGACGGGACGTCGCCCTCCTCGACACTGCCGGCCAAGAACCCGGCCTCGACCCGCCCGCCGGACGAGCCTTTTATGGCGTTGGCGTAAGTATCATATACCTTGCCATCATCCGATCTAAAGAACAGGCGAGGCTCACCGGAATCATATACCAATCTTGAAAATGGAGGCGTATAATTCTCGATATCATTTAAAGGCAAGACATTACCAGAAAATATGATCTCACCATCTATATTTCCACCCTTCACCCTGATATTAGGTCGTTGCCCGGTAAAAGCGCTTTCAACGGCCTTCCATAACATACGGGCTGTCTCCTTAATATCTATATTCTCCCTGATAGCCCTTATATCATCCCATGACGCCTCTTTCAGTATCGTATCGCCAATATTATCCTCGTTTATGGAATCCAGATCCACCTCCTGTACCGTGGATGTATCTACCACAGCCATATCATTGACATCACCTACCTCTCCGGAGGTAAGATAAGCCACGACACTGTCGCTATTCCCAAGGTTTCTGGCCAACGCTGGGGCATCCATGTCGCTTATGGCGGACAGGACCTTGGCTGACATAAGTTGCCCCCACTCGCTGGCGCTAAGTCTGGCGCTTATGGATCTGGCAGCCTCCTTATTTCTTGGCACGGATCTCGTCCAGTCTCCGAACTTAGACCTGAACTTATCGTTATAAATAGTCATATAAGCCTCAGCGGCCTTATTAAGGTCACTTACGGCGGCTATACCCGCTATCTTATCGAACAAGGTGGATACCTCGCCGGAAGGGGTCAAGACACGGGTTATCTTACCTTCCTTATTCCTTTTAATTACGCAACTCGACATAACTTCATGTTTTTGACAAAGATAAACAAAAAGCCCCCACAAATAAGCGGAGGCTGATATTCTTGTGTTCCTTATATAATTTATGGCTTAATCCGTATTCTTACTATTGATGAACTCGCTAACACAATCACCAGCGAAGCCGGCTATATACGCCGCATGTTCATCCTCCCCGACCTTAAATCCAAGCGACATATTACAGAACTGACACACGCTCATGGCTATATGGAACGACTCATGACATATATTTCTCATCATTATATCATCGTCGCTTGAAAAATTCCAAAGTATGGCGAATTTACCATCATCGTCCCTATCCCTTACCAGATTCACGAAAGACGCTTCCTTATCCATATCATCCTTATCACCCCATTCTCCCTTATGATCCGGCTCCATGTTCTCGAAACGGTTACATAACGTCTCGTAATCCAATCCTACCGTGATAATCAACTTCAACGGATATACCACGAAATCAAATTCCTGCTCTCTCATAATTTTTTTAATTTTTCTATAACCTCAAAACACATCTTGCACTCAATCCTACGATACAACTGCCTTACGCCATCTATCGTAGTCCAATAACGACCACCCTCACGGTGCAGGAACTCACTCATTACCTTAGTGTCAGCCACATCATGTAGGTCATATGAGTCAAAACATAACTTACATATATCGTCAAGATCAAAATAAGTAACCTTATTATACGATATACAACTGATTTGTCTCCCATCAGGAATCTGAACATCGAAAACATCTATCTTATCCATATTAAAAAATAGAGGGATGCCGATCCCATCACAGACCGGTATCCCTTATAATAAATTAGCGACGAAAAGCATGGTGATGGACATGCGCCACAAATGTAATTACAAATTTTGTAAAAACAAAACCATGAATCAAAAACCTATCGGCATTGTTATGAAATCAGCTGGATCATCTATAACTTGCATAGTTCCTCTGTACTGGATACGAGTCCCTTTGTATGCCCAAGATCCTCCATCTGAGAAAAAAGCGACTCCGTTGTAAAGGCTCGCTCCATAACCAGACCGAGTAACTCCCTGCCAGCGTCCATTTGAACCGTCAATATATCCAAAGTCACAATAATGAAAGTTACTAGAAAACATATCAATGACTTTAGGAATCATATCGCCATGCTCCCCCCATACTACTTTATATATACCTCCACTTTCTTTATACATTCCTGAATACACTACACGATAATCAACAGTAGGAGGTTTATATGGGTTAAACCCATCATATATATATACATCTTTACCATAAAATCCTATTCCTCCCATAAACTCACTCTTCCCTCCATAAAAATCTTCTATGCCCAAGAAACTGATTTGGGTGGAAGTTTTTCCGTCATTATTCCCTAGCGAGGATGTGGTACCAATAATTCTATCAAACGAGTCTTCTCCAGTCCCAAAACGATCCATCCCTTGAGGGTTTCTATCAGCGTATTTTGCGTAGAATAAATGAGCTATCTTGCAATGTGTCTCATAATCAATAATATCAAATCCTGCACCTAACGCCGTAGCGTAATCATGAAATAAACGTGATTCTAAATTTCCCGTAGAATATTCATCTCCTGTTTTGCGACTCCACAATTTACTATTGACAACAACCGCCTCTGTTACGCCTACCAAACATCTCCTGAATAGCCCCTTATTTCCCCATTTGGTGATATTGTCATCGACATCGTTATGGGTTAATGTAATATAATTGATAATATCATAATTATTATCATGTTTGAATCCAGTATAGCTATACCTATAACTAGGTATATCTGTCATCCACTGACCCATGGTACCGTCAAGCTTGGCTTGGGTCTTACCGTCATGGAACAATTCCGAATTATTTTCATCCAGATAGCATATGGCGACCCCAGCGTCCGTTTTCTTAACCAGGCACCTTCGTCCCTTAATCCATGAGCTATCGCCACAAGAATCTATAACAGGAATCTGTTTTTGTCATCTATCCTAAATCTAGCCACTCCACGCATACCGGTATCAAAGCATTGGCACGGCGCATCACCTTTCAACACCCCATACACCCGGTTGTCGCTGGTTAACCACCGTTTCCCGTCGCTCGTGATATAAGCTTGCCTACATCCCTCCTGATTCACCGTAAGCGTCTTCTTAACGCCTTTGGGGGTTGTTATCTCCAACTCAAGGGTACGGTCAAGGCCTTTGTTCATCACCGAGCCAAAGGAAACGGGGGCGTTACCGGTCCCGGACCCCGGGCTGACGGTCAGAGGCTGGTCCGTTACCTCGCCTACCCCGTCCTTCCAATTAACATTCAAATCACTCATAATTATATCCTTTAGTTATCTTCTACTCACAAAGATAATAAAACAAGAGAACCCCAACCGGCTTAAGTTGATCGGGGTCTGAGTAAGCGAAAAGAAACTGATTATCGTCCCATCATTCTCAATACGGTTCTAGCCGCAGCTTGCGCCCATGTCCAGCTGTCATTAGATGTTACGTTAACCGTCTGTTGAGTACCATTTACATCCAAGTTAATAATCTCCTCGTCAAGCTCGATAGTAGAGTCTCCAGCGGCTTGCGTTACCGTCACGTTGGTTATCTGGCCACCAGCGGCGGTTACTTTCAATGTAGCTGTCAGTTCCTCGATCGTGACGTTGGCCGGTACGTCCGAGATCGTGATGCTCCAAACGAACTCGCCAGCGGCTCCGGGATCGTCGGCGATAACCGCTCCGTTAGCCGTAGTCTTTCCAGCCGCCGTGTAGTTAGCCGGGAGCTGCAACGTAAGCCCGTTCTCCTCAGCCGGCGTGACCGCGAACGTAAGCTTAGTACTGTTAGACTTACCGGTGATGGTAACATTACCGCCTGTCTTTTGCACGGAAGCGTTAGGGCTGTCTGATTTTACCACTTCAGCAGCCGCTGCCTGATTGACTACCAACGCCTTCTTAGCCCCGCCGTTCGTGGTGACCGTAAGGTTGATAGTGCGTTGAAGACGACCGGTGTGTTTCTCACCGGAGAAATTAACCGCCTGATCTCCTGATCCTGATACCGGGTCGACGGTTACGAAACCAAATTTTTGTGATGCCATACTTAAATATATTTACAAATGTCATTTTATTATGCCAAAAATAACTTGTATCATATCACAAGCCAAATATAGGGGGGGGGTAGATACGACTAGCCCTGTACAACCTCAACATACAACCCTACTAAGTCCTTTAGATTATGACTAAGAGGAGTTCCGCTATCCCTAGTACACTTATATACATCAGCGTTCTGGATATAATACTTATCCTTGAATATCTCCATTGGAGGGAAATACGGGATAGGATCCCCTATGGTCCCGGCATGCTCCTTATCAATGACCTTGTATAAGGAAGCCGTATCCAATCCGGGTTCCCATTCCTTTGATAATGTATGTTGTTGAATAACCTCATAAAGGATATCCGTATCGTCCTTCACCACCCTGAGACAGAATCCGGCATCCACCGACAACCCGAACTCCGCCCCCTCTTGTCCCCATATAGGGAATAGGACCTTAACATCCAATTTCTCGTTAGGGGATAAAGATATAGCCTTGTTATTAACCACCATTCTGGAGAATCTGACAGCCACTTTCTGAGGATCGGAGGCATCTTTCTCCTTTGCCTGTTGCCGGACATAAGTCATGGTGATATTTACCTTATCTGGATAGCCGGACTGAGCGTCAATAGCCCTCACCTGCTCTACGGTAGTGGCTAAGCTTACTTCCCTCTGTTTGGCTCCTAACGCCGACATCAGGTCATTATCATACTTATCCATCATCCCGATCAAGATCTTGCCTTCCGTCATATCAAACTCCAGACCTATGATCGTTATCTTACCAGCTATAGCCCCATCAGACAAAGCGTTATTCCTATCATATTCAGGGATATAGATATTTTGGTCATCCAAGAAAAACTCATGAAGATTATTATTCTCATAAGTCCTGATCTCCTCATACTTAGCCGATTTCTCCTCATTAAGAAGCCTTGAGTCATCCAATTTAGCCTCGATAATCTCCTTAACCGTAGCTTTAGGATTAGCCTCCTTGAACGCCAATTGCTCCTCCCCAAGCTCTATCCATGGGGCGGGATTCCCGTTAATGTAATCATCATAACTATAGCCCTTGGCGTAATTATCATCAAGCGGATCGCCCTGAACTAATTGATTGGGATATATTTCCCTGTTTATATATACGTAGCTCATATCTTATATCATTAATCTTGTTCTTTAACGGCGATACTATACTTACCTGAAGCGTAACACCAGATATTTATCTCGAAAGGCTTGTTAGCCGTAGTGGTTATAGAAGTACCACTCATGCTTACATAAGCCCCGGAGTTGGGTATAGCCTGCGTGAAGGCCGCCGACGGGACGCACCTGATCATCAGCTCCTCCCCTATCTGCATCCCTGACTGCACGGATAGGGTGGTAGCGGCTGATAACGTAGCCGTGATACTTCTCTTGCTAATAGGCAGGTTAGCTAATGTCGTGACCGTATTAACCCCTATAAGCCTGTTCATGGTCTTCTTATCGGCGGCCGCCATCAAACCGTTAGTAGACTCATTGGCCACGGCGTATGTCGTGTTAGGAGGTGTAGCCCAAGTGCCATCTCCACGCATGAAACTGGATGTACTGCCATTAAGCTGTCTCAACAAGCCGTTAGCTGTAGTAGAGGCCAATCCGTATGTGGTATTGGTAGGTACGACCCACGTTCCATCGCCACGAAGAAAAGATGCCTGCTTGCCAGCGGCTGGGGCCGGTACCAATCCCGCAGCACCAGCCGCCGAGGCCGTAGCCGCCTTCATATTGGCGTAGGTAGTATTCGTATCCTTATAATAGGGGATACCACCGACAATAGGACAGGCGGTATAGCCGGAAGCGCTTGTCACGGTACTGCCGTTCTTGACCAACCCCGTGGACCCGTTAGCTCCTACAACACCATACGTTGTATTAGTATCCGTCCAAGGCACGTTGACATACATCTTACCACTACTATCCAGCTCTACCGGATAATTCTTACCATTCTCGGCATATCCGATCATCACCAATCCTAAGGTTGTGGTATTGGCCTTGGCGTATGTGGTATTTGTCGGAATCACCCACGTACCATCGCCACGAAGGAAGGAGGCTTGCTTGCCGGCGGCCGGAGCGGGTACCAATCCCGCCGATCCTGCGGCTGAGGACGTTGCTCCTCCCATGTTACTATATGTGGTGTTAGGAGGAGTTTGCCATGTCCCATCACCACGAAGATACTTGGCTTGCGCTCCGGCGGCAGGTGCGGGGACCAAACCTGCCTTTCCCGCCGCTGAGGCAGAAGCGGCTCCCATATTGGTGTATGTCGTGTTGGTATCCGTCCACGGAACATTCACATACATCTTACCATTTCCGTCAAGAGCTACCGGGTAATTCTTTCCGTTAGCTGAATACCCGATCTTAACAAGACCCAGATTATCGCTTGTAGCTTGGGTATAAGTCGTGTTACTGTCAGTCCAAGGGACATTGACGTACATCTTGCCATTAGCCAATAGCACAGCGTAGTTCTTTCCATTAGAAGTATAGCCGATCTTAACCAATCCTAAGGTGTCGGCCGTGGCTTCATTATACGTGGTGTTATTATCTGTCCATGGAACATTAACAAAAGCGTTACCGGACGAATCTACCTGAACTTTATAATTCTTTCCCGAAGTCGCATATCCCACCTTAATACCACCAAGAACGGTAGCGGAGGATGTCGGAGGGGTGAAGGTGCTTGGCTTGCCCGTAACCCCGGACCAAGGCACGGAGGAAGCCTGACCGGCCGTGTAAGGCTCATACCCATCCTCACTGCTTAATTTAGACTCGTCTTTTATCAGATACATCTTACCTGTAGACTTGACCTTTACCGTATCACCGCTTTGAGCCGTAGCGGTGGTAAGGGCGAATCTAGCCGTATCATCAGCTACCACGATCAATCTCTCCAAAGCCGCCTTAGGTAACCTATCTATGCTGATGGTTCCGGACGCGATCTTAGAGGCATCAAAATTAGCCAATGTCGTGGAGATAGTTACGTTGCTTCCGAAGTCCGATGAGACACTACCAGTAACAGCCCCGGACAGCGCTATGGTCCTAGCCGCCTGTAATTTCGTGGCGGTAGGGGCATTATCCGTCTTAAGAGCATATTTGGTAAGATCAATATCATTAGCCTTATCCAAAAGCTGCTCTATCTGCTTACCATTGTATTTACCTTGAAAATCTGCCATATTACACTTATTTTTTGCTCAAATATAGTTATATACATAAATACCAAGAAATCGAGGGGGGGGTAGATGCGGGCAGGCGTTAGAAGCTGCCGTCCCCGTGCAGGAATCCGCTACGGAATATAATAGCCTTGTCTTTAAGTTTTTGGACAGACTCCCATTCCCATTCACCCTCACAAGGCTTAACGACATACTTATTCCCCCATGTCTTAAACTTCCTCTCTATAACAAACATCTCTGGGTCTTTTAAGACATGGAAGATACTTCCGACAGGGAAATACTTATCAGTTCTCAATATAACTCGATGATGTCTCTCGTCATATTCAGGATCGCCTACGATACGTGCCTTATAAAACTGGAAATCATTCAACGCCTGATCCACTGGCTCTATCCAATAATACCCCTTACCCATTGCAGTTTGTATTTAATTATCTATATTTGCGGTGTAGTAACTCATAATGTTTTAAGTGATTTTCAACCAAAGGGGAAGGGTGTCCGTGAGGATGCCTTTTTTCATTCCCGCCCACCCTTCCTATGAACAAAAGATCTACCTCGAACAAATGTAATCATAATAAGGCTACGATCAAAAAGAAACCCTATCGGTATTCTATTGCCGACAGGGTTCTCCAACGTTGTATCAAACCTAAATCATATCACTCCATTTGATTGTGTCACCGACGAAGCACCGCACCGCCAGATACCTTACGAACGCCGTCCCTTCCGGGGCGTCAGGGTCTTCCAGATAAGCCAAGACAGCCTTGACTATTTTCTGGTCGCAATCCAATACCTTAGGAAAGTAATCGCTATAGAACATAGCGAACAGATATTGGATATCTCCCCAAGTGGCGTTATCCGGTTTCTTGGCCCCGCATTTATCGAACATCTGCTTAGCGTCCTCCATCGTCCATCTTCTCTTGGATCCGTCAGCGTTAAGCATCTTGTCGGCGGCTTCCCTAGCCAACTCCTTGGAAAAGTGATATCCATGGGTGTCTATGTACCGCTTATAATCCGGGTCATCAGCGTCTGCTCCTCAGTAGTAACGACTTCTACGACCTCTACGCATGTAAGGATCCATGCTATCGTACTCGTCACGGATCTCACGCTCGCCGAACCAGCCCTTGCGATACATCTCGTCCTCCCGCTCATGATGTCTCTGACGTTTCTCAAGCTCCCGCTCATTACGCTCCAGCTCCCTCTCACGTCTTTCGAGATCACGCTCACGGCGCTCAAGCTCCTCCATCATCCCGTCACGTTCCTTACCGTAATGATCATATACGCCACCATCGTAACCCATATAAGTGCCGTCAGAGCGGCGTGAGCGTCCCCTACCGCCTCTGCGGTCGTAGATCTCGTCATTATAATCTTCTTGGCCGTTGCCTAAATCTATAACTCTCATATTAACCTAATTTTTTAATTAACAAATTTTTAAGCTCCTCGAAAGACTCTCCCATCTTCGCTACCTGATCCTCAAGACCTTTTATCTTCCGATCCTGATCCTTGGACTGTTTGAAAGTAGGATTAATATCCTCCAAGATACTGTCACATGCCTCTATGATCTCCCTATTTTTATCTACACTATTCACGATATCCGTACTGGTACGTTTCATGGCGTTTAGATGGTTCATTATCGGATCGACAGAACAGGCTAACGTAATGCCGTTGGCCATGGCCACGTTCTGGTTCTCAGGAACAACATATGTCATGGATTTCCCGTCTACCTCTATGGTAAGATCCATGACCCGATCTTGCAATTGCTGAAACTGACCCAATTGGGATTGGGCGAATCTAGGCTCAGAGACGTTAATCACCGTACCCATAAAGAACTTAGGAACACCAGAGGTGTCCAGGGTATAAACTTGATATCCTTTCTTTAAATCCTTAAACATAATAACGATCTTTTTAAATGGGAGGGAGGTTTCCCTCCCTGTTCTTTCTTAGTAAAATCACGCACTAGGGGCAGTAGTCGCCGTAGCCGTCTGACCTAACATCCTAAATACCCCGGTGCATTTGTTGTAATACACAAGATGCTCGGTGTAGGCTCCTACTATAGGATCACCAGAAGCCACGGGAGTCGTAATATCCTGCCCTGTCATATGCGCCCCAACCTTATCCACTATAGGTGTCTTGTTGACGATAACACCAGCGTTGGATACCGTAACAGGAGTGGTGGTGGATAAGCCAGACGGAAGAACGATCGTAGCAGGATAACTAGCCTCAGTCTCCGTCACCGGATGACGAACCTTCCATAACAATATTCCTTCCGGAGGTAGTGAGTTCCACTGACACGGGTTGATGCCAAAATCAACCGTAGGTTCGGCCGCAGAAGCGTCAGATACCTTTCCAGTAGTGGCTACTACCGAGATACCTCCCCTATCAAGACGGTAGGAAGCGAATGAGCCGATCATATATCCTCTGAAATCAGCCATATTGTCCCCCTTTCTTATAATACGGCGTTAGTAGTGCCGCAAGCGCATCCACATTCGTTAGCCACCCTTACGGTAGGAGCATAGCAGCAGCCCGGGTTCTGTACGACGTAAGCCGGAATCGGAGCCTTTGGAGCTAACTGACTAACGATGTTCTGTGTCTGTTGTTGGGTGATGGCGGAAGTAGCCAAAGCCTGTTTCTCCTCACGAAGCTGTTGGATAGTATTCTGCATCTCACGCATCTCAAGTTGACAGAACTTGTCATTGATGATCTGGGTCTGAGCGTCGATCTTAGCCGCCAATACGTTGGTATTGGAATTAGCTGACTGGATGACGTTATTGAACCCGTTCGTCAAGTTGTTCTGTAATACGTTGGTCTGTCCGGTAATAGCCAATTGATTCTCATATCCTTGACGTGTGATAGCGTTCTGGATATTGCAACCCATCGTATCCAAGGAATGTTGAACGTTATTGAAACCACTAGCCATAGCACTTTGCAAATTGCAGCAGCAAGAGCTAATTTGGTTGCCGATCTCACATCCTTGTTGCTGTACGGCGTTGATAACGGCTTGAGATGTCATACCTACCTGACCAGCCACCTTATCAATAGCGCCTTGTACATTACAGATAGCGTTTTGTAATTGAGAGGTAGAACAGTTAAGGGCGTTAGAGATCTGATCAATAGCGCTTCTGTTACCTTGGATAGCCTGCATCAGCAGCTCACGGCCATAGTCGTTGTTCAATTGAGCCGGAAGACCGTTAGCGCAACAATCATTTCCATTACCACCAAAACCATTTCCGAAACCACGACCGCCCCATAACCAGAATAGGACGATGATCCACAACCACCAACCGTTAGCCCCTCCGTACTGATCTTGGTTGTTACGACCGTTCATCAACGCAGCGACTAAATTCGGATCCATCTTATTACCACCCAAAAGGCTGGTAAACATACCCGGAATCATAGATAATAAACCATTAGCGGCGCTACCGCTCCCGGAACCCATGCCGTCTAACAGCACGATTTTGTCTCCACTTGTACCCATGTCTATTTATTTTTGAATTAATAATAACCCCACCTGATAGTGGGCGTTACAAAGTTCAAAAATTAATAATCCTAGGATCGTGATATATGTCATCATCAAAGCACGTCATGTCTTATAAATGGGATTAATAAGAACCGATACAAGACAAAAAAATCCGGAGCGTATCACTACGACCCGGATTCATCGCAAATCTATAAAATCCAATGTTTCAATGCTCGAAAGAAAACGTCTCACGACGTCAAAGAGAGATTAACTACACGAAAAATCTCGCATCAACTTATTTGTATTAGCAGTGTATTCATTAACTATCTTACTGGATGAGGGATTATCCTCTATCCTTGACAGGCGGTTATCGTCACTCCTTACCGTAACGTCACCCATCCTTCGTACCATGTTTTCTTGATATGATGATGGATCGGAGTATATAAGATCATCAACGAACCTGTATATCGCACCATCAACCGTCTCACCTATCTTCTCATATAAGCCGGATTGGAATGACACGAAATCATCATACCTCCCACGAGCCAAGAACGAACCGTCCGGTCTCGCCTCGACACCGCCGTTGACTTCCCGGAGCAGACCCGGATTCCTTTGGTATAGATATCGATAAAAACCGACATCCATCATCCTATCCTGTCTATCCAGATAGAAAAGATCCCTCATGCTGCTGTCACTGGACTCAATGCCCACATCAAACAAAAGATCCCTTACCTGACCTTCTGGCAACGACATCTCTATGCTTTTTAACGTGCCTCTATCATGATGGTTCAAAGATACATTATAAAATCCATTAAAATCAAGGAAACGTAAGACATTATTATATAAATCCGATTTTTTTAACCTTTCCTTGATCTGGATCTTCCTCAACGATGTACAGGATTTGATAAAATCCCGATCCTTTCCCTGCCTAGCCTCGTATCTCCTGAACTCCCGATCAATATCGACATCATCCATCTTAGGGGTTACGGGATGCTGGTATATCAATCTGGTAAGGATCATGTTCTCGGTATTCGAGGATGAGATGTTGGACATAACTAGCTTCTTTATGTTATCCTTGACCACGCCAATATCGGAACGGGAAGCCCCGGCGGGGACCACGCCAGCCGGCAAGTACGAGGGCCGCTCTATCCCGATATCGGCCAACATCTCATAGGCCTGATCGGTGTCGGTTATCGGAGCCGTGTTATGGTACGTATTCCTACCCATATACAACATGCTCCTATCATACATATCGGAAGGGGATGTATTCCCGGACCTTACATACACCATCCTATCCCCAGTAGAATAAGTATCCTGAACCTCGTATATCGGGTTCCCTTTTCCTGTTATCCTATCAAGATCGGAGATAAAGCTATCGTATACCGAATTGCCGGCCTGTATGGAAGACAACATGACATCCAGCGACGCCATAAGATCACGGATATCCTCCGGTCTTGATATAATCATCTCATCGCTGATCGCCTCGCTTATATCCACACCCATGTCGGCAAGATCCATGGCTATGTCATGCAGACGTCCGGCAACGTCCTTGATGTCCTTAAAATCATCCATATCGATTATCTCCCCAACCTTATCCCTTAGACCCTTCATATCCTTAGGCATACTGATATACGGTGTGGTACTATTGAAGTACGAGTCGGTAATCGTATTTCCGTCCTGACTCCGAACCTCCATACGGGTCATATTACGATACGTGTCATACATCCGATCTGCGTAATCCTGATCCTCCTGATACCGGAGTGCCAAGGAAGGGTATGGGATGGAGGCGAAAGCCTGATCGAACTCCCGGCGGTCGCTGATACCGCCTACCGCCCTCATGATCGTATCCCTTACCTCTATTGGATTCAAGACCTTTCTCTTCCCTAACGAGTCATATGTATCCTCATATATCATATAATCATCACCAAGGCCTGACTCGGAGGATAGGAAATACATATCCTTCTCATTAAGATCCCCGTCAGACATAAAATCGACAATCCTCCTCATCATATCCCTTACCCGCTCATACTCCGATCGGTTAGTCATGATATTATCAATCTCATCAGCGTCATACATCCCAGATCGCTCAAGATTGTACCTATTGAGGAATATATCACCGCCGGAAAGGAAGTTAGATACGATCATATCATTAAGATCATTGATATTATCAACACCCAAGGAAGTAAGAGTATTATTAATATCCTTAACCTCATCGGCCATGAAATTGCCAGCGAAATAGTTCTTCCGCTTGATAAAGGACATGACATCATCATACCTAGGTTCCCCGTTACTATCCAGATCATATTCTGATGGCATGGACATCCAATCGCCAAAGAAAGACACGAAGTCGGGGGAGTAGGCCGTACCCCAGACCGATAAGGCCTGCTTCTGGTCGCCAAGCACCTCCATCGCCCTTTGGTATAATCCGGATGGTTGGTCGTTCGGGGCAAGGACATTATCTACCCTACCCTCCTTATTTTTTATAACATAACAAGATCGTCCCATTACTAAATCGTTTTGACACAAAGATAGAAAATCCCGTCTACTCTCACGAGCGGGCGGGATACCAAAATAACAACATTGTAACAAATCTTATGTTTCTACTGAAAAAGTACAAATCGTTTTGCCGATCCTCACGGACAGGCAAAAACTCAATCCTAAATTACAAAAAAAATGGAATTTATCGTTTAGCGAAAAATATCTTTATCCGATCTACGACACAATCCACTGAAATCCTTTATGGGTCACATAGACGGTGTTAGCTCCATAAAACTGTCGTATTTTCACCATTTGTGGCTAAAATCTCATAATCAATACCTTGCATAAACTGATCACTGTTTACTAAAGCCCAAAATGTAATCAGTCACATTCCTCTGTCATATATAAAGCGTAGCTATACCTATCCTCTATCATCTCCACCACCTCCTTGATATCAGATAAAGTTAGTTTCTTTATCTCCATATTCCTACTATCCATTCTGACAAAAGAGTTCTTGAACTCCTGCTCGGTTATAGCCTCCAACCTAAATAGATTGTATTTTATAAGTAACTGGCTTACATCAAATATCAGGATATTAAGATCAATATCATCCTTCAACTCATCAAGAAGATCACGCATCATGGCTTCGATAGCATCAGTATCAAGCTCCAGTTTCTCGGCTTCCTTCATCAACTTCTTGATAATACCATTGTGCTCGATTATGATGTTAGCATTATCATCATCGGTAGGTAAAAGGATATCCATCGTACATTTTATACCAACCTTATCACTAAGTCTTTTATTGAACTCAGTCATATAATCAAAAGCCTGATCCCTACTTAATGAGTATGTATGATCAAGCAACTGCTTTTGTCTGACCTTGACAAAATAGTTACTGGTGTATAGCATCATCAAGACCTTTACTCGCTGGATGCGTAGGTCTTGCATGATCTTCCGATGTAAAAAGGCATCTAATTGCATAATATAAAGAGTCCCCACCGGGGCCATCACACACCCGACAGGGACCAACTTTTAAATATCTTACTCGTCAGGTGATGGACTGACGCTGCGAAGATAAGTCAAGATATTTAATTTAGCAAGGATTTTCCGCCTCATTTTCTCCAGATACTACGTTGCCGTCGGAAACCAAAGACTTGTCCTCGGCCGCCTTCGTAGGCGAAGCGGAATCCGATTGGGAGCTGGACGGGTTGACGAACGGGGTCTCCGTATCCTCGAAGAACGTCTCATCCCTCCTAATACTCATCCTGAACTTAGGAGCTATGAAAGGATCGTTATTAAGATCAATGTTGATCGTAACGTCATTCATCAAAATATCCTCCTTAGTTCTGGAATCACCTATCCATCCTCTTACATCAGCGGTCATAGGCATCCTGCTAACCGCTTCCTTGACAGCTTCAAGCCGGCCTTTGATAACATCCACATCTCCCGCCAGCGGAATCATATATGTCTTATTATCCAACCCGGATCTGGCTATAGCGTTATTAAGATCCATTATATCATCAATACTTACGCCTCCGCCTAGACCCTCCGTAATCCTATCAGCCATCGATTCGATCATGGATGAAAATGACGATATATCCTGATTTTTCAATCTTACGGGGTACAGGTAATTTCTTCCATTTCCTGTCTTTATAGCTACGACCGGAATACGTGAATTTTTATAATCACCATACTTGTCCCTGACGATAGCCGTACAGAACGGGAATATATTATACTTAATATCATCCCTCATCGTAACCTCCCCATTCTCTATATATCCTACGCTCTCGACCTTACCAGCCGTCTCGTTGGTAAAGTCATTCTCGGATACCATCAACGTCCCATTATCATCACTTATGCTAAAATTAGGTCTTCCCGGCAAAACACTGGTGACTGTGCCTACGAACGGTATATCAATCTCACCCGCGACGGATCCTACATTATCCCTATACAACTCAAAGGCCATACTCCTTAAATCAGCGTTACTCCCTTTTGAGTCTGGATCATTGGCTTTTAGCACCGAGACGAAATTGCCATCGCTATCCACGATCTTAATAACCATATTATCAACCAGCTCTCTGTAAGCCGACTTAGTCTCATCAGAATTAGGATCAACGGCGTTAAGACTATTGTATTTATCATACAGTCCCTTGGTGTATGGATCTGACATATCCATCTTAAACCTTACCATATCACCCTTGCGAAGGCTAGCCGCTGCTTCCTGATTCACCGACTCGTTGTTAGACCCAAACGTATCACCCGTGTAATAAGGAACAATAGACCCATCCTGCCCCTTGCGATACACCATGAACCAGTTGGAGGTCGATAAGGCGGTCTGCCGCCCCAATATGACACCGGTAGCGTTCTCGAAAGCCTGAGCGTTATCCTCGCTAATCATCCATCTTGAATGATTTTTAGACTCGATAACGCTGAACATGTTCGTCCCGTCAGTGAAATCCATCACCACCTTATCATCCATAACATATTCACCGGGCGTGACGAGAGCCTTAAGCCCGGATCCCGCCATAAACCTGTCAAGCCTCATTCCGCCAACCTCATAATACATAACCCCACCGATCTCTCTCTTTTGGGCCATCAACACCACTGGGTTCTGGGCGGCGTTAACTTCCGTCCTGCCGGTGGATGTCCCGGGTTCGCTCTCTGTGAGGACATCACCCATAGGTATGGATTTATCATAATCCTTGACAGCTATACTTCCGTTATCATACAACCTCATCCATTCCACGAATTGAAGAAGAGGACCATCGGAATAATTATTGATAATATCAATAGTCTCATTAAGCTTATCCTGATCAACCTCATTGCCATTGTCAGCCTCATTCATAAGATCATTATAAGTCTTTATAGCTTCTTTGATCTGATCCTGATCAAGACCATTGATATTCATATCTACAATATCATCAATAGCGTCCTTGATATTATCATAAATATTATCATGGATCTTCAATCTATCTATTATCGATCTAGCCTTATTGATCCTTGAAATAGGATTATCCCCAAACCCGTTAACTAGACTATCGACACGAGGCTTGTTATTATCATATATCTGTCTCTCCCTAGGAGATAAGACATCCTCATTACCGTTCCATATCTTTATAGCTATATTATTGATTCTATCGTCAGAAGGATTTATGATATCCTCATCATCAGGAACCCTCTCGACTATATTACCTTCATCGGTCTTAATCTCGTTCTCCATAGATCTGGCTATCATATGATTATATGTCTTGAACATAAATGCCTCATCCTCCCCTATAAGACCATCTTGGTAAGCCTTGTCTATAGCTTGGTCGTTGGCGTAAAGATCATTGGCATCAGGATTATCAGTATTCCTGAAATCATACTTGCTATCATCCTCCTCATAAGTCTTACCCCATACGTTCGATAATATCTTCATGAACCCGCGCTCCTGCGCCCGGATGAATCTTCTGTCACGCATACGACGAAGAGACTCGTTTATATTCTTATAAGCCACAAGATTATGACGATACTCACTAAGCAATGCCATAGCCTCCTTATAATTATCAACCCCACGGATAGATACGACGTTCTCAAAATCAGCTATAGTATCATAAGCCGCCATAAGATCAGCGGCACTGATCCTTGAATCATTTCTATTTAAGAACAACTTAGATATATCAGCCTCTGAGTTAATTAACGTAGTTAATTTCCTCTCCAATGCGATCCTATCCTCTGTTAATTTAAGAAGCCTATCATTCTCCTTGACCAACTTAGCCTTATCAGATTCAAGAGCGTCCTTCGACGCGACACTTTGTTGAAGCCTCAAGATATTCTTCTCCATCCTCTGTATATCATCCGTAAGCTTCCTGAGTTCTTCAAGATCCCTGCTCGAATCAGGATTAAGACGAGAATATATATCAAGAGCGGGGCCTATATCCGTATTGTATATCCTTCTTAACTGATTGGCAATATCGTTCAAATTATCCTTCGCCTCAAGGCCATTATAAGCCATATTGGAGATATAGGCGTTAAACGACCTATTGGATATACCATCGGTAAGGGAGTCGGCGAATCTGTTGGCCATAATGAAATTATCCACCTTCTTATTAAACTCGTTGACAAGATCGGCTTTATACTCATTGACCTGCTCATCCGTCATATTCATATCGGACGCTATATCGCTATTAGGTATAGATTCGACTACCGTCCTGAAATTCTCCTTCGTATCATCCAGCATCCCCATCTCCGAATCATAACGAAGACGATTGAATACGGCGTCACTGAAATCCTTATTTATGATCCTACCATCACTCTCGTACGATGTGTCTATGCCGGATAATTGAGCGTTAAGAGCCATACTGCCACGAATAGCACGGACAGCGGCGGTGGTCAAGGCGCCGGCATTGGCGTTGTAGGCCTCCACCATCCCCTTGTTCCGGGACATGTCTTGGCTCCATTCCTTTATACCTCCAAAGGTCTTTCCACCCATAATCGATCCGATAATCATACCGATACCGATCTCCTTCCATCCTTGGCTAGACCCGTACATCTCCTTGAACCCATTCTTTATAGCCTCCATATAGCCTATATTCTGCCGGATAGCCATAGGATTGTATCTTGATTCTACCCAATCCTTGGCGGACTTACTAGCCACTCCCTGAAGACCTTCCTCATACAGACCCTCTGACACTGGGCGCTTGATGATATTGAACGTATTTCCGGCTACCTTCTGCCATTTCTTTGGTGTTATGGCTCTTAACATACCGTTATCCATCCTCTCGGCACCTACGCCAAATATATTGCGTTTTATGAACTTATCCACACCAAGATCCATGCCGAACATATCGCCGAACATAGCTATATTGGATAATGACAATATGCCGACGTTGGCGGCAAATACGGCATTAGCGGCATTGGCATTGTCAGCTCTGAACTTCATAAGCTCCTCATATGGGACTTCCCTTCCATAAGCGTTACGGTAAGACTGCCTGAAATTCTCCTCAGCCTCCATCAGCATGCTTCTGGCCTCGACAGACGCCTCCCACGAGGTAGATGTGCCAAGGAAAGCGAGGGTGTCCAGTCCCTTGCCTATCCTCCGTCCCGTACGGGCGGCCCTAAGGTAGACGCCGAACGCTTTCTTGGTATCCGAAGCCGCCTTGCCTATCCTAGCCAAAGCCACGCCCGCCCTAGCTCCCGTACGAGCTAAGTTCATCAATCCAGCGCCGGAATATACGGCTGACGATAACATGGCTCCAACGGTAAAAGCAAGACCGGATAAAAAATCGTTAGACCAGAAATTAGCCGTAGTCATGCTTTGAAGGAAATTCATATCCCGCTCCTCTCGATTGTAATAATGAGCAAGACCGTAATCCATCTTCTTGTCCTGATCATCCAACCATCTCGTGAAATCGTTATCAAAAACAGCGTTAAAATTACCTCTGGATACACCGGCGTAAATACCATAAAAAGGCTGGATAACGCCGCCTAATCCGTATAGGGCAGTCTTACCTACAAATTTCCCCAAACCTCTCATCCATTTCTCAGTCCTACCTTGACTCCTAGATAAACGTGTGTCGTTATCTACACCGGGGATATAAGACTCGTATTTAGGTATCCAAGTACCGCTACTAAGTCGATACCTTGAATCCTCCAACGATATCTCCGGACCAGTAAGATTAAACCTGCCCTTATAGCTTTGATCAGAAGCCATATATCCTAATGGGGACATATGTTTCATATCATCATAATAATTTGTCTTAACAGTATTCTTGATCCTCTCCGACAATGACGGTATCTGGGACTTTGATCTCTCGGAAGCGGAATACGGATCCAATACCGGAGGCAGGTCACGATCCGGTATATCATAGGGATCCGTACCAATAGCCTTTATATTATCTACGTTTATGGTAGGATATCTGTACTTCTCGGCAAGATCCTTTCCGTTAGAGGTATTATTATAGATTTCCATTGTTTCCATTATTTCCACTATTTCCGTTATTCCTGTTTCTTATCTCCTGATCAATCATATCAGCTATGGGCGAGATGAAGCTCTCGAAATCATCAGTAGTAGATCTTCCCTCGCTCCTCCAATACACCTCATTCTCCTTGCTAAGTATCTGTTGCCATGCCATGACCAAATAATACTGCGGGCAGAAGTCGATCTTCCTTGCTACCTCATCAGCATAGTTAACGCCATCCAGATCAATTGAATACAACGGGGTATTACCCTCTCTAGCCCCTCCTTTGCTATATATATCAACATTTATCCCAGAAGAACCATTATTATACTTATATCCGGAAGCCCTTAACTCGTACATAGAAGCGTTATCGAACAACACGTCAGTAGCGATCATCATCTGATTCTTCCTGATATTACCGTCATTTATATTCGTAAACATATCTATATAAGGCATTACCGTGTCCTTGGCCCCGCTAGCGTAAGCGAATGGAGCTACCAACAATGACTTAGCCATCTTCCCATAAGCGTTGTTGCTTGAGCTGGCGAAAGATATGGGTACGACACCGGAATCATAGGTCTCGGACGGGATGCTTACATCCTCTTTGTAGAAAGTAAGTCCATTCGCAGCCAGATCAGCCTCGCTTACCTCAACAACAGATCGACCATCACCTCCATTATTGCCAATGATCTGATAATTACCATCACCTATAGGGGATATGGTAAACGTTATCTTCATATTGGCATTATCCTCATCCTTGGGGATAAAACCGCCACCACGGGTGAATAGGTCACTAATCTTTATATAATCATACTCGGCTTGGCTTTTAGACGGATAATCGCCGGAGAAGATATACTCACGCTCGGCGTACTCATGACGATATTGTCTCAAGTAATCCTCGCCGGCTCGCTTGGCGTCATCAGCCAACCTTCCCAGATCGCCACGACTCCATTTGTGCCTAAACACATCGTATTGTTCTTTCTGCATTTCGTCATACATGGCCTTAGCTACGGCCACATTCCTTTTATTGCCATCAGACAGCCCATCAGTCAGCACCTTTATCATATTACCGTCATCAGAAACATCCATAGGAATAAGAGATAATAAATTAATATCATCCAATGTCAATGACGTACCCATCAAATCATTTATCCTATTCACCAATACAGCCGCCTCTCCAGAATTGACATCCCCTAAAACAATAGGGTTATGGACACCAGGAGTGGCCGCATGAATAAGATCGGTCATTTTAACACTATTACTAAGAATAGAGCTATATGCCGATAATTTAGCCCAATCATTTAATGTTATGTCATTTATCCCATCTATATCAAAAACCTTATCACCATTGCTGTTGATATCTTCAAGATTAAATGTCCCAAATCCGTAACTAACATCTATGCCTGATCCACCAAAAGATTTAGCCTCTTTCTCGACTATAGCGTCAACGCCATCCAAAACAGCGTTCTCCGCCTTATTGAATCCATCATTGATCTTATTATACTTCCCTCTTTGAGTATTTAACCCAAGAAGCTTCAGGTAACTATCCTGACCATTGTAATCAAGCAACTCGTTCCTTGACCCTCCATTGGCCTTGAAATAAGCCATGATAACCTGATCGTTATCCATATCCTTGACCACGTTACTATTCTCAGGATCAGACGCCCATGCGTCGATCTTCCTTCTAGCGTCATCTGACAGTGACTTAACAAAATTACTCATGCCGGTAGTTACCGCCCTCTCATTGGCTATAAACCCGTTCATGAACTCATCGCTTATATTCACATTTTCAAGATTGGCGCTCTTAGTAACCACGGTAGGACCGGTCGTGTTATCACCTCCGTCACCCCCATTCTCCGACCTACCCAATTTGCTGGCTCTCATCAACGCTGCTTTCTCCATGGCTAGATTATGCCTTTTTGTCTCATTGAACTTAGCTCTCTCCATCATCTGTTGATTGGCCTTGAAATAATAATCATCAACACCCAACGTCTCGTATGAGTTATTATAAGACCATCTCAGCCCGACGCCACGAAGGAACTGCTGTCGTACCATGAACATGCCGGCTCGCTCCGGGCTGTAGTTGCTACCGATAACGCCCTCGGCCTCCTCCACGAAATCATTTCTCTGCTTGATAATATCCGCCAGCTCCGACTCCAACTTAGCCCTCTTGGCCTTGTCATTGCCAACGCCCTTTAGCTTGGCTCGTATGGATTCTTCCTTGACACTGAAATCATCAATATACCCTTTAAGGAAATCTGAGGTGCTTTGAACATTAAATAAGTCAGGATTCGTTCTAGCCATATATCTTCCCTCTAATTGCATCTGAGCCTTACCGTTCTCAGATATAGAAGCCATGGCTATATCCCTGACCTGAGCGTAACTCATCTCATCTATATACATCTCACGCATCTCGCCCGTCCTGTTGCCATTGGCATCAGTCACCGGTACATTGACTTTCTTCCCCTTGTTAAGGGAGATGAAATTCTTCATCTTCTCATCAATCTCAGCATGATAATCCGTATAAGGGGTATAATGTATAGGATTAAGACGTGTCCCTACCTGACCGTCATTCATCCAAGCCACGGCATCGGCGAAAGCCTCAGCCTCGTTTATAGGACTATACATCTTGGGATTGTTCAGCTTCATATCCTCCATCTTCTCGCTAAAAGCCCGGATCTCCCTAGTACCGGCAATAGCATTCAACACACGGGTATCCAGAGCTTCTCCAAGACGAGCCTGTATGCTTCTGGCTATACCGTCGGAAGCCAAATTAGATTTACGATACACGTTATTCACGTCCTGTATCAATCCATTTAACCTGTTCTGAAGATATTCCCTGTCCTGAGGTTTTATAATGTCAGAATTGATAATATAATCAGCATACTCGTTTATAGCCTGCCGATTGGTATCTATCTTCTGCTGCATGTACCCCATCCCCTGCATCATGACATCCATGTTGTAGGGTGATACGTACTTGCCGTAATTCCTTAATATACTATATTGTGAAGCCATCCTTTATCCTTTCTTGCCTTTAGTTACTTCCTGAGCAGGATATAATCTCCTATAACTCAATATATCTCCTTGAAGATCAGCGATTAATTGTCCATTAGGACCAATCTTTGCATCCCCGAATATAGACCTTAATGTATTCATGGTCGTAGCCGTATTCCACTTCTGTTGGATCTCGTCATTTACGCTATCAAAATACCTAGCCCAGTTCTCGTCAGTATTAGCCAAAGCCTGTAATATTCGACTTTGATAACCCTGACGTTGAGCTATATTCTTATCATACGTATCAGTCCAAGTCCGGGCGTTTACATTATCAGCCCAAGTCCTTTGAGCCACGTTCCCTTGTTCTACCTCATTAATGTATCTGCCTATATTGGAACTCATGATAGCCTGTAAATTGGATGATAAAGCCCCTCTCTGGGAATCCGGGACATTACCCATCTGATCCAATTGTGATTGGAAAGCACGATTAGCCTCAACCATATACTGATCAGCCGATCTCAACACCGGGTCCACGGTAGGAGCGTAATGTCTTTCCAGACCTTCCGTTGTCACGGCTCCCGGAGTCATCCTGAACACCTCAGGAAAGTCAAGACCACCACCTACTATATTCCTGCCTCCATTGCCGCTGTTCGACTTACCGGCATTTGTATTGGTCTTAGGGAGTGTATTGGGGTCAATCAGCTCAGGCATATCCAGTTTAACATCAGGTTCCTCCACATCACCTATATCCATAGGACCGGGAGCCACCTTATGAGGGTCAAGTATAAAATCAAGACCTTCCATTCCTTTCATGGATCTCAATGCCTGCATCTTAAGCATATCCTCCCCAAGTATCTTATTAACGACATCCTTGTTCTTGTCAGAGAATAGTTGGCTAAAATGGGTGATACCAGCATCGTTAAGAGCCTTATGCTGTTCCTCTGTAACAACGTCTAGACCGATCATAGGGCGAGATGTGGTAAACAAACCTAATTTATTGTCTCTCATCCTATCATGATATGCGGCTTTCTTGTCTTCCGGGTAATTACCTTGACTATCCTCACCGCCAAAGGAAACGAGCGTCGTGTAATCCCGAAGCGCCTCGGCGTTGGCGATGATCGGGTTCTCAGCCGTAGCCAAGCCCATCCAGCTACTTGTCTGACCGTAGATAGCGTCTTGCAATGCCCTAGCCCTAGCGCCCTCTGAAGCTCCCATATAAGCATCGTAAGCGACCGGATTGAATGTCTTATAATAATTCAACCTCTCATCCGTATTAATACCTCCATAAGAGCCATCAGTTCCTTGGCGTTGATAACCGAAATAGTTAGGATCATTGTTGAACCTATTCTCGATCGGGCGGAAAGTTAATTTACGACCGAACAAAGACGTGCCTCCTATCTCCATCTTCTGGCGAATACCAGCCACTTTCTTAAGCAGCTCTTTCTTAGCCTCAGCTATATCCTCCTCCGTAAGACCGTATTCTTTCATAGATCTGGATATGATGTTATCTATCTCACCACCCTTAGCGAAATACGTATCCTCATCCTTCTTCATCTTCCGGTCTTCCTGCTCTTTGTATATGACATTAGCGAAGTCCGTAAATCTTCCCTCTAATCCATTAACGGTATCGTTGCTATCATTTATAGCCTTAGATAATACGGAGGCGTTTAAACGCCTCGTATTCTCGTCATCTATCTTATCGTTCTTCTTCAGCTTCTCCAGCGCCTTTTTCTGATCATCGTAAGCTGATTTAAGACCGATCTTAACCTTATATCTATCCATTAACGTAGCGTACGTATCCTTAGGCGTAGCCTTAATCCCATACGTATCCCTGATGTATTTGGCGAAATCCGGCTCTATGGTGGTATCATCGGTAATAACCTTCGTCCCCTGCTCCAAGGAAACGGGCGTTCCACCATCGGCGTGCTTCTGCCCCATAGCCTCCATCGGCGCCTCTCCGGGCTGCGTCACGTACTCACCCTTCTCGACCTCTACGTTGGCTTGATCTTCCATCGACTTAGGTAACGGATACAGGTACTCACCGGTAAGGCTTCCGCTATCGAACCTATTATTAGGTCCCAGATAAACGCCCCCGCCATCCTTGTACTGCATTTGGGATTGCCTTCTTTGCCTAGCCTCACGTTCCTGAGCCAACCTTATATTGGTACGAGTACCTTTCTCTGACGCTATCCCGGAAACCACGTTACGAGCCAACCCCATGATACCACTAATTCCTGAGGCTATGGTGGTTATCGTATTAGCTGTTTTAGCCCCGGTGGATAAATCTCCATATCCCTCGCTTCTCATACGCCCTATACCACGACCCATCTGAGTGAATCTAGACCCTATATCATCAGCGCCATAGTAAGGGATGGTAGTAAAATCAAAAACATCCGTCTCGCCTGAACCGGTCTTAGACTTATCAACATCGTTAACAGTTATGTTATTAAGCGTAATACCATTGTCCTGATAATTCTCAGCTATACGCTGTAAACTACCCTTGAAGCTAGCCGGAAACACATTATCCTGATCAAAAGCATTAGCATATTTAGTCCTCAACTGATCTGGAGTATCCAAAGAATATATCCCTAGCGGATTGACCGGCGCGGGTAATCCTTGGTTGGTATTCACCAAAGGTTCTATACCTAACCCTTGTATACCGTCCATATTACCAAGCATATACGACCCGACTTCCCCGGCCTCTTGATATTTAGGTATCTTCCTCTTGATTACGTATTTGCTCATGTCTAATTAATTTCGTTCTGACACAAAGATAATTTAAAAAAACAGAGACTCATCATTTCACAACGATGAGTCTCTCAGCAAATGCTATTATTATGTACAGAATTAAATTCTTTTTATGAATAATGATCCTATAGCCTTAACCAAATCATAGAAACCGGCAGAACTGAGACCTACAGCCACTCCATATAATAGAGCCTCCCACCATTCACTCCCTATAAGCAATGGAGACACCTTTAGAAACCACGCTAATATACAAACCAGCATACCTATGACTACGGCGGATAGGACTTTAGCCCACTTATGGGTGTCAATATACGGCACAACCTTGGCTAACTGCGTAGCTGACATCGTGACGAAAGCCATGATGCCGGTGAAGGTAGTTAAATCAATAGTGATAGCCCCTTCTGATGGGATTACCTCTTGCGCCATCAAAACGAACGGCGTCAATAACATAGCAAATAAAAATAACAATCTTTTCATATCTAAAACATTTAATAATTTCACAAATATAGTATTAATTTCGAGTTCTACTCATACCTTTTATGTTAAGACTTAACCCCGGTATCATATTAAGCACCAGCTGCCTTTTTGCCTGTTCTCTACGCATACGCTCAGCTTCCGCTACCTGTGCCTCTGATTGGGGATCGTTCTTGATGTTGTTAGCGATATCCTCTATAGCTTTCTTGTTGGCGCCTGATTGAGCTAGCATCTTATATAACAGGTCTTGACCTTCCTTCTCCCACCAGCTATCCACGGCAGGATGGGAAGCCAAAGAAGGATCGGCAGGGGCTACCGTCTCAGGTACGGGCTGCTGACCTCCGTCCCCCGTGCCCGAATCCCGCTGTCCGAACTCGTATCTCATTGGCTCGTTCTCCGGAACACCATACCTATTAGCGAACATATCAGCGAACTCAAATCTCTTCTCATTTCTCAAGGTCGATCCAAGAGGCCTACCGTATCCTTGATTCCATGCCACGGTAGCGTCCTTGTAGTTGACGGCGTTATCGAAATCGGATTTAGAATACATATAGTAATTATATACATTACCTTGAGCGTCCTTGTCAAAAAACTTTCCTTGATTGATGTAATTCCAACCTAACCCAGGGACCTTGCCTTGATACTCATCCACGAGATAATCCAACTGCTGTGTCAATGTCGGCTTCTTCCCATACCTGCGCTGTAGCTCCTTCTTCCTCGGTCCAAGCCATTGTTGGATGCCAAAATCACCGGCGGCCCCTAGTGCTTCGGTGTCCCCTCCGGACTCGGCGGCGATGTTCGATAGGATGCCGATAGCTTGCGTTTGTGGTATCCCCTTCTTATCGGTCAGATAATCCCATATCTCATCATACACGGCCATCCTATTATCCTCTGATCTGTTTGGATCAATAACGTATTTACCGGCACCATAATCTCGTTCTGTATTTACCGGACCTCCATCCTCCTTATCCTCCAACTTATTCTTAGACATAATAGCGTTACGGATAAGAGCATCCTTCCCGCTTTCCGGGAGAGGACTATAATCCTTAAACGAACCTCTCTCATCAAACTTATCACCTATAGCATCCAGCGTCTTGGTAGCTATATTGACAGGAAACTCTTGATCATCGCTATAAAAATCATACACGTCGTAAACACCTAACCTCCCATCCGGACGCCTATAAATTGTAAAATTGCCAAACCCTGATAACGGGGTAAGCTCACCAGCAGCTTCGGGATAAAAATCGTACTCAGAAAAAACCGTAGGCTTACCAGATCTTACCGAATTACGATTCTTCTCAAAAACATCTACCCATTCTCTAGACTTTTTCAAAAGCTTCAGCCTACCATAAGCATCATCTGTAGCCGGCTTATCAGAGCCATATATTTCTTGCTCCGTATCATGTATTTTCTTATCTAACCTCTTTATCTCATCCTTAGTGTCACGATTGAACATCTTCTCAATATCAGTAATGACATTATCAGGAATCCGTATCTCCTTATTATTGCCATCTAGATTATTAGGTTGAGATAAAAATCTCGCCCATAGTTGATCGCTATATTCATCAACGTTAGCCTTCCCGTTTCTGCCATATATAAACTCATTGACCTTGTCAGGAAGGCTAGCATTTGAAGCCACCACATCGGGGGTGACATTCTCGTATAATCTTCTTCTTATGGCATTACCTAAGATATCTTTTAAATACGAAGCCTTATCAGATACATCCTGTCTTACATACAACGGATCATCACCAATAGGCCCACCATCCTTATATTTAACCTTGAAATCAAAATTGCCAATATATTTCTTTACATTATTGATATAATCATTATCATCAGGAGAAGCCTTGCCGTTATTCAATAACCTTCCCTTACCCATCCATTTATAAAGCAAGGCGTCGAATTTGTCTATATCATTACCTTTATTATCCTTAAAGCCACGACCGACAACCTCATTCTTGTATATAGACGCCAAACGCAACATGGTAGCTATACCTGAATTATATGGCTTTAGGATATTCTCCTTATCTATACCAAACTTATTATATATCTTCTTTGTCTCATCATTATCACCTTCTATCTTTATCTGTGTTATACCCTTCGAGTTATAAGACCTGTCATTCCATCCGTTACCATTTAACAACGACCTGAATCTCTTGGCTATATCAACGCCTTGATCACCGATAGCTTGTTTCCCTATATATCTTGCGGATACACCAAACTTAGTCTCCTGCTCGGCGATACCCATGGCAAGCATAGCCATCCTATCATAAGTGTAGCTATCGATATCGAACTCACTCATGATACGTTCCTTGTTATATGATATAGCGTCGCTATATTCCTTTATATTGCCCAGCTTATCCATTTTGGCTATATTATCAATGGCTGATATAACACCAAGGAAAGCGTTGCTAGAATTGACGCCATTCTTTGAGTCATAAGCGTTATAAATCCATTTAGGCAAGATATCAGGAGATATATCACTATTTTTTACGCTTATATTCAATGGCCTAAAATCCTTGTTTATATGAACATTATAATCATCCCAAAGTCTCTTCTCACCGGAATCCTCGCCATAAGGGTTATCCGCTATATAATTAAGCGACCCCTCACGAACGACAAACCTACTTCCCTCTTTCTCCGGAAGTGTATAAATAAAATCACCCTTCTTTATAAAATTATACAGCTCATTCCCCGTATTCCCAAGAAGCCTGATACACCCATTAGATCCTCTTCCAGCAGAAGCCTCATGATGCATAGATGACGATATATCATGATCCCACTTGCCTGTCTTAGGATCAAACCTGGCTCTCTGGAACGATTTCTGGCCATGATACTCGCCTATACCTGACACTCTTGTTATGCCGGCCGGAGTAGACATATTTCCAGCTCCGGCGATAAGTTTTTTATCCTTCGTCGTCTTGGTATAGGTATTATAATCATCGCCAGAAGCACCTACACCTATATTATTAGTGCTATAAAGAATATCCCCGCTCGGTGAATAAACCGTTAGTTTTTTATTCTTCTTATCTACAATAGCATAATTAGATTTATGATCGACGCTCTTGATTATATCCTCATCGCTCATCTTATTGATCTCAGCCTCCCTGGATATTATATCCATCAAATCATGATCCTCTTTCTCTATTGACAGCGATGGGTCTGAAACCTTTATCTTATCACCTATCTGTATCTTGTTGATATCAGGGATATCCCTATTCCACGATACAATATCGTCTAAAGATAATCCCAATCTTTTGGCTATACTCCAAAGGGTATCGCCTTTAGATACGGTATACATCTCTCCTCCATCAGCTTTCCGTTCAATCTTCTCTCCCCATAACCCATATTTCTCCCTAGGCCATATGCCGTCTATGGCATCCACATAACCAACGGGATGTTCCCCTTCCAGACGCCGGTTCCGCCGCTCGTCCGCTGGGTACAGGGCGTTAGCCAACGGCTGCGTGATATAACCCAACCCCTTATCTTTGGATCTCGACATAGCGTCCACCACAGTCTGATATATAGGTCTTAATTTCTCAGGCAAATATAATCCCGCCTCATCAACCAGCTCGCCTATCTTCTTATTTATACCCCTAATGCTGAAATTATAATTACCCATGCCATTATTCAACGGAGACAACGCACCTCTTATCCCATTCATACCCTTAACAGCAGCTCCTCCACTAAGGATATCAAACTCCGGGGATACGTTCTTTAAAGGGCTGTCATCCATCCCCCTGAAATACATAGGACGCTCACCTTTGACCACCCTGTCAAGATCCTCCTTATATAAATCCTTTATCCACGACGGAATCTCATCCTGTTTATTCTTCTTTGCCATAAATCATGTTTTTCACAAATATACACACAATCAAATGGATATTAAAACATAAGGCGGGAACATGATCCACGTCACATACCCGCCCATGATATCAACATAAGACCAAATCCCGCCCCATTGAGGGCGCTAGCGTGTCAACTAGCCATTCTCCCAATCCAGAAAATCACCGTCCACTCGCTCCTTCAATGACTTCCTGTCATTCAGAAATACCTTATAGGACTCGATGTAAGACGAGTCAAGTATGCCTAACTTGGCGGCGTTATAGTCGTTCAGCATCTTCTGCTCAACACCGCTACCCCATAGGGCGTCGATACAGGCCTCCAATATCTTGTTGGCCGTCAACGTGGGCCATACCCTGACCTCGTTGTAACTATAGGAGATCACGGGGGCCATATCGTCACCCATCTCCCTTCTCTCCTCTCTAACGTCCCACCGGTACAGGTAGGATCCGTCACCGTCCTTTTCTATAGTGATCGGTATAGTGTCGCTATATGTTCTTTTCATATCTTGTTATTTAATCATTACACAAAAAAATTCCCGACGTGAGACGTGCGGCTACGCCGACGTTTTACGAAATTCGGGGAAAAAGCAAAGGCGCGAACCGAGGTCACGAGACGCAGCGGAAGGCACAGTACTCGTACTCACGTAAGCGAGGCCCGCACCCGACCCGTTGCCCGCGTAACCGCCAACCAGCACCACCTGCATGCGGTTAGCCGATGTGTTGGTGTAATAGTAGTCGCACCAGTAGGTAGAGGAGCTACCGCCGACCTCCGTGGTCACTATATCGCCATCTTCCCCAAGCAACATCTTCTTGGCATAACCGTTTGTACGGCAGATATTGCCCTTCTTGTCATAGCCGGTGTAAGAGGTGTCGCTGAAATTCGACGGGTCATCGGTAGTCCATAATATGGATAATCCCGCATCGCCCGTGGTGACCTGTATATTGGCCCCGTCAGTGTATTTCCATATGTGTCCAAACGGATTCTCTATGCCACGATACCTGTTAGCCATCAACGTGGCGTGAGTACCGCCGGAAGCGTTCTTCACCACATATGCCTTCTCTCCCGATCCGTTCCCGAACTCGTTGGTATAGCCGCATGGGATAAGGGGATTGGCGTTGTTGAAGTTAGTCCAATCCGTCATTTGCGTCGGTCCCGGACCTAGGCCGCCTTGTGCGAAGCCGTTAGCGTCCTTCTGGGCGTTGAAAGGCTTCTGGCTGTCCAGCGTGGCGTACTCGACGGCGAATAGCCAGAACAGGGTCTTGTAGGCGTTGTAGGTGTACATCTCCCAACCGCTGCCTCTCTTTCTGGCGGCTTGCCGGAATTGGTCTCGGGTGAGGTTGGTGACGGGGCGGCCGAGTAGGGAACGGTAGGTATCATCCCATTCAGCGGTGTTGTCACCACCTCTAAAATTAGTTGAATTAGGATCACTTAATTTACTAGCTCCAGCCGCCGAACATAATAAATTATCGGTTCTATACATTCTGGCTTCATATGTTGAGATATAGAACTTATCTACATGTTTATACCCAGGTAATGGAATTTCGGACAACATCATCCTAAATTTAGTGCCATTAAAATACAATTTATACCAATGTTCAGGTATCTCTGTCATAACGGCATAATCCAAATAGCTTCCACCCCATGAAAGCTCATTATCCAAATATTCTTTAACTCCACCATCTCTATCCAAAAGACACCTTCTCATCTTACTCTGCACCGGCAACTCCCTATGCAATTGCATATTACCTACTCTAACACCATCAGGACTAGATGATGCAGTATCCCACTCAACACCATATGCGTACCTTTCTTCTAGATCTGGTATATCTTCCCAAGCTGGAGACCACTCGGTCGAAATGTCACCATATTCAAGTTTAATCTTATGGATGGTGGAAGTTGATGTGCCAGTTTTAGGAGAACTAAATACAATCATATGTGTATTATCAGCTACTGCATCTCCGATATTAGTAATCCATTTAAAAGTCTTACTGGCCTTCCCATTCACAAAGTCAGCCTTGCTGAACTGAGCCATAGAACCTACTGCACCAGTAGAGTTATATATAGTTAACATTTCCTTATCAACACCCAATTCTCCAAAAATAGTCAATGTTACTTGTGTTCCTTTAGATATCGGTTCAGTTAGCCAATAATTAGCCATCTCATACTTGGAATTACTTACCTCTGTACTAGATCCAAGCAATAAATTCTTCCCATATATTGGCAGCTTACGATATTTACCATCATCCATTAAAGATTTAGTTCCATCACCTGTAGTATGTATTGTTAACTGTCTAATATCATTCTCAGAAGAATCATTTGATAGGTTTGTATATACATCAATTCCATCATTTACTGGTATTAAATAATTCATACCAGAAGTTATAGCAACAGTTAAATTTTGATATATAGAGATTTGTATAGAAGAATTCTGTAATATTCCCGCATCCTGTTTTATATAAAGCCAAATAGAATTATCATCATTAACATTATACCCACCAAAAATACTTGATATGTATACTCCATTATCTCTGACTGGAAATATATTAACAGCATTGCTTGGAAGTTTCTCTAATAATTTATTATAATTTTCCTGAGATATAGATAGGTTACCACTTGATGATATCTCCATAACAATGTCAAACACTGTGTAATCTGGTTCGACTACCACATCCTTCCACGTGCCATCTCCACAAAGAAACCTACCCTCATCTCCCTTCGCCGGAGCTGGTACCAATCCATCCTCCCCAGCCTGAGACGCCGTAGCGCCAACCATATCCTTAACCTTATCAAGCCTACTTTCTATTTGACCTCCATTGTACTTACCAATAAAATCTTCCATATCATTTCAATATATAAGAGGAGGCGGCAAAATACCCCCCCCCCTATATGTTAATAAATCAATAAACTTTCTCATCGTTACTAAACCAACGCACTATCATCTTGAACCGGCTCTCAATGTCATTCACGAACCTAGCCAAGAACCAATCGCCACGAAGACGATCACGCCACCTCCGGTGATAATCGACGGCCCTAGGGTCGATCTTCCGGTCAATATCATTCACGTCCTTGATCCATACCGGGAGGTTATTAGTATCGTCTTTGACCTCGTTAAAATAGTCATTTATATTTATCTTCTGATCAACCTCCGTCACCAGTATCTCACGGCTATCGTCATTGGTTACAGGATACCTTAACCGCTGGCTCATATCGTTCTTGTCAGCGATAACCATCCGAAGCTCACCGCTGTTGTTGGTATCGTTATAAAACCATGCCTTATTGAATCCGGTAGTCCTAAGAATTTGGTAATTAACCTCATCCTGATACCTTCTGGCATCCATCCTATATTGGTAGTTCGTGAGGATCTTATTCACATACTGCTCACGTACCGGTACCTCTATAACGAACGGATATAGCTTACCGTAAAATACTTGATACGATTGGTTGGTCAATCCATGAGACCATAACCCTATCTCCTGACTTTCACTTGAGTAGTTCTTTCCAGACTGGAAATAATGCTGGTGCTCAATATAATAATCAGGGGTGTAGGATAAATATGATTTCCACTCACCCTTCAGGCAGTTATATCCAACGGTGAACGAGACGTCCGTGAAATGGCTGGCGTCCTGTAGCTCCACCGCCTGCCCGTTCCTGTAGAACCGGCCGCCACGGAATTGGTACTCGCTCGGATTCCCTACCGGTATATAATCTTTCTTGGTTATCAGAACCCTCTTGAACCGATTGTCCCAGCCCATGGATAGCCCTATACCAAAGAACTTGTTATCGATATCATAATAAGACAACTCAGCGTCCGTATCAGCGTTATATATCCGGCTACGGATGATCTTCATCTGAAGATGCTCCTTAAACCAGTTTCTAAGCCCCGGTGTGACCTCCGTAAGATTCCTACCATTAGAATCTACCTTAAACACCTGACCACGCCTTAAATCGACCCAAAAATGCCCAAACTCGCAACTGATCATATCCCGACTCTGGGTCCCGGAATATCCTAACGTCGTATTATTATACTCGATACCACGAGAGGCGAAAAGACCACCTGTCCCTAGCTCGCTATTCTCCGGGGATATTCTCTCCGCCAACACGTCTATGGCGTTATACAGCCCTACCTGATTCTCGAAGCGAGCCAGTATCTGATCCGACTCTATCCCTTTCATGCTTATAAGTTTCCCGAACGAGGTCTTGAACTCATGGTAATCCATAGGCTTGTACGACAGCCAAGGATCGGTCATGCCGTTCTCCGACACGTCGGCGGTGCTCCATATGACGCCGTTGGGTCTTTGGTAGGCGCAGTCCCAAAAATTGCTATCATATGTCTCTGGTAATGACCTTCCGCCTAGCGTAAAACGATTCTTATACACAGGACTCATCTTAAACACATTATCCCTTGATATAGGGACATTACGCTCTTGAGTCCATGATATATAATCCCCTACCTCCGGATAAAACCCCTCGTAAGGCTCAGGCCCGGCTATACGGAAATTGCAATTGATCTCAGACTCCACGAGGAACTGAGGTATACCATAGAAGTATAGGAAGAAACGACCGCTAAGATACATATCTCCGGTCTTGCAAACCATCTCATAAGCGCTCTTCCGGCTAGGGAAAGAGTATAGCGATCCGGTATCCGTATCGGTCTTGTTAAGATAATCCTCCCCGGTATCGTAATTAACGAAATAACGGGGATATCCGATGTTCCGATAATCGTAATAAGGGAATGGTATCATGTCTCCCTGACCAAACTGAGTCAAGTAAAACATAGGCATCTTCCTCTTAAGCGAGAACCTTGATATAAACACATCTCCTCCAAAAACAGGTTTACGCTTATCCTCATCCATCAACCCGCAACCACCTAACGATACCCACCTGATATCCTCTATCTGCCCGTATTGAGCCGGAGAATATTTCTTTATCCTCATATAAGGGCAGGATACGAAAGATTCACGTGTCATAAAATGAGGCGTCATACCAGCCACCTCATCGTTACGAATATTACACTCATCCTGAATACGGCTGGTATCGTAACTTGAAACCAACTCCGGATATTCAAGCATATACTTATCCATACCAAATGACATGAACAACGAATGCTCACGATCGAGGTTGTTTATGATAATAGGCTTACCGCCTACGGTTCCCCCTTGTGACGAGATGTCTGTAACCGGATACAACCCGCTCTTGATATATTTGGCCGTTGACAATCCACGTAGCTCCGACGCCCCTATTTTTTGGTAAAATAAATTATAATGAGCGACAGAAGTATAATAATAAGCATAGTTCCGTCTAGGTCCCCTATCTATCAATGCCGTTAACCACTGATACCTGTACTTGCCTATATCCACCACGGACTGGGCTGTGGCCTTGGCGATACCCGTAGCCAGACGGATAGCCGTCAGCGCTATGCCGACAGGGTTGGCTAAAAAGAACACGCCTCCACCGACATATTGCTGTGAAGCCGACTGATATGTATACTCAGCTATAGCGGATATTAAATTAGCCATAGCCTCCACCGTAGCCAATGATGTTGCCATACTGTAAGCCTTACTCCCTAATATCGTCCATTTAGGGTGATCCTCCACCTCCCTGAATATACCTGAGGATTTACCTAATTGATAACCATCAACAAGGCACTCGGTGGGAGCGTCAGGCTTGTTAAAGGCAATATCAGGACTTAAGAATGAATACCAGATATTACCCTTCCTGTTAAACGGATGCGTTATAAATTTCTCACGATTAATATCCTTATAGATATACATATCATCAGACAAATCGTTGTAAGGGTAATTAGGATAAAGGTTAGCCGATCCGTCGGGATCATCGTACTTAAACATATCATAAGCCAGACCGGTCCCGATAACGCTCTTATCCAACGTCCTATCGCCCCTATACAACTCATATCCTATTATAGAATCTCTTCTAGCCTTATCTATAAGACCGTTCTCTACCGCTATATCCAGAAACTCATTAACGATATCGTCATCAAGCATCACCCCCATAGGATAAATATAGGAGTCAACTCCATATTGACCGGTCAGTTGAGACGGATTACCCATAAAAGGAGCGACAGAGTTATCCGGGAACTTGTAATGACGTATAGGTCTCTGACAAAACGTGGTTGACGTATTGGGGTACTCAGCGTTACCCCCATTACCGGTGAAATAAGACTTACCCCCAACTGATTTAGGAGACCCATAGTATTTCGTCAAAGAATCTATTATGTCCTTCCTCTTTGATCCTCCCGATGATATCCCGATCTTACTTGAATCATACAACTCAAAATTAGCCGGGTACTTATTAGTAGACTCCCAATATCCGAAATCACCATACTGATATGGTCTGGGAGCGCAGTCAGCGGGTTTATCTCCACATGAGACACATTTCGCCTCATAGGTAACAAATCTCCTTAATTTCAATTCTTTCGTGAAGAAGAACACGTATTTCACCTCCAGCGGCCGAATGCCAAAACAGAACGGGGCGGGGAAGATGGCGGTGCCGGCCGTATAGAATCCGGCAAGCTCCTTCATGTCCTGCCTCATGGCGAAACCGGTGAAGAACACGCATACCGCAGGCTCGATGCAAACATATATCTTATGGAAAGTAGTCTTGTCATCATTCCAGAACAAGTACTTTGGCATCATAAATATCTTATGATCCACGTAATTCACTATAACACCTTTCTTGGCATCATTAGCCAAAGGATTAGGAGCCACGGTACCTTCCTTGTCCGAGAAAAACGTTATACGAACCTTATTGTATGATGATGAGTCGCCGATCGGATAATTATAGTTACCCATCATCTCTATATACATAATACCGTTATCAGGATCGGATAAACCACTTATGTATTTCTCGTAATCCAACTCCACCCATCTGGCGTATGAGGATACATGTGGATAGAACTTGAAATAAGTCAAGTTGCTTCTACCGAACCAATTGGTCTTGGCGTCAATATCATTCTGCACAGACACACGACCTTCCCAGTCAGTAGTTATACCGGTATTGAACTTAGAATTATCACCATCGCCAAAAAGACACATGGCGTTCTCGATACCAAACTGACTCTCATATTGGGGGAAATAAGCCTCCATCATATCCATTAACTGATCAAGCATCGTCTCCGTATGCTTCTTTCCTTCCCATCCGGGATATTGATACAAATATGTGCACTTACCCAATGACCTACCCCCTTGGAATGTAGGAAGTTGAACATCGTTAATAGTAGGATTCACATGAGGATCACCTACCGAGCACTCATTAGTACATATACCCTCATCATATAACTGCCGGACATTAGACATATCCTGACACAAGACCAAAGCGGAGGAGTCTATATCAGACGGGAATTTATCCTCATCCTGACCATCCAGCCATTCCTGAACCAGATCTATGATATTCTTACCTCCACTGGAGTAATTATCGAAATCACACAATACAGAGAATTTCCTTTGTGACTCGGCGTTACTTTGTATTAAGGTGGTAGGCTCGGTCTCCGTATAATCACTAGCCAGCTTATACGTAAAATCAATCCTAGAATCCACCAAAGAGTTTTTATCCAATATAGTCCTGGTCTCTATCCTCTCGATATCATCACATCCACTAGGAAAATCGGGAGCCTTTATACCGTCTTGATCCTCCGGCAATGATATAGCAGCGCATAACTCGTCAGTAATACCTACATTAGATTCTATGATATCACACAGGTTCTCTATATTATCAGCGATATAATCAATAGCATCATCTACCGTAACATCTTCCCCCATCGTGTTGATAACGAATTGGGTCTCTCCTACCGTGGCATATTCCTGCTCTACATATCTGAGTTGCTTGACATCTAGCTGATTCTTGCATTCTCCTCCAAAATCATCAAATCCCCAAGACGGGTCGTTTATGATCTTTGCCGTATTCTTAAACTGCCAAAGATGACGGCGGCTGTTCCCGGCGCACTGCGGGTTGTTCTCCAGCACCGACGCAGCCGACAGGTCGTCAGAGTTACCGTCCTCATCAACGATAACCTCCATCTCCTCCCTTGTGGCCGGACGAGGGATAAGCGGGAATCTAGCCGTCCTGTATCCTGTATTGGTAAAGAATCTTATACCCAACGGATATACCTCGTCACGCATGAAAGAGGCGTATTTAGAGCAAGCCACACCGTCTTTATACAAATTCTCCGTGGCTATAGATGTCTGCCATTTAACGAAATGACCCAAGAAGTTAACGACCGGTTGAAGATTCCATTCGTTCTCCACGGTCAAGCCGTATTGAAGAAGACGATTCCCGACAGACGTCATGCCTCTGGCTGTCTTATATACCGGTATTTCCTTGGATAACTTCTCCATGGTCGTACGCTCGCTATACTGATCCGTAAGGTAATAGATGGTCCTTTCCGTTATCGGATGTATACCTTCTATGAAATACTCAAGAACCGGGCTTTGCTCACCATTAAACCCAACCGTGTTCTGTATAACACCTATCTTATAATGAGATACCTGCTTGTCTATATTGGATACAGTAAGGCGGATACCCATATTGGTTGACTTACCCCATAAACCATCACGGATAACCATATCTTGGCGATCGAATAACATGATTGGGTTGGTCAATGAGCAATATCCGGTCTTCTCTATCCCGAACTCATCGCACAACGCCACGCAGAACTGGTAGGTCCCGGCACGCAGGCTTCCCCCGAACTCCACGACCTCAGGCTCCACGCACGGGGCCGTCAGCAACGGGAACACCAGCAGCTTCTCGCAGGCCAGCCTACACCTCTCTATTGGCTTGTCATCCCCACATGTCTTATACCCATGGTAATGATACCAAAAATCACCATCATCATCCGGATTAAGAGCCTTATCGACCATAACATATCGCTGGGGATTATATCCATCGGTCCAGTATATCACCTTCCCGCATTTCTCGTCCTTGATCTCTATGTCGAATATCGGGTGATGGATGGAGAAGTTAAGACAAGGATCATCAACCCAGTCCTCTATCAGGATCTCCATCAAATCACATATCTCATCAAAACGACCATCCGACTCCTCAAGCCTCTCGCCAAGGATACGATGGATGTCCTTTCCCGATCCAGCCAATTGATCCTCCACGGTCTTGATATAATCCAATGACCGCATGAACGTGATCTTAGACGTATTATCATCCGGATTAGATAGAAAGAAATAAGTGTTATCACCAGCTATATCATTCTTATACCCAATAACCTTATAGCCATCGAATCGCTTACATAAAAGGGTACTAGGCTCGTTCTGGATCTTTAGCTGGCTTCCATCGTCACCCTCTATGGTAGCGTTCAAGGCGAAACTATATTCAGACGGGGATAGATCCTGTGGATGCTTATCCCTGTTCATCCCGGAGTCGGGAACCGCTATGTTAGAATTGTTCTGCACGATGTTATGTTTTTCGCAAAGATAACAAATCCGGCGGATAATCACTTACACGCCGGATCTTAACAAAAACTGTACGTATTATGCTAAAACATTCAAATCACGCGAATATAAAAAAATCCTCCTAACTTTCACAAGTCAGGAGGAAGACTAAACACTTAAAACGTCTCGTGGTAAAGCACAAAAACATAATAATTACGAATTTCCACCCATGTAGTTCGATTGCTTATCGGCATCCTCTACAGATATGTAAAAGAAACCGTTAGTCACGTATCTCTCATTGACATCCACAAAATCAGTAGATCCTTTGTCCACTCCTTTCTTCGATCCCTCATCACACACAGCTACCAGACTATTAAAGTCATTGGAATAACCTACGACTACACCGTGTATATCCCGATTTCGAGGATCGAATACGTACCTCATCTTATACCTATCGTAAGCTAACTCTAAAGAGCTTTTGCTTAGCCTCTCATCTAATCCGGCACCCGCTACCAAAGCCAAAACGCTCTTTGATATGTCACTCATGGTGGTATCCTTGGCCGGAGCCTTAGGCATAGAAACGCCTTCCATGACAAAATCCAACGCCTTATCTAAAAGCTCGTCGAAATCATCATCTCTTATATAATCCTTAAGCACCTCCAGTATATATAACCGGACATGGAGTTCGTTATTTACATCATTCAATGTGACCATAATACTAGTTTTCGGCAAAGCTAGATTATTCCTGCACAATAAAAAATAAAATATGTCATAAGTAAAGGACTAAAAAATAAAAAACTCCCCCATCCTCACGGACGAGAGAGCTGATAAATATTTGTATTATGAAAAAGAACAATCACTCACCTATTCTTACAATACAGTCACGAGATTCCTTGTTATAGATCATCGTGCCTACCTTAGAATACAAGGTCTTTATATTTTGCCAATTATCCTCACCATGGGCGGATACGTTGGTAGGGGCATCACCAGTATAAACCTCCTCGCCTCCGATATTGACAAAATCATATCCACGTTTCTCCATCGTACCTCCCTTATATGCCGTGAACCTGATAGTGACATTACCTTTCTCACGACCACCATACCAGTTACCGTATATACTGCACCTGATCTCAAGAGGTAATTTATCGTAATTATCGCCATCCAACAACGGCCCCATCTGGATCAAAGCGGCCTCATTACCTGATTCCATATTATCACCACCGTGGATAAGATAATCACCTACCCGTTCCTGCGTGGTCTGGTACTGTTTACTCCAACCAACCAGCTTGCCGTCCACGTCCGGGAGGCCGGTGTTATCGAAACCGGTAGCCGTGTCAAAGTCAATGCCGTCCTCGTCAGCCCAGATATACCTAAGAACAAGGTAATCGAACTCCGGGATGATCACCACCGGGACGGACTCCTGCCTGCACACGAACGTCTTCTCTTCCTTGGTTCCCTCTTTTATAACCTTGTATGTTACCTGACGTATCTCGCCGGTCTCATTAATATCAGCTGTAACCTTAACCTCAGCAGGGCCAGTACCACTTGTCTTATCTAAATGTATCCAATCATTTTTCTTTGCCATATTATCTTTTTTTTCTTTTTAAAAAACGTATATTCGCGTCATAATCGCGGGGTGGAGAAGAGGTATCTCATTAGGCTCATAACCTAAAGATCGAGGGTTCGATTCCCTCCCCCGCAACTAAATAAATTTGATATACTTATCAAAAGCATTAGGCCACATCCGCTCATAAGACAACATCCTTCTCCTATTATCCTCAGCCAACTCCCGATAATCATTTAACGTGATCATCGACATCTTAAGCTCCTTCATAGCCCTAGCGAACTTACCCGGCTCCTGCTGAGCATATAATTTATAAGCGTCACCAGCGCCTTGTATCAAGCCATTCACGGCGGCATTCTCGAAGATCTTCATCTTGATATACGTCTCGACATAATCCTCAAGGTATCCTAACGCCGTTTCAGGTATATATGGGAGACCGTCATCATCCTTGGGTGTAGCACGATATATGATATAAATAAATCCATCAAACCCTGTATACATAGTATTGCCGGATATAGTTATATCATAATTATCCCAATCGTACTTATCCCGATACTTGTCGGCGGCGCAATCACGCCTCAACCCACGACCTATGGATAACCTTACGGGATGATGATAATGGAAACGAACCTCGTGAGACCCGATATATATCCTCTCCGTGATCGTCTTCTCAAACTCCTCCTTACAGCACTCGGTGCAGGAGTTCCAACGGAAACCGCGCTCGGTGCGCTCGACCCAGCCGATCTCGTGTTGGAGGTCAGCCTTAGCCTTGTCGCCGCCAGGAATCTCACAGATAAGAGGCTCACACCTATAGGCGTCAAGCATGTCGAAAAAATCGGAAGGCAATACCGCCTGTTTATTACTGGTCTTGACAACCGCCTCTGACATGACCGCTATAACACCCCCGAACCTTTTCAAGGCGATCTCAGCCCACCTATAAACAGACGAGGTATCTATAGCCCCGCTATCATCGTATTTATGTAAATCGGCCTTGATCTCGGCCAATAGCCCTTTTATAGTCATATTTAAGTCTTTTGCACAAAGATATGTATTTGAATCCGTGATACAAAAAAAAATCCAGTCTACCCTCACGGGCTAACTGGATCACAAAAACTTCTACAGCTTATAAACCCATTTAACTCCAAATACCTTACTCTCCGACTCAACCTCCCGATACAAGAACTTATATCTCCTACCTGATTCCATAGCCAACCTACATTCCTTATTCAAGGCCGGAGAGATATATAGATGAAAATACTTATTCCTAGGCATAAAATCCATACACGTATGGACGTAAGAATATCCACCCGTCCCACGCCTATTAATAGTACCGGTAAGTTTATTCAGATATATCTTGCGGTTAGGATTAATCTTATGACATAGATAACCGATGTTGTTTATATAAACCCCTCCCTCATCCTCCAGATACCTATCACGTATGACTTTCCAGATCAACGACTGGCACTCAAGGATATCATTCTTATCCACGATCGTATGCTTCCTCCTTTTCCCGTTCTTAGACATAATAGATCTATAGAATCGAAGAAAGTATTGATCAAGTATTTTAAATGACTTTGTTTTCATATCACAAATATAACAATTTCATCCTAATACAAGAAATTTATACACAAAAATACACCGCCTGCACCAAGGATGAGGCAAATAGGATAGCCGACAATAACCTACAATCCGATGGTATCTCTTACGCTAATGGCTTGGCGCAGGCCGATAGATGCGATTGCGTGGAGCCAACAAAGACGTGGAGCGCCAACGCTATGCTGAGCGGTGATCCTTGTAATGGTCTGTCTGGTTCTACATCTGCATTAAGGTGCTCCTATGAAGTGTCTTACAATAATCAATGTGGATCATCTAAATCAATAACTGTAACTGTTACTGGCAGGAATGATAATGGGCAAACTGTTACGGCTGGAAGTACTTCCGTAAGTATACCTACTGGGTCTGGTAAAAAAACTGGTGTCATAGGTTTTGATTCAGGAGTACAATGTGGGTCTATAAGTGTTTCTGGGGGAGGATCTGGGAACTGTTAAGATCCTGATATGTAATGGAAAAGGAGAGGCTAATAAGTCTCTCCTTTTTATTAAAAACCATAACAGCAGTGATTGTCAACAATTACCTGAATCATGACCAGAGATTGTTACATCTCCACATACCACTTCTCGGCTAAAATATACACTTCCACTCTTGGTCCCGGATCCTGCGGGAATTGTAAAGCTAGCGCTATTGACCTGCTCTTCTCCGTTTTGTGTATATCCTATACCACTCACAGAACCAGATATAGATCTACCACATTGATTATTATACGTAATCGTAAATCCTCTTGATGTGACAAGTTGTTCATGGCTCATGCAATCATTATTCATAGATACCGACCATGACCACGTCTTTGTTGGCTCCACGCAATCGCACTCCATAGCGTTGGCTTTTTCCTGCGCTAGTCTTTGTGTGTCAGCCTGTGCCGCGGCGGTAAGTTGGTAGTTTCATCAACCTTGTTTATTCTATTTTCGATAGAAATGACTAATATTGTATCACCAATATTAAAAAAGTAAGATTATGGTATGTGCTAAGAAAAAGAAGATGGCAGAAGGAGGCAAAGTCTCCGAGAAAAAGAAACCTCAACTGAAATGTGGAGGCAAGGTTAAGAAAAAGAAGTAATAACCGGAGGGGTATATCCCCTCCTTAGTATTTCATGCATGAAAAATTCAGAATTTGTATCTAGGATCATGAATGACATGAACTCCATCAATAAGGACGCTCATGTCAGTAGAAGATGGATATTGTCCATAGGCAGGCAAAAAGCAAGGTCTTATATAGCCCAGAAGTATGCTGATGGAACCTTGTTCGGCGAGGAATCGCTGTATACTCATATTAATTGCATGGAAATGGAGAGGGTTCGTAAGGTAGATTGTTGCTTTGATGAGTTTAAGTTATGCAGGATACTTATGAGATCCAAGAAAAGATTGCCCGATATGATATATACCCGTATAGGTCCGGCTATCATCAAAGTATCAAACATCATGGATGATATTATATTTACCTCCATATCGTTAAGAAAATACGCTAACAACAAGGAACGTAAATACGGGAATATAGATCAATACTATTATTATGTCAATGATGGATATATCTATATACCAGATATTAACATAGAGGCTATAAATGTTGATCTTATAACTCTCGACAGAAAAGCGGCGTTAGAGCTAGGGGGATGTGGAGCTGAAAAAGATAAGCCATGTACATCTCAATGGGATTATGATTTCATATGCCCAGACAAACTTCTTGAATATGTGGTTTCCGAAACATTAAGGGAAACTGTAACCAAATTGCAGATCCCTACGGATGAGAACCCGGATATGGATATTAATAAGAAAACACAAAAAATTCAATAACATGAATCTAATAAGATCAATAATCAATTTCTTTGGTTTCAATGACGCCATAGTTGACGGTATAGGCGAAAGAGGGATGAGAGACAGCTCTATCATAAGATATAATGAGGTGCACGATATGTATGATAAGATTATAAAAGATCTGGGAGATATGTCGGCTTACGTATCCAAGGGTTATATCTATGATAAGATAAAGGAAAGAACGGGATTAAGTACCAGACATATTAGTAGGATATTAAATCATACTAAGAGAAAAGATCTTAGGTTTATATAAAAAGGAGAGGATAATCAACCTCTCCTTTTTGTTTTTAACAGCCTCCACCTTGACTTGGATTAGATACATACATGCTTGTAGCATTGCTAACACAATCACTTCCGCCTGATATCGTTCCCGATCCGGATGGTATGGTGACTGTTTTAGTGGTAGAGAAATATTCTACATCTCCAGATGGTTCAGATCTAGTATAATACACATCAAATGATGCTGTTTTAGATTTACCACATGGATTATCATAGCTTACGGATATACTTAAGCATTGTCCATTAAAACTTCCGCTAGCGTAAGCGCTCCATGTTTCGAGGCAATCGCATCTATCGGCCTGCGCCAAGCCATTAGCGTAAGAGATACCATCGGATTGTAGGTTATTGTCGGCTATCCTATTTGCCTCATCCTTGGTGCAGGCGGTGTATTTACCAGCGATTTGCTTATAACTGATAGTCTTAGGAGTACAGTTGCTAGGACAGTTCGTAGCCTTGACATTTCCCCATCGGTCATCATTGCCAACCTTAGAAGGACATATCCTAGCATCAACTAAATTTTGTAATGCATCCTTGTACTCTTTATACTTGTTATAAGCTTGTTCACTAGCCAGATTCGATGAAGAAGCACAAAATTCACCAGCGCTAACCACCTTAATAGGGCTATCAGGAACACATACATCACCGCATTCGCCCGAACATCCCTTACATACCTCATTGGTATAGACAGTGTAGTCATGTGGATTACAGCAATGTTCACCACCATTCTGCCAATATCCTGTAGGATCGCACTCGCTAGAATAATGCTCCTCGCTATTACCATTATTACACCTGCTATTATCCATATGATATGTATTATCACACCCGCATCCACAAGATCTCGAATCGGACTCAACCAACTCATCTTGATTTGGGGCTGAAGAGCAAGGATTGGTCTGATTCCTACTCCTACGATAATCGCATCCACTACAATAGTAACTCCAATCATCATAAGATGGGGTATCATCGTCATCGGCGCAATCACCATTCTTATTAGCGTAAGCTTGAGCGGCGGTCTTAGTCGCCGTATCATTCTTGAAAGCGTTTTGAACCTTGCTGTCGGCATCCGCCTGAGATACGGTAGATGTCAACGCTGACAACCCTAAGGCGCTATAAGGAACGGATAGAGCGACACCATGTTTACATGTACCACAATTATCCTTATAAAATGTAGCGCTTCCAGTACCGGTCCATACACAAGTTCCATGTTGGTTAGCGTAATCCTGTCCCTTCTGGTCTAAGATCTGCTCGGCCTTGCTTCTGGCATCAGCCAAAGAAACCTTGCTGGTGATAGGCGTACCGCCGTTAACCTGCGTAGAGGTCACTGTTATTCTCTGACCAACCCCGCTTCCGGCGCAATTGTTCCTATAGAAGTCACGGCTTGCCACGTAAGTCCATGTACATCCTCCATTCTTATTGGCGTAAGCCTGACCATCAGATCCACGAACCGCGTTCTCAGCCTTCTTGTTGGCGTCAGCCAAGGAAACGGTGGAGGTGTACGGGTGTCCCGGAAGCTTGCTGCTACTTACGGATACCATGTCGCCCACGCCGCCGTCAGCGCAATTGTTCTTCCTAACCTGTCCGGTATAGCTTCCTGTCCACGTACAAGTACCCTTCGAGTTAGCCACGGCCTGACCCTGAGAGTTCACGGCGGCCAATGCCTTGGCGTTAGCGTCAGCTTGGGATACACATGACTTAAACTTACCATCAGAGCTAGGACTTGGATCCGTAACATCATTCTGAGTTACAGTAACAGAGCTTCCAACTCCACCATCCGCACATTGACGGGTAAAGGCCTTGGATGCCGTACCAAACCAGAAACATGTATTATTACCACCAGCTATATACCGCTCTTGATTATCAGGATCAGTATAACAGGTATTGGTATTACGTTGATGTAATTGAGAGATACAGTCCTTACATACGGTCTCTATAGTCTCCCATACCGGTTGCTCGGTCTTCGTATGGCACGTATCATCATAGTTCTTGTTGACGAACGCCTGACCCATTCTATCGATATAGGCCTTAGCCAAAGCGTCTGCCTCTTCCTGAGAACGGGTTGAGGTAAAGAACTGACCCATAAGATCCGGGGTTACGGTGATAGGATCTGCATACTGACAAGTAGGACACTTAGGAGTGAACTCCTTGCTATAATTACCTACATATATCTTCAGTTCGTCGCAAGTACCACGATCGTTGGCTATAGCCTGACCTTGCGCCTTGACAGCGGCCTTGGCAAGCTCATCGGCGGCGAACTGGCTCTCGTATGAGTAGAACGGACCTCCGGTCACGTCAGCCTCAGTAACGGTAACTGAAGACGGGATAAGACCAGACGGACAATTATTCTTCTCAAACGCCTCGCTATAATGACCGGTGTACTTAGGAGCCTCATGGCAAGTACCACGCTCATCGGCGATCTTCTGACCTTGATTCATGACAGCGGCCATAGCGACTAAGTTAGCCTCATCCTGTGATACACAAGACTGGAACGGATGACCTTCCACCATATCTTGTGTCACGGTGAACGGATTTCCTACCTGATTAGCGCCACAATTGCTCTTCGTGAACTCGAAGCTAGCCTTGCCGGTATACATAGTGGCGTTAGAGCAAGTACCCTTGGTGTTAGCCAAAGCCTGTCCTTGAGCCTGTACGGCGGTCATAGCCATAGCGTCAGCGGCGGTCTGGGAGTCGTTAGACTGGAATGGGTGTCCTTCTACCATATCTTGGGTGATTGTCACCTTAGATCCGATCTTACACTCACCACAGTTGTTTCTCGTGAATCCCAAGGAAGCACGGCCGGTGTACGTACAAAGGGCGTGGATATTGGCAAGGGCCTGTCCTTGGGCGTCAACGGCGGCCTTGGCCTTGTTATTGGCATCCTCCTGAGATACGGTAGACGTGAACGGATAACCGTCAACCATCCTATCATTTACCGTATAAGTACCACCAGTTCCAGTACCACAATTGTTACGGGTAAACGTACGTGTATAAGTACCGGTATATACAGGCACCTTCTCGCACTTACCTTTCACGTTAGCCACATCCTGACCTTGAGCCTCGACGGCGGCCTTAGCCTTATTGTTGGCGTCTTCCTGAGATACGGTAGACCTGAAATCTCCTGTCACCATAGTCTCATCCACGACAACCTTGGTGCCGTATTGGGTCTCATCACAGTTATTACGAGTGAACTCCTTATTATACCTACCGTAGTAGATCGTCTTCTCCTTACACTCACCTTCTAGGTTGGCTTGTTGCTGGGCGTTAGCCTCAAGATCGGCCTTAGCCTTATTGTCGGCATCCTCCTGAGAGATAATAGAGAAGTACTTACCAGCGGCTACAACATAAGTATAAGGTTGACCGATATGGAACTCATCGCAATTGTTTCTCGTAACTGTCTTCTCCATCCTTACGTTATAGTAGACGTTAGTCTGACAGTCGCCACGCTCGTTGGTGATAGCCTGACCTTGCGCCTCGACAGCGTCCTGCGCCAGCTTATTGGCGGCATCCTGCGATACCATAGAAGTGAACGGATATCCAGAACACATCTTCTCGTCCACAGTGAAGTCAACAGGAGTAGAACCCTCAGGGCAGTTGGTTCTCTGGAATACCTTGGAATACGATCCGGTAAATACCGGTATCTTCTCACAGTTACCTTTGATATTGGCTATATCCTGACCTTGAGCCTCGACAGCAGCCCTTGCTAGGCTATTAGCGTCTTCCTGAGACACGATGGATCTGAAGTCTCCCGTAACCATCGTCTCGTTAACAACCACATCCGTACCGTATTGCGTGGAGTCGCAGTTGTTACGGGTAAAGGTCTTACTAAACTTACCATAATAGATATTCTCCTTAGGCTTACACTCACCCTCCAAATTGGCTTGTTGTTGACCGTTCTTCTCAATATCCTCAAGAGCCTTCCTATCGGCGTCCTCCTGAGAGATGGAAGATACGTACTTGCCCTCAGGAATGATATAAACATATTCCTGACCGTCACTGAACTTATCGCAATTATTACGTATAAACGTCTTCCTCTGCTCCTCGTTATACCAGATATCGGTTATACACTCACCATGCTCGTTGGCGTATTTCTGACCGTTCAGGGCTATATCCTCCATAGCCTTGGCGTCTGCGTCCTCCTGCGAGATAAACGACTTGTAAGTCCTTTCCTCGACCGTATACAACACCACCGATCCATGTTGGTTGGCCAGACAGTCGTCCTTGGTGAACGGCTGAACCATCTTGATATTATAATAAACGGGTTTGGCGTCTTGGGCTATCATATACTCCTTGACAATATTACCGTCCTTTGACGTTATACGGAACTTAGCCGTACAGATCTGACCGGTATAATTAGCCTTGTATACGATATTGAGCTTATTATCGCCTACCCCATGGCTCTTGTCGTTAATGGCAAAGCAATTACCCTCGACACAATTCTTATCTATTTCCCTTGCCATATTATCCTTCAGTTATTCTCCATGAAACATCATCTCCGGCCTCTACCCTCACGATTTGGGTATCACCATCCTTATTAAGCGTCAACCTTTGCGGATCCACGTTGAAGGGTGGTTCCGGTTCCGGCTCACTACCATCACCGCAAGTGCAACATACCAGCTCGATATCATACTCGGTATTGGACTTGATATCGATGACAACCTGACCGTTCTCGCTAGTCACGTTATCGAAGTCATGATCAAGTATGATATAAGGTATATCATTAGGCTGTTGATTGATATTAACAACCTTACCGTTCAAGACAAACATCTCATGATGCTGTTCGTTATCCATATTCTTAGGCATAGCTATGACAAAGCTAGCCTCATACAAATCAGTGGCTCCGGGATCCTCAGGATCGGCATACACTATATATCTGCTATCCTCTTCCGGGACTTTCATGGATAAGCCGTTCACGTTCATGGATACTATATAGGACTTGCTCACCGAACCACCAAGAGTAAGGCAGGAAGCCTTGACCGAGGCGGAGTTGAGCTTGGCGTTGATGACCGCCGTCCCACCCTCCATGTCGAACATGATATTGGTCGGATCCACGCTTACCCGCTCCATACCCTTCTGGGTTATAGTGGCGAGCTTCGTAACCTTGCCTTTCTCGACCGCCACGTAAGTCTCCCTAGGCAACCTACCCATCCATCCCGGCTCTACCTTGATAGCCACCTTGTCGGGGCCGGTACCGGAAATCTTGTCGTAGGACACCCATGAGGAGCCTTGCTCGATCTTAGCAAGAATATCTTTTAAATTATTCATATCATTCCGCTTGAGTTATAGTCCATTTATCACTCTTACCTACGATAATCTCCAGAATCTGCTCGCCACCCTCAGGAGGATACTCGAAGTTAGTAGGCTTAATCTCAAACACGCTGGCGCCTCCACAACCAAGATCACAGATCATATCCGGCAACCATCCCTCCTCGAAAAAACGCTCTATAAGCTCCCTGACGGCCTCTGAAAAAGAATCAAGCTCTAACCTGTCTACGGGGAGAGATCCCTTCTTGAGGGTCTCACCACATACCCAGCCGTCGCACTCGGAAGCCAAGACCGTATCGTACACTCTTTTAGCCATAACATGAGGTATTTAAAATATTACTATTCAATGTAGTATATACGATATTAACATCAGTGAACTCATCACCCATGCAATATTTCTTCTTAAACTTAACGGACCTGCCAGAAACGACATATCCGTCATTAGGGACGATAGTACCACAATAGGTAACGCTGAGCACGTTCAACGGCTCGTATCTTAATCTGACAGCTTGAACGCCCTTGAACGAGTCACGCTGGATGGACGCCGTGGCGCCAGATACGGCAACCAGCTTCCTTACCAGAGACTCGATTACGTTATTCATGCCATCACCGTTCCTGATATCTGCCTCAGGAAACGACTGACCGTCATATATGATCTGGGAGCTGTAGATACTACATTCGTTCCCCGGTCTATATTCCGGCTTACATGGATTACAATTATTTCTCATATCAAATCAATTTATTGATCATTCTTCTTAATTCAAGTATCTCGGCATCCCTATCCCGTATAGCCTTTATCATAGCGTTAAGGGTATCGGACATATCGCAATTAGGGGATAATCCCAATGATTCCACACGCACCTTATCACCGGGGTAAATACAATCGGTACTCATGTACGTAGAGCACGGTACTTTCGTGTCGTCTACAGTAGGTCTGTATTGTTTTTTGTTGCAACCGTTCATCACCAAACCTCCTCTTCAGTTCCGCTATCCCCGCCGCTACCACCGGCGTTGACAAGCTCGTTTATAATCCTCTTCAAATCCAGAACCTCACGATGGTATAAATCTATCTGCTTATCCCTAGACGCTATAATACGCCTCAATGAGTCTATAACGACAGAAATGTCAGTACCTTTCTCTATGCCATCCGCTACCAACTCATCGCCTGAGTACAAGACGCATTTATCATACAAGGTTATAGGACATCCATAACCAACACAAGGTTCGTTCTGACAATCCCGATCGCAAGGATCACAAGGATCATCATAACATTTGTTAAGAAACTTATCTATCTTAACGCCATGACAACACTCTTCGGGACGTTCCCGTGAATGATCATGACAACAACCACCTGTATTACACATATTAATAATATTAATGTTTTTAGCAAAGATACTTATTTGGTTTGGAAACAAGACAACATACGTTATTAAACAATATAAGGGACACGTCATTCGCATCCCCTATACCCATAAACCATAACAACAAGATAAGATCAGGACTTCAATTTAAGAACAGGATTACCCCATCTGTCTTTCCACTGCCTTCCCAAATCGTTTATAACGCCATCATAGTCTTTTATATATCCAGCCTTAATAGCATAAGATATATTTCTTTCTATTGATACTATCATATCTAGCTCCTCGAAGGAGGCTCTATTTCTTATTCCTTCCTCATGCACACCGAAAACAACGAAATTAATACCCTTAGCAATTCTTGATAGCGATTCCTTTAAATTGCTCTTATCGCTTATAAGCGAAGATACACTGCTGCACATCTCTATATAAGCGTCACCAGCTGCATTTCTTACCCCTACGATATTATCAACAAACCACATTACGACATCGGCACAAACTTCAGGACTCATCTCCATAGCCACCACGAGGAAAAGATATGGATTCATATACCACATTTGGCCATCCCCCTTACCCTTTCGGCATGCCAACCCCATTTTGTTTAAATCACTAAGATTTAGGGTCTTGTTTTGTAGGCTGATATTTATCCGCTTACATAAATCCCTGTTTTCTAGTCTACTAATTATTTCCCTACATTTCTCCTGAAAGCCATCATACTTAATAATATCATTAAGCTTCTTAGGAGATAAACCCTTTTTAAGCCTATCATCAGACAAGACTTTCATAGCTAAAGTGATGTTAACAAAACCATTATCACTGAGCGCAGGTATAACAACGCCCATCAATCTCCTATCAGAAGATTTGATTTCAACCCGACTTTTCATAACTTTGAACAATATTTTAAATTAAACATAATACCTATCGGTTCGAGATGAATAGATAGGTATGCAAATATAAAATATATTCAACATATAAGCAAGTGTATTACAGTATATAAACTTATCACCATTGATATATATACAAAAAAATGGAGGAGACACACAATCCCCTCCAAAACACTAATCTAACATTATGGAAAACACAAACGCATTCTTACCAATAACACTGATCTTCTTGATCGATATTCTCAATCCATTTCTCGCACTCAAGATTAAGATCAGCGTACTCCTGCCCCTCTACCATCAAAACCTCACGGGCTTTGGCGTTGGCATCCTCAACCGATATCCATGACCTAAACCTGTTGGCTTTGATAGAGTAATATACTTTACCGGACTTATATCCGAACGGACATACCTTTTCAAACCAATCACCGATCTTCGTATTATAGAATACAGGTGAACAACTACCCTCGGCGTTAGCCTTCTCCTGACCTTCTTTCATAAACTTCCTATAAGCTAACGTATCGGCGTCTATCTGGGATATATCGGATATGACGGCTCCGGCTGGTAATTCATATACAATACCTTCCTTGCCTGATGTGCCAGCCTCACAATCGTTCTTGTAAAACAAGCCACGAAAAGGCTGTGAGGCCCAGTCCTCGCAGCAAGCCCCGACGGAGTTGGCCTCTCCCTGCCCGATCCGTCCAAGCTCCACCATGGCCTTATCATTGGCATCTTTCTTAGATACGTAAGAGACAAACCTGCCTTCCTCTATGCATACCTGCTCCTTGGACCCCCTACCGCTTACGCAATTGTTCTTGATAAACTCATCGCATACCTGATCATTATACCATACAGCCGGTATTATGTCGGCATATGTATTGGCGTAGTCCTGACCGTTGGCTTTGATATCATCCTCAGCCTTGTTGTCAGCCTCCTCCTGCGTATCGCCAAAATAGACGTTGGCCGGGACCCGGTAGTCAACAGAGCCGCCCACGTACCCGGCAGGCGGGTTATTTCTGGTGAACGTCCGTACTATTTCTTTATTACTGTATATCATTACGATTCACTTTGTTACAAAGATAGATATTTTACCGATATGAGACACATAACCGTAAATGCAAATACGCAGTTGCCTGATTATCAATTTTTGGGCAAAAATGGAATTAATTATCCCAGTGATTAAACGACTCCGATCCGGCAAAAACGCCATAATCCCTGAACATGCCTCCACATAATATAAAATCGCTTTTCTTACTACCGTTTATAGATGACAATATATACCGGTAACCCTTTCCTGTTATATAGATAGTCCTTGCATATACAACCTTTCCGGATTCCGTACATATATTCTTATCACGATAATGAGCAAATCCTTTCTTTACGGCGTTAGCCGTAATCTCCCAATCTCCATTAACCTTAACCCTTTTGACTATTATCTTTATTTTAACAAGAAAATCTCGTAAACATTTATCGCTTATAATTATATCATTCTGCTCAAGCTTCTTGGCTAAATCCCTTACCAGCAAATCTGACTCTCCAGACATGATAAACGACTCTGAAAATTTTATATCCTCTTTCTTCGACTCAAGAACCTTAGCCATCTCCTCGGCTTTGGCCCTCTCCTCTAACGCCAGCTTCTCGGCGGCTACCCTGCCACGATATTCCTTAGCCCAAGCCTCAGCAGCGGCGGGAGGATCATTAAAATCAGGAATCACGCATTTGCCTGTAGTGAGAAGCTCTTTAATTCTGTCCAAACACCATAACCTAAAATCAACGCTAAGCCACTGAGCGAAATCCAAAGCCAGATCCTCACACATCCATGTGCCAGGATTAACCGTACCCCTGATAATCGTAACAGGCTGAAAATCAGCATTACCATATTTTCTGGTAATGGCATTAATTAACTCATTTACAGAAGATAACGATAAATAATCATTTGGTCTCTTTTTAAACGGCTTCGCCATTTCGGTAGCATTCACATAAGTGATACCGTTCTCTGTTTTGAAAGTTATATCATTACCATTGTAGCTAAATATTGTAGATAATCCGTTTTCGTTGGATTTAGACGCCAAAATCCTACTACTATTATTCATAGAATCATTGAAAATAATTATATTTGCACTCATAATAAATAACCTATGTCCATTACATCGTGAGATATGATGGACATACAAAAATAGCCAATCGAATCGTCTATGACAAATCAATTGGCTATTTTTTATATCTAACACATAAAGATATTTTACAACTTACAAGAGTATCTATCTAACCTACTTATTTAGAAGACTCCTTACAAATTGGATACTTGATTTACAGTAGCTTAACATCTAGCAATCCTCATAAATCAATATCTATACATATGATTATCACCATCGTCCATTTTTGGACTATGGCTCGTTACTCACGACAAATCTTATCCTCCAAAGCATAAAGAACTTTCGCTACGGTCTTATCGCCACTTACCTTCACGCAAGACTCACCAAGATCCCGGACATCTATAGCCTCCCTGATACGGGTAAGCTCGTCATATATCTCCTCTATCACGTCAGAGATCATAACGCACTCATCAGAGTCCTTATGCTTCGACCACTCCGGAAGATCACCCTCATAAGGTACGCAAGTGGACGGAGTTATATGTGAACAATTATACTTTCTCATGCCAACAATTTGTTAATACGTTCCTTTAACGATCTTACCTCATCCGGGCATAACCCGCAATCATTATCACATAATGACCTTTGCAGACGAATTATCTTACCCCAATAGGATATATCGGGCTTGTCACCGATCCTGTACCTATGATATCTCATGTATCTACCCCATTGACAAGACAGCCATTCGTCTACGACCTTACATAGATCTATCCTATCAAGGTTTGATATGCTCTGCGCGCCCATCCAGAATCTCCTTTCTCATTTCCTGTACCTCCTCGTCAGGCGGGCATCCATATGGCAGGTTCTTGATCCATTCACGGATCTTTTTCTGCATATTAAGATAAGATACACCAACGCCATCACCCTTAGTACGAACTTGCTTATATATACTAACCACGTCACGCTCCATGGTCTGCAACGGATCTTGCATAACCATACAACCAGCGGTACTTCTAGAAGCGTACTCCATATCGCTAACAGCAGTAGAAGAAGAATGATTCATCATGCTTCTCTCAATCCTTTCCCTCTCGGCCTTTAACGCCTTTTCCTTACAAGTATTACAACCCACGACTAAATATTTTTATGTTTAACAATCCACGCAATTGGTAGCCATCTCAAGAAGCTCTCCGACACGATCAATAATCTCATGGGCGGCCCTTATGTTATCCAACCTGACATTCGCCTCGGCTACGGCCATAAGTGTCTCCATCTCCTGTATCTTGCCTATAAGGTCCTTATCCATATCCTCACACAAGATATCAGTCTTGATCCATAGCCGGTCAAGACGCCTGCGTATAAGATCCGTCTTAAGATACTTGCGACTGAAATTGTAAGTAGAAGGGCTACCTATGATCTTAATATCATATATACCGTCTGGAAGATCAAGATACTTGACATTACAATCATCGTAATTAAAACAATTGAGACCTAGTGTTAGGCTGGTAAAGGTATTGACCTGATTCTTGCCAAGAAACAACGTAACGGGGTCGGACATCCCAGGGGTAGTGATCTCGATGATCGCCTTCCTGTCCTCCAGCAGCCCCCACTCGGACTCATCCAGTACCTGCAATACCTTTGGATCACGTGTCTCTATCACCTGAAATGACAGCCGAATATCATTCATATTAACCTTCTTATCGTACCGGCACAAGCTATCATCATAACGGGCTTGCATATCAAGATCCGGTACATCGGTATAATATGTCTTGACCTCATGCCCGTTGATAAATACCGATGTTATCTGGCAAACATGAGACCTAGCGACATCAAAAAACACCATCCTTACATTACCCTCATAATCAACGCCCGATGTCGGGTATGTCAATATCTGGGTATTATACTCACCATCGTTACGTCTAGCCACGACAGTAATAACGATAGGTTTCTCTATATCGTAATCATCCATGATAATCCTAGCGGCGAACTTATCATGAATTATCTTCGGTATGATATTTATCTGGTTCATATTAATATCTTTTTCACAAAGATACTAATTTGAACAATATAACAAATGAAGCTACAAGATAAGAGCTGCAAGTAGATCTTCCTCACTAAGAAGAATACCTCCATTAATAGCCATAAACATGGCTAGATAAAGATAAAGAGACTTAAGATCATAGGTGAGCATCCTACTTCTAAGAGCCACGATAAACCTATTAAGGTCGGTATTATCTCCAGCTACCGACATATAACTTTTAAAAAGAAAAGTACTGTATATAGGATCGGATATAGATAAACCAACATTATTATAAGATATATCACATACCTCTACCCACAATCTAATAGACTTAATAATCAAATCCTTTATAATTGACTTATTTAGCATACATCCAAATCTTACCAAAGCCACGATGTCACCCCACTTCTGACCAGAAACATCCCTTACGACATACATAGATCCGTTTAACGGGTCTTTCACAATAGATGATAGAACATTCTTACATCCAATAGAATCGGATAACTCTTGAATGTTAAACATATCGTTATCATGATTAAAGATAACAGATATATCACCACCTCTTACGACGCTTAAATTATCCATCACGAATCCTCCATAAAAGAACAAACATCAAAACAATCATCAAAAGAACAGAAATCAGGAGCATATCTCTTCTTCCCGTTCTCTATATCAGAAGCAGTCCTATCAGCAAAAGCCCTTAACTCCAATAAGCTTACACCTAAAAACTCTAATGCCGATTTCAGATACTTATACAAGGATGAGATCTTCATTTCTTTAAATCCCTCATGATCCAGGCGTTTGTTGAATTTACTAAAAAGAGTCTTATCATTTCTCCCATCAGCCCTATTGCCATTATTCTTAAGCCTACCGTTTGACTTAACAATATTCCTTATACTATTGATTGATTTCGTACCAATAATATTCACCATAATCATAACCTTATGATCAACAGCCGCCTTTCTAGCCTTGTTAGCTCTCTCCTTAGAACTTACTGGAGAAATATCTTCACCACCTCCAATATATCTAAATTTAGCCTTGCTTACGAAACATGATGGATATATCTTACGCATATTCCATTTGTAGTTATAATCACCAATGGATCTCATAATTGAAAATTCATTGTCAACAACCAACGAAACCATGCTATAAGCCTTCTCAAAACACTTAAAAGAACCGACATGCTCATAAATGAACCGGTATGTCATGCCTAACTTAAAGTCATTATCAGATATCCTGTTAAACGCAATAGCTCTATCAAAGTTGATGATAATAGCCATGATAATCTTAAGCCTAAAATAAGGAGGTATATAGATGTTGTTAGGATCAATATCCCTTGGATTAGCCGTTGTATAGTCAGCACCAGCGAAAGTATCTCTACGTTTCTTGAAATTACGTGGATATATAGGCTGACCTTTAGACAGCTTAATACAAGAGCGTCCCTCAGCTATCTGCTTCTTCTCAGCCTCAGTATATACAGGAAATTCTTTTATCATAGAAGAACATTTCCTCATGTAATTCAAGTCAAACTTCATATCGCCATTATCTTAAACACTTCAAATATACGAAAAAGATATGATTCTTGGAAGTAAAAACGTAGCTAATTTTACTACATATCAATTATATTATATCAATAATACGGTAAGTGCCTGAAACACAGTTGTCCATTTTGTGACATGTGTATTAAGAAGCTTCGCTACCCTCTCTAGGAAAATCCATTATAAACTATTCTTACCTTTAATAACCGCCTATTGTTAATTAATAACTTGACTAATGAATTGATGTTAGCTAACGCATTTTATTATTCAAAGTAGATAACTAAAAATCATTAACTTAAAAACCAGTAGTATGTATGTAAATAAAGATCTCAATAATACCACCAAAAATGCTTTATGTTTAAATTATCTGCATACTTATCACATCTTCTTGTTCGATCTTATTCGCATAATTACTACCTATGTTAAATGTTAATGAATTTATATACTTACTTCTTTTCTGCGCTAAAGCGTGAAGTGCCAAAGGAAATCGGCAGGGTGGATCGTGAGTCGCTCCGCTCCTGGCCGGCCATGGAAGGCAACCACCAGCCCCACGCCATGACGCCGCCACCTTGTTCATTGGCTTCCAACAAGAGTCACCTAAAAACAATACTTGTCTATACAATTATCTCTACGGTTCCAGAAGTTAAATAAGAACTATTTGGCTTTAAGGAAAGTTGTTAGTTAAAAAGATGGTCGATTAAGTCATCTGGTCAAATAAAATCCTTATATTTGCGATACGGTCGGTTGGATGAGTTGGTTTAGTCGGTGGTCTGCAAAACCATATACCTCGGTTCGAATCCGGGACTGACCTCATATTTGCAATTCTTTTCTGGGGTGATAACCAATAGGTGTATGGGGTTTCTTGTACACCTATTATTTTATCAATCCGAATCTTTTCAACAACACGAATAATACAACCAATATACCTAAGATCGACATAAAGATGATAGCCATCGGCCACCTTGATTCCTCCTTATCGTCTATATCCTTATGCTTGATGTCTGTCTTCTTATCAATATCCTCAATACCGGTAATCGTCTTATCAACGCCAAGGGAATCGGTCGTCACCGTGCTATCCCGCCGGCCGATGACGATATGAGCGTCCGTCTGGGAGGACACGGGTCGCTCCCCAGTGGATGGATCCACCTCCTTCGTAGTATCGAATTTCCTCTCAGTTATGACAATATCAGCATTAAGATCAGATGTCCTGATCTCTACGATCTTCCGGTCCATGACCTCATTTATCATCGTCTCTATCCTGCTTATCAGCCGGCTATCAATAGACGCCTCGCTAACCTGCCTCCTGCTTCCACAAGAGGACAGGAATAGCGACAGACCTAAACAAAAAACAGCCTTAAGACTTATCCTTAACCTTATCATCAGCAATCTTCTTTATATCGTCAAACATCTCGTCAGGTATGTTTTTAGAGAAGCCAAACATCTTGAATACGTTTATCCTCTTGAATACGGCCTTGAACACCTTCACCAAATAAGCGTCAGCGAAAGCATCCCCTATCGTATTCAGGAAAAGCATCACATATCCAACAAGGGCTATATACACCCCATATTTGGTAACGGTAAGTATCATGCTAGCCTCCTCCTCGATCGGGTATAACGTCTTATATATAACACATAATGTCATTACTATAAAACAAGACAAAGCGAACTCCTTAAGAATATCAGTGAACCTGACCTCCCTAAGCCATCTCTTGAAACTAAACCTCCTCCTACGGCTTCTACGGAGCTTCCAGCCCCTTACGCTTTGCGCTAACCTAGCCAAAAAATTCGCTATTAATACTATAAGTAATACGGTCAATAAATGATGCACTGGCTGGAAGTAAGCCCAGCAAGAGGCACCATACGCAAGCGCTATATTCCATAAAGCCCCCACTCGCTCTATCATGTCTTTGTCTTTCATTTTATACCCTATACGCAAAGTTAACCACTATACCGTTAAGTACCTAAAACACCACGGCGTGTATACCGTTCCTCGTATCAAGGCTGTCAAAATGTAACCAACCCACCTTCCCTTCAAGCCGGAAAGGATATGGTAACATATCTTGATGATCCAAGATCAAGCCTCTAGCCTGTTCCGCCGTCATTGACTTGACATCGAAATCCCCAGCCTTACCCAACACATGAGCGGATAGATAAACATCTTTCTTATCCTTAACTATCTGGCAGATGTTGCATCTAAGACCACGTTGGGAAAACTGCCCCTGCTTGTCCCAATTATTACAATACATAGGCTGTTTGATTATATCCCTCCGTAATATAAGAAGATTATGGAGAAACGCAGTATCAAGAAACTGCCACGATCTATCCTTCCACTTATTGTATGTATGAGGACACACCAATTCCACTATATCAAAATACGAACCTAATTCTTTTATAATATCATTTCTATTCATATTATCAATTTTTAAAGTAATGCAAAATAATAATACCACGATAACCTGATCCTCCTCGACCGCTCGTAGCCCCACTATTAGAAGCTTTAGAGGCTCCTCCTCCACCACCTCCATAATAAGTGGCATTACCTCCATTTTCGCCATTAATAATAACACCCTCAATATCCTCGACTCCAGCTCCATCACCTCCCCCGTGATTTCCGCCTTTCCCTCCGGATAAAAAGCCCATATTCCATCCTCTTGTATAAGCCCCCGATCCACCACCAGCGCCCATAGGATAAGGATATCGGTCAGGATATTTGTTGTTAAAAACATATGATCCATCTTGCCCTGGATTTCCCGGGGAAGAATCATGGCCATCCCCTTTAACTCCATATCCGCCTCTTCCACCTTTACCGGCGATAGCCTGATATGTATCGAATACACTATCCCGACCTACATCTCCAACAACCACCCTATATGTAACACCTGGATTTACGGATATAGTCCTAGTCAGTACATCACCTCCGTTACCGCCACTCCCGGCATTATATATATCGGAAGATTCTCCATTAAGACCTCCGGCGACCAACGCGAACTCAACCTCATAGACCCCATCAGGAACCGCCCAATATCCATTATCCTGAGGAGATAATTCCTCGAATACCTCTATTATCTTCCTTTTGGGTAACATCCTTCTTCTCATCATAAAGCAAATAGGATTTTACCCCCCCCCCCCAATTTAGTTTTAAAATATTGATATTCATAATATTATTCTGGTTTAATCGTCCATCTCTGGGCGTAGTTATTTTTTAGCACATATATCTTCTCCATAGGTGTAGCGGGAGACCCGTTGGACGAGCCTTTCACGAATCCCTCTGGGGCCTGCTCCGTGCCGGAAGGACGCTGGTTTTCGGTTGGATAAGCAGCAAGATACATGCTTACCGAAAGACTATAGAACTGGTTCCTCTTCCCATCCTTAGCCACGGATGTCATAGTAATCTGATCCCATCCTACAACAAGGTCGTAGAAAGAGTTCACGAAATCATCTGATCTTTTTTGGCTATGAGTGGATGCATTCACGTTAAACCATGTAATAGCCCTCATCTCATAAATATAATCCGGAAGCTTATCCATTCTAAGACTATTGCTATGAGCTGCAACGAAACTAGTAAGATGTTCCAATCCCCTTCCAGACATATTATCATCATTCCAACCCGTCCTCCTTTCTCCATTTACCCAGTCATCTAAAAAATAAAAATCAGTAATATTAGGATTTATCTTATCTACCTCGAAAAAAGGAAGGGTATTTATATCAAAATAATTCCACATATCAGAAGGGCCAGGATGTATTTTCAACGAAGTTAATTTAGGAAGATCATTAAACTCCTTTATATACCTATCCAAATAACATGAAGACAATTCAAGGGTTTGAATATTTTTCATATTTTTTATATTCCTTATCCCGCTAGATTCTATATCCCTAAGATCAAGCATATTAAACATATTTAAATAATATACCTCTGTCTTACTGGTTATAGCCTCAGGAATTACGGTCATTCTTTGCCCTATATTTTGAAGATCGATATAAATTAACTTTTTGGATCTTGACAACTTGTCTACAGGTATACCGTCATTAACATACATCGTATGGGATACGACCAAAAACTCAAGTCCTGGTATATCCACAATCGGGAAAGCCGTCATCTTACAAATTTGGATATTGGCATAATAAATATCACAAGTAAAATCTATCGACACAGCCCGTTGCACGTCCCTCCTCCCATCAGCGTAAGCATGATTATCCACAGGTACGTATTGCGATCCATCCTCCTTCCTGAACCACCACGTAGTATTGGGATTTTTCTTATGTTGTATCGCTAAAGAACGGAATATAATACGATAATTATCCTCCCCTTGAACCTTGGTCATAGGAAACTGCTCCTTTATTCCATCCCCCCAATCCACATTAGCCATACCGGGCTTTCTGGATCTAAACTCGACAAACGTATTATAAGGATTACCAACGACAGGATCAGGTACATAATTATAATCATCGGTATAATAATTTCTAAGTGCCCTATCCCATGTGGTGAACCACACGAACTTGTTGGATGATGCCTCGTATTTATATAATGTCTTAGCCATTACCTATCTTGTTAAAATATTCTACAATAACATTCCTGTCCAATCCCATAGAATCACATAAATACTCCCCTTCTGGTTGACCCCCAAACGATAATACCTTATCCGTATCATGAGCTAAAACATCTCCATTGCCTACAAAGGTACGCCCATCGTCAAATACGATAAGCTTATATGGCTTATACGACCTCGTGTCAATATCAGAAGATCGTATTGACCTTAACACCGAAGCCTCTGGCGCCATACTAAACCTCCATCCATAATTATTCATAAGCACATAAACCATCTCCATAGGAGTCGATGGAGAGCCATTAGACTGACCCTTTATAAAACCAGAAGGTGCCTGTAATACGCCACTAGGCCTTTTATCAGAAGGACTGGAAGCCGAATACATAAGTAAATACAATCCATAAAACTGATTCCTTTCGCCATCAGAAGCAGAGGAGGACATAGTGAGATAATTAAACCCCATTACCTTATCATATAATGTTGATATAAACGTATCACATCGACTTTGGGTTGACAAGCAGAAATGCATATAAAAGCTATTCATAGACCTCATCTCATATATATAATCCGGGAGATTACTTACATCTATATTACTATAACTATGTGAAGCGTCGAGACTCTCAATGTTTTCCAACCCCTTACCACTCATATACGGATGCCAACTTACAACAGATCCATACCATCTGTTTATATGACTGAAAATCTTTAAACTAGAATTTATCCTATCCACCTCATCCATAGCCGGGCATGTATTAGGATCAAACGATGGCATAGCTACTCCCGGGGATATATATAATTCTCTTAGCTTGCTAAAAGACAGCCATTCCCTTGGATATACCCTAACCCTTCCACCAGCTAAATGCAATATCTCCAAATTAGGCCACATGGAAGGGAATTTCCTTATATTGGAAGCTTCGGTATCACTAAAGTCAATAGACTTGGACAAATTCAGACCTTTCAATTTAGTTAGTCTATTCCAATCCTCCGGAATGGACGTCAACGTATCCACACCAAACTCACTTAATGTTATACGCTCTATATTTACCGATCTCATTATCCTATCCTTTGGTATATCTGTTATGGTACGATCCCCAGGAATACTTATAATTATATTGATAAGGCTAGGCATATCAAGTATAGGGAAACCTACCATCATAATCCTATAGGATTCCATCATCGTAACATCATTGGTAAAAGACATGGATATCACACGCTCCTTATCCATGCCATCATCATAAGTATGATTAGGGACAGGGATATACTCACTCCCGTCATCCTTATAAAACCACCATGGGTGACTGTAGGGATTCTTACGATAACTTATATCCCTTCTCCTGAACATCAACCTATATTGACCATATATAGATCCACTCCTAGCCTTTACAAAAGGGAATTGCTCTTTATTCCCATCTCCCCAATCAACCTCGCACATGCCGGGAGCATTAGAATAAAATCCTATAATCTCATTATAATTATTACCATCCAATATAGGATCAGGCACATCATCAGTAGTATCATTCCTGTTAACTCCCCTAAAAGCGTATTTGCCTTTAGTAAAAAAGGTTATAGACCCTTTATTCGTATCCTTACATATCAACTTCATACCTCTCCCTCCTCTATTCTCCTGAAATACTCGACAACCGGTGAGCTGTCCAATCCCAGATCGTTACAGATATCCATAGCCTCGTATTTGTCGGCGAAATTATACTTACTCATATTATCATCCAATACATCTCCGCCGAACACGGATACATGGCCGTCCTTTACGCCAAGGACGAAAGGGGTGATCCTAGCCTTCCCAGCCCGCCTTGCCCTCGTAAGGGCGGCCTTAGAAGCCGGGGCAGGGGCCAAGACCCATGTCTGCCCGTAGTTATTGGTAAGCACATACACCTTCTCCATAGGCGTCGTAGGATTACCGTTGCTAACACCCTTAACAAACCCCTCAGGGGCTTGATAAACGCCAGATGGTCTCTTGTTGGTAGGAGCTGCGGAAGTATATAAATCTAAGGTAAGTTTATAAAACTGATTCCTATTACCGTCAGAAGCCGTCTGTGACATCGTTATATAACTCCACGACATTATCTTATCATAAAATGTATTTACGAATGTATCAGCCCTCTCCTGCGTATTTATAAATCTACCATCACGCAAAGTCCATATCCTAAATTCCCTTACCTCATACAACCAATCTGGAAGATCATCTACCGGCACCACACTTGAAGAACAATACGTATTATGGATCTTATTTAACTTCCCTCCTACCAGATCTTGTTTCCATGAGCTACCACCACCCATAAAGGTAACGCCTGTCTTATCATCCCCTACCTTATCCACCTCATCAAATACAGGTATATTATTCCTATCGCTTATAATGCTTATACTCACGGCAGGGATGGAGTTGAAGGCCGGATCATAAGAAGGGATATTGCACCAATTGAAATTAAACTCCGTGAGATCCTTCCATTCCGAGAACCTCCTCCAGTTCGAGTCGGGGTTGTCGGCGAAATTGAACACGCTGTTGCACCCGAAATACTTAAGATCCTTCATGTTAAGGAACCCCTCCGGCCAGTTGCTCCACGTTCCCGGATGGTAGAAAGATCCCATCTGTATGTTCTTGAGGTTCACGCTCTTGCTGATCCTGTCATATGGTATATCCCCGTTTTTCAAGACAGATCTTGCCATATGCAGATAAGATATATCGGGCATGTTCATGAGCGGGAACTCGTACAGGACTATCCCGTCCATCTTGAAATCCCTGTCTATGACATTGGAGAATTTCATCGTCACCTCCCTCCTCTGGATGCTGCCGTACTTATGCGGCGGTATGGGCACGTACTGCGATCCGTCCTCCTTCTTGAACCACCACGTGCTGGCGTCGGGGTTCTTCCTCCACTCGATGTCCAGCGACCTGAATATGATCCTGTACGAGCCTCCGTTCCTCACCAGGGGGTACTGCTCCTTCGTCCCGTCGCCCCAGTCCACGTTCACGAACCCGGGCTTGCTTGACGATATGTCCAGGTTACGGTTGAAATCGCCACCGTCGATAACCGGGTCGGGCACATAGTCGGCCCCCCTGCCATTATAGCAAGGGAACCTGTCCTCGTTGACGTAAAACGTGACCGAGGACAACGCTGTGTCATATCCTACAAGAAATCCCATGGCGCTAGCTGATTGAGGTTATGTCGTAAGACACCCATTCCTTGTATCCATTAACCATCTCATATACCTTGTTGATGGTCTTACATACGACAGCGAATCCAATATCCACATTAGGAAACTTCTCGTTAAGCTCATCTATCGTAAGCTCCTTGGTTATGCTCTCATCCCACTTACGCATCTCCTTTACCTCCATGAGGATCGGTTTACCGGTTATGCCTACACTCATGACCCACTCACCCTCACGATTGGCATCCGCCAGATCAGGGAAGATAGTAACGCCAAACAACTCCGTGAGCACGAACTCATCACCGTTCCGGGTAAACGACACCGCCGCTCCGGGGGTCAAGACTACCTCGTTAACCGCCAGCATACTCACCAGCTTCTTGGCTCCCCCTGATACGGTACCATTCAACACGACAGTCACGTTACCCGTAGCACTATTAACGAACTTGATATCATTCTTCTCGCTATTTATAGCCTGTAACCTAGACCCAGATACGATATTTACGATCTCATAATTCTTGTCGTAAGTGCTCTGTAGCGTCACATTACCGTATTTAGTATCGATAAGGGTAATCCACTTAGCCTTACCACCTACTATCTCAACAAGCTTATAAAACACGTCATTGCCGTCAGCGTCAACCCATCTAGCTATAGCTCCAGGAGCGAAATTAGTCACCTCCCGATCTTGGGTATAACTTATAGTGCTTTCCGTAGGCTTATTAGTCAAAGTAACATAAAGGCATTGCTCTACGTCGGCTTCCATCTTAACTATCCCAGCTCCATCGTAATAATAATCAGGTACATTTTTTTCTCGTATCAACAAGATAGTACCTTCCTTAAGCTTATCGGCGTTAGTTGGATCATCCACGAAAGACTTCATCTGGATATAAGTATCGAAGATAATAGACGTACTCTTATCCTCTATCTTCTGATTGATATCATTGACAATATTATTAATCTCGTCTTTCGTATAATAAGGAGATAAATCAACCTTCGGACCTTCCTGCTCTAAAGCCTGAGTTCCATCCCACCAATAATCAGGTACATCCTGCTCCCTAATCCAGAGGCTGTCACCCACACGGAGCTTAGCCGTGTTCTCCGGGACCGCCAGCCACTCATTCATGGCATCGACCGTATCAAAGATATACGCCGTGTTCTTGCCCTCAGCTATACGTCTTACGACAGCCAACTCGCTCTCGACATCGCTAAGTCTTTCCTTTATATTATTGATCTCTCGCTCTAACTTATCATAATTATCCTCCTGATCTATAGCGTCACCGATGGACATATAAACCTCGTTAGTGAGCTTATTGTAGGTAACACGAGCCACCTTCTCGTAGGATGTCTTATACGTAGATGAACCCTTACTGGTATGACAAACAAAATCATACGTATTTTGATACACCACAGATCCACCGGTATTGATGAAATTATATCCATCTTGGCTCATCGTACCTCCCTTGTATCCAACAAGTTCAAAAGAACATTTACCCGTACCTTTAGATCCAAACCATGTAGCGTAGGCCATGAAATACGTCTCTTCAGGTAGGATATCATAATATTTAGCCCTTAAATCCTTCACCGACATCCAAACACATTCCTTACCAGAACCGGTATTATCACCACCCCATTTAAGAACTTCTCTAACAGAGCTATCTCCATTTCCGGGACCAGACCAACCTACAGCAAGATTATCTATGGTGGGAACATTAGAATTAAGGGCTTCCGTCATCGTGTCCAAGTCCCTTCCGGAACTTGATTCCCATAAATATCTGAACGTCACAAAATCAACATCCCCGATCTTAATGCCTCCAGTATTACTAGGATATGTTTTTGTGACTAACTCATAATACCATTTACCATCACGGAAAGTAGCCCTTATCCTCTCTACTTGCTTGGGGGATATAGAGACATATGATCCGCCAACGGAAACGTTATCGCCATCAACCGCACGGGAAGTCCCATCCTTTGGATCCTCAGGGTCCACGGGGGTGTAGATCGTAGCCTGCTTATCTCCGGCATTGATAACAACTATATAATAGCTGTCCCCATCAAGACCCTCATCATGAGCCATGGTTACAAAGCCCTGCTCGCTATCCGGCCTCCATTCAACGACAACCATATGCTTATCCATAGGTATACCGGAAACGCTGTTAACGTAATTGGTTGACGACATGAAAATGGCATGATCATCATAAGCCTCATCAACACGTTGATGCTTAGTAGCCAATCCGTCAAGACGTGATATCTCAATGGGGTCAGTTACCTCGACCCCATTATAATCATACCACTTATATCCTATCATCGTATTCTCACGACGATATTTCCTTTTTCTTACGACCTGACCTCCAGCTAAGGCGTCAATCATAAAATAATCATTACATACTTTAACCATAGCCGTTCAGATTAACAGGTTTGACATAAACAAGCCACGATAGTAGCGCCAACAGGAATGGCGGTCAGCGTAGTCCCCACCGGGTAGGTAGTAGAGGATGACTCCATCACCATCAACGACGTCCGCTCTACGACCATATTGTTATCAATCAACCGGCTCCCCTCCACATAGAACCGGCCATCGGCCACCTCATAGCACTCTCGCACCGGAACCATATGTCTTTGGCTCTTATCCGCGTAATCGCAGATCGTTACCTTAGCTCCATCAGGTATGGAGGTAAGCTCATCACCTACATTATAATCAGGATGATCAGAGTACACGACATACAATATAGACTTAATATCCTGCAATGCCGGATTGACTGTCCTGAATCCCTTCAAATGTATCTTATGACCACCGATCTCATAACAATCATCCACGTCCATGATATTAAGATCACAACTGATAACCGTCCAGCCGTTAATAACCGTCTGCGTAGGGGTAGTATTGATAGGATGATCGGGGTCGGTAGACTCAACGATCTTATAGTCGAAAGTCTTTACATCCAGATTTCCGTTCAACGACTCCTGTCTCCTGATCTTCACCGTACCCTTTCCGGTATCATAACAAGTCTCAGTGGTATCGATAAGTCGATCCATATAATCCGGCTCCTCGCACTCGATACGGGCGAAATTAGATGGCAAAGAGGCATATTGAGTACCAACATGGATATCATTATCTGTAGAACTCAATACATGATGATTATACGACCTAATATGATTTAAAGGGTTGATAATGTAAGTGGATTTAATCCTTACCGATCCTCCAGGTGTCGAGTAACATTCTACCGCATTTCTGGTAATACGATCATCCAACCTTTCTAGAGCACACCTTTCACGGATAAAATCCGCAGGGATATTATTTATCCTATTTCCTAGCCCATACTTATTATCAGACGAGTCCACAATCTCCCAGAACTGGTTTCTTTTCCCAAGATCACCGTCATAAGACACCACATGTCTCATACGCACGCTTCCGGCTGATGTCTTGTAACACTCCTCGATATCAATAGGCATCCTATCTTCCATATCCGTGAAATCACAAGACACCAAAGAGAATCCGTCCGGGAGGGTAGCCAGTTCGGCCCCCGGAACGAAGCCGGCGTCATCCGATTCAAGCACCTCGAAGCGGACGTATCTTGCCTTTATCTTGGAGTCATAAGAAACCAACCTACGAAGCTTGACATTGCCATTGCCTCCGTCATAACACTCGACATAAGACCTGATGTCACGCTCCTCCATATCGTCGAAATCACAGACAGTCCTTACCCACGTATCTGGCAAGGAACTGAAGCTGGCGCCCTCAGGTTGTGACGGGTCGGTAGTCTCCAGGACTTTATAGTTCTTATCCCTAACTCCTATATTCCCGTCCCATGACGTGAGAACCTCCAGCTTCACCTTACCGGCCGGTGTCTTATAACATTCTACAGTTACCTCAATATCCCGGTCCTCCATATCCGTGAAGTCACAAACGACCTCAACCCAGTCATCGCTTATGCTGGTGATAAACTTACCTACCGGATTCTCAGGATCGGTACTTTGCTTGACGCGATACCATTCCTTTCTGGTACCCATCTCGTAATCAAATATCTTATATCCCTCTATCTGCACCCTTCCGGTTCCGGTATCAAAGCATTTAAGCACCGGTATTATCTCCCTTTGGGTCATGTCCGGGAAATCACATACTATACGACTCCATGTATCGGGTATCTTATCATACTCCGTACCGATAGGATTGCTATCGTCAGTCGTATTCACCACCTCATAATGGGATACCTCCGGGTTCAGGCGGGGGTCTACTGACTCAACGCCCTCGATCTGGACCTTGCCCCCTTCCGTGGCGTAACATTTACTTACGAATATCAACTCCCGATCGGTCATCTCCGCTATGCTACAATCTATAGCTACCCACTCGGCAGGAATCTTATCCAATTCCGTACCAATAGGCGTATCAACATCTGAAGAGTTGATGATAAATATCTTCTCGGCCAATATCTCACCCTTATTATTCATATAGGTATGGATACGAGCCTCTACCTGACCTCCCGGAGTACGATAACATTGGTTGACGATCGACACACGGGCGTCCTTGATGTTAATGAACTGATAGTCCTTTTTAGGAACCTCGCTTACAAGTCTCTTTACTCCTTTATCATCGAAGTACACGTAACACCCGTCATTCCTCATCATGACCGGATACGTCTTTCCGTCTATAACAACACCTGAGAAGTCATCTGGCGGAACGGAGAAACCCATGCTTCCGAATATAGAAGCCAGTCTCTTTAAATACTCATTTATCGCAGACATAATATCATATTTTAATTCTACTGCCTCAAAGATAACAAAAAAGGGAAGAGAATTGAATCTCTCCCCTTTAGGAAATATATGAACGCAAAAAAGGTTCTTTATTTCGGCTCAGTTACGATGGCCGGACCAAGACCAGCGGCAGCACCGATCATGTTAATCATCTCCTGAACACCCTCATGAGCGCCATAGCGTACACGTAAGATCAGATTAACCGGATCATCGGCGATAACTTTTCCGAATCCCTGAGCGTATCTATGAGGATTAATCGTGATCTGGAAGTCCACGTATTGGGCTGTTTGTTCAACACGGCTGTATTCGTTCATGAATGTCCGTCCCATGAAATCCTGATGTTTCGGGAAACCGTTGAAATGAGCGTAACCCTTCAACTCGTCATCCATCATATTACCGCCGACATGAGTACGTGGTGCTTTGCTAGACAGTCTCTCGAAGTGAAGTTGATCCCACCAGATAGGAGACCCCTCGTCAAGAGAATCAGGATAACCTCCGCTAGCGCCAACGATCTCAACGCTATCCTCTACATAAGTCATTTTATCCATCAAGCACTCTGACGGAGATAATAACATTTCCTTACCACGGAAACGGATACCGCACTTGCAGTTAGTACCAAGTTCCTGAGCCGACTCCAATTTCTTCCACATACGGTTGCGGTAGGACGCCGGAGCCTCGCTGGTGAAGAATCCCTCGAACACCTTGTCGCACTCATCACACAACATGTTAGTATATACCGTTGTCTGGAAGCTATGCTGGCAAGCCGCAGGAGTACCGTAGTCAGTGATCTCCAGTTCCGGGAAAGCCTGTTTGATTTCCTCCAACGCACTGTTTCCGCACTCATCATCCGGGATCGTGATATAATACTTCTCGGTGGATACCTTACAAGAACCACAAGCTGACCAAGAAGCGGTACGAACCGTAGGATTCTCACACATATCGGATGTCTTAGCCACATAGTAGATAATAGCCGTAGGATTGGCCTCCACGAAAGTAGAGATCTCCTCATCCGTCAATTTCTTGGAAGTAGCGGCAATATACAAACCTGATCCCTTGATCTGACTCATCTTATTAACCGTATCGGCTACAACGTTAGGCAATGACTCCACCGTAGTAGACATATCGACACCGTCATCCTCCAAGGAGATAGAATACAGATAACCACCCTTAACCTCGGTATAGTTAGGAGGACAATCCGTACATCCTTTCATGATAGAGATCAGACGTTGAGTATAATCAGCCGGTTTAGCGCCTTTCTTCATCACCTTATAACGTGACATGCTACCCTCGATAGTCTCACGTACGATCTTCAATCCTGGATATTGGGCACGAACCTCAGCCAATGCCAGATCATCACCAGTATCGCATACCTCCATGCAATAGAAATTGACATCCTCCGTATCAGGCTCAGTAGCCTCGTTAGTACATCTTGTGACCGGAGTGATATCAATATAATCGGACACCTTACCACCACCAGCGATAGGCTGGTTCTTCATCCGCTCAATACACTTCAATACGGCGGGCAACAAATCAACCTCCTCGCAAGGATCACACTCCTCGCATTGATTTGGCGTATTATCACAATCATCCAAAAGGATAGCGTCATTGATCTCTACACGACCTTCCTCATAGCCAAGAAGCTCGAAAGCCCTGCCGGCGAGAATCAAGCGGATAACGATACGGTCGCCCTTGGAAACGGAGAAAGCCGTGTCGTCAGAGACACCATTGTATCCTAAGATAACGTCATCGACATAAGCGTGATCCTTCTTCGGCCAAGAAGCGTAAATCTCGGTGATCTCATTCAACGAGAACAGAGGCGTGGAAAAATCCTTGTCATATATAGAACGGGAAGCCGCTTGTTCATTACGACCGATACGGATCTCATAACGCTTGTCATTACGAGGCTTACCGGTAAAATCAGTCACGGCCTTACAACCGTTCTCGGAAGTATCTTTAGTATCGTAAATACCGATCTGTCCTTCCTTTAATAAGATGGAATCAACATCCACCATCTTAGCGTGCGGGGGTACGAAAAGTACCCGGTCTTGCGGTCTGTGCAACATAATTCGTTTTTTATTAAAATTATTAAATCAGTTCATTTACTTTAATATAATTGGGTATCTCTTTCCTCTAATGAGTTTTAGCTTCTTATATGTAACATTTTTAGAGTTCTTACCATCGAAATCCCTAATGTCAAAACATCCCGATTTTCTTCTTCCATAAATAAAACATATTTCATTGTTATACAATACTTTATCAAACAATCTAAATCCGAAAACCTCAAAAGGAGCTTGATTGTTTTTCTTCTTTCCTCCTTTTAAAATTTTCATTTTATGTATTTGCCTGTTATGTCTACGAATTAAACGCTTCAAGTATTGACGTTCAATTCGTTTCGCATTGAAGTTCCTAGAAATGACAAACGCATCGGATGTATGGGATTTTTCTATTCCGTATTTAATCCGATTGTATTTCGTGATGTAACCGAAAGTCATTGAAACGTTTGGATATCTCGATTTCAACTCCTCGTACAACTTCCATTTCATGATTCCCATAACCGCAGCATCACGAAGTGACTTGCCTCGTTTCACCTTCAAATCGATATTCCCTTTATGATATTCCTTATGACAAGTTTCACACAAGGTAATGAGATTGGATGGTGAATCACCTCCTGTTTTACGAGATTCGATGTGATGAACATTCAGGATCGGGTCTTTCGACTTTCCTTTACAATGTTGACATTTATGCCCATCCCTTGCCAGGACATATTCCCTGACATTCCAAAAACCAAGTTGATCTCCTTCCTGATATTCGTTACCGGAGATGTCAGGATTCTTGATCTTTTGTGTATCAAATTGGGCAATCTCGACGATGATACGGGATATCGGCAGGGTAGAACAGATGTTGTCGATAACACGGATATGAGCATCAACTTTGTGTCTCACCGAAGGTGCTACCCATCCTAGACGTTTGCTTTTCACCCTGTTTTCAAAACGAGGCTTCCTATATCTCAACCTATTTCGTCTCGCTCTTCTCGACTCTCTTCTTGTAGACAAAAGTTCTACAACATCATTTCTAAGAATAACCTCACCGCTGTAAAGCTCCTTGCTTTTCGTCGTAGCGGATAAACCAACATGCTTGGTTCCGGCATCGACGCCTAACACAATTTCCTGTTTGTAATCGGATGTCTTGTACGTTAATTTGATGGTAAAAGGACATGTGTTTACAACGACCGCTTTGTTATCTTTTAGCAGTCGTCTAACCTTCCCATGCCTTGTCGTAGGCATCATCGGTTTACCATCTATGTCTTGTACATACACCATTTTACAAACTAATTCAATGTTTATTCAACATAAGTCAGGGTAAAACCCTGTTAGTACCCATCGCCAATGTTATTTTGAGGTTTTTCGCAAGCAACACTGTTTCGCAAATACACTACTCCTATTTAATCACTTGCCTTAGAGCAAGGAACTTGGGCAAACATTCCTTGGTAACTATATATTCTCAAATAACGTAGCCTCTGTCTCAAGGCTTAGGCTAATAACCGGATCCTTTCGGGTACATTAAAACTTTGATTAAATCATATTGTTTTAATGTTATTTCGGATATTTACCTAACGCAAACATAATAATAAACAAGTTCACGACAATAAAACACAATCACGAGTGTATAGGCATATAAATAAATTACATTTTTTGTAAAAACATTATTTAAGCCACTTTTTCTTATACATCTTCCTCATCATATCAATAAGTTCATCGAAGCTTTTTATATAACCCATATCTATAGCCCATATAAGATTGCCTTGTGTTTGCTCCAATTCCTTTAGCTCAGCTTCCGTGGCCTTATTCCTGATCATACTTTCATGGATATTAAAAACAATATAATTAAGACCCTTGGCGATCTTAACATAATCTACATCCTTAAATCTAGAAGCTGCTCTAGACAAAGCATTATACCTATCACCAGCCTCTATTCGATTAAGAATAAGCTTATCGGTTAACCACGTAACAACCTCGGCATACAACATAGGGTTCAATTCCATAGCTACAAGAACCCATATATAAGGATTACACATAGTTCTCCTGTTCTCGCCCCTACCAACAGTCTTATAAGCGCCAAACTTTTTCATTACTTTTATAAGAGACTCTTTTTCAACCATTTCCATAAAAACAGGAAATCCTGTTTCTATCATATATCCTTGTTTTTCAAGAATATAGTATATTCGCTCAGCACTTTCCTTGTTAGAAAGGATATTCTCTATCCTCTTATCATTCCATCCTTCCTGAATCCTTTTCCTGGTATAGGCTTCCTGTAAATCAGTCAACGACATGAAAGACGTTTTAGTGTCTTGCTTGATAGTAACACCAAAAAGATCCCTATCCTTGGAGATCATAACAACATTAGTTTTCATATTATATATATTTAATTATTTAATACGATGCAAACATATAAATAAAAGTTTTACCATAAAAATATATAGATAAAAAATATTCCAATATAAAATCATTATATTAAATATTTTGTAAAACACAAAAATCATACTTACGATTTCTGGAGTCGGAGAAATCTCCGATTCCAGAAAATATGCATAAGATGATAAAAAATAAGCCTACCCATTTCTGGGCAGGCTTATCAATCAAAACTAACGTTGTTTATTTAAAGGAAGCCACATTATCCTTATCCATTCTATATCTATACAATTCATTCTCATTAAGGTTGAATTGTTTAGCTACCATATCCAGAATCTCCTCCACAAGATAATCGGGCAGCTCCGGGTCGATGTCCGTGGATTGGATACCGGCGGCGTTGATATACCCCGATAGGTCTACCCTGACAGGACGGCGGTAGTACGTCATCTTAACCTCCTCGGTACGGAAGCCTGACTCGTAGACCACGACCTTCCCGTTCCCTATGGAATAGAATGTCTCCCGATAGTCGTAAGAAGGGCGGTTATTCTCGTCTCCAAGAAGCTCATGGATATTCTCGTTCTTAGCCTCCCACATAACGAAATCAGCGGCCTCACATCCTTTGTACGAGAAAACGCCTTTTATGTTAGAAAACCATAGATAGTCGTCAGGTAAGTTAAAGGACGTAGACTCAGGGTCATCCATCCTACCCGCATTATCCAACGACATCCAATAAACAAGAAGGTTTTGGATGGAGCGTATAGTCTCGTCATCCTTCCTATTTAGATAGTACTTAACTAACCGGTCTTGGGCCTCGTTGAACAACAGCACGAACCTTCCCGGATCCAGCTTAATCCCGCCATTGGCCAGATTCTGCTCGTTCTTCTGCAAAGACCTTAAATATGCTTCTTGGATTGTCATCGTTATTCCTCCTTAACCTTATCACCTTCCTCTACGTCATCCTTCTTCTTAATATCCTTAACCTTCTTGGTCTTGGACTTATCATCGATATTAGACATAGATATGATCTCCTCATACTCATCCAATACATTAGCCTTTATGTTAATAAAGTCTTTCTTGGTAGCCAAGAACTCAGCGGATGTCCGAACGTCAGGCCCTATGATCTGGCCATTATATTGTAATCCGGATGGAGTCATATTGATACGACCATTTCGTTGAAGGACATTTACGATACGGTAAAACTCAAGAACTTCCTTGAAATCACCTTCCAATGACCGATCCCAGATATCAAGCAGATAATCAACATTGGTCTTCTTCTCATTCATCCAGTTTGATAGAGATCCTGTATAATACTCATCCTCCGTGAAATCCGGGCGAGTTACGATACCGATGTAAAGAAGAAGATCGATGACAGCCTGACGATCGTCGCCGCCTTTCTTGAGGGCGCTGATAAACTTATAGCTGATGTTCATCTTATTGATCTCACGCTGCTGAACGAAATCCTTCATATTGTCTTTCTCCACGAAACAGAACATGGAGTTCATGAAGACAGGATCGCCATCCATTTCCTGAGGAGTCAACATGCCGGAAAATACAGCCAAATATAAATAAAATAGATCTACGGTATTAGCCGTATTATAAACCTTACCCATGAAGATCTTATCCTTAGCGTCATCCCAAAATTCTAAATTGGTTTGAGATAGATCCATCTGCGACATTTCCTCGAAAGGCTTCATGATATTATCTACCCGCTGTTTGACGAGCCTGTCGATCTCATTCTTGTCAAGACCATTATAGCATCTTGATCTTGGATAAAAACCGGTGTTATAGGCCTTGGAGAAATCATCCCAAGGGCAACATACGTGAGTAGCGTTCTCCGGGAACGGAGCTTTAGCTATATTAGCGTCTTGAAAGGCCTGAGGAGCACTTCCATCGTGTTTGCCTACAACCTCATATAAGGTATCTGACATGATATTAAAACCGTTTACCTCGGCCAATACCTTCCTTGATTTTAAAATTTCTTTCATTTCCTTTTTGCGTTACTTTAAAAAAGAGGAGAGGAATATCCTCCCCTCTAAAAACCAAATTACATATATGAAAAAACTTATCCGAAGTAGTTCGGTTGAAGCTCGATAATCAAGAACTTACTATTATCCATAACCCATGCTGCGGAAGCAGAGTGGCACCAGAATTGCTCTTTCATGCCCGGCAAGGATGATACGATCTCATTACCGTTGGCTTTGTGTGCCCAACGACCGTATTCATAACCCCACCACATACTTACACCTTCTGGTTTGATATAGAATACGTTGTTGTTCATATTACCTAACTTAGCGTTAGCCGTATTAGGAATAGCGGAATACGCGTTAGTCGATCCAGCGTCAGTGATATTCTCGATAATACAAGAATAAGATGATCTAGGATACATGCCATTCACTAACTCGCTACGATCTGTCATGTCAGCGTAATCCAAAGAAGGATCGTGCTCGAACTCAACATTACCGATGCCCGGGATGAAAGCTCCCTTAACCTGAACCGGACCTAAGATCATGGCGTCGTTAGTACCTGAAATAGGATTAGAAGGCAACATCCTATCGCTTCCCATACCCCAGCTTAAGTTCTGCAAGGTAGTGAAGAACGATTCCCTGATCAACTTCTCTAAATTGATCATAGCCATAGCTCCTACCTTGAACTTAATCTTACGTTCCGTAATAGGAAGATCCTGACGTCCACGGAAAATATAAGCTGCGGCAGCCATAAGCGTATCCTTAGTAATACCCATCGGGCGGCTATAGTAGATAGTGTAACCACGGCGAAGCTGACGATAGATACCTTCATTCAAATGGATAGGACCATTTTGATCCATGATAATACCACCTTCTTGCCACATCAACTGTCTAGCTTCCAGCTTAACCAACTCAGCCATACAGAACACCTCCAACGTAGAGGCTACTTTAGCTGTACGCAAATCAAGTCTACCATTAACAGTCTTACCGATAATAGCCAGATCAGGAATATTACCCTCATACTCACTTCTCATGGCATTCATACGACGAAGAGCGGTCTCCACAAACTCTGAAGTGCTGTTCTGGGCGGCCTGCATGGACTTCATACCAGCATACATAGTTGTCTCTCCTTCAACACCACGGTGGTTTCCTAAACGGAACTCACAGGTCATGGAACCGGCCTTGTCAGCTCCAGATACCTTAGAGAACTGAGTGCTGTACTCACCAAGAGCATGACCGATCTTCCAGTAGCGGACACCCGGACGTAATTTCTCTTTAGGGAAGTATTTAGCCTTACCACCGATAACACGACACCAATAACGTGTCAAGTCACCTTCTGTCTTAGACGGGATTTCACCTGAGATAAGGATATTACAGCCGTTAGCGGCGTCATAGGTGATGACATCATAAGCCGTAAACTCAGAGGTATTCAAAACGATATCAAACAAGCTACCATCAATACCAGGTTTCAGGTGATGACCTGAAGTATCCTCTGCCGTAACGACAGCAAATGTCTTTGTAACAGGAAGATCATAACGGAAAGAAGCTCCAATACCGTTAACGGAGATCGTAGCGCCGTTATTAATCATACCCATATACATCGGAACGGGGTAATTAGCGATATTAGAGAACAGATTCAACAGACCCAAATGATTCTTATCAGGATCCTCATAATACCAGCTCGCCAATGAGCCTAAGTTATGCTCTACGAGCGATGTCTTATAGTTCTTGGCATCGGTGAAGGCAATAACGTTATCGCCATTCACGGTAGCCGGAAAACTTTTTGTTAAAAAAGGATTCATAATTATCTATCTTTTAATGTTATACACTCTTTGATCCACTCAGATCAAGGAAGTTAGCCTCTATAGTATCATTATCGATATTATTCTTATTTTGCTTTCCTCCCTTATTGCCAGAAAGAAGAGTGATGGTCTTCTTATTGACCTCCATCTTAGCCTTGTTAGTCTTCTGTTTAAGGAACTCGTCCTTATTCATCAAGAACAAAGCCAGATCAGCGGCCATGTCCGGATTCTTGATAGCCTCCGAATAAGCTTTATCTATAGCCGTATGACCTTGATTGTCTATCGGCTTGGTAACGAAATCGACAGCCTTACCTATCATCGTGTCAGTCAACTGGAACCCTGAGCTTATAGACGTCTTAAGACCTTTCTTATAGATCTTCATCTGCTCAATCAACTCCTGTTTCCTTTTCTCGGATTTTTTCTTCTCCTCCTCGATAAGGTTATCCATCTCCTTTTTCAGAATATCATGGAACTTATTGGCCTTGGACTCAATGAACTCATCGCCCTTACCAATCATCATCTCCATATTATCCTTTATCTCGTCTTCCGGCATACCCAACATCTTATAATAATGCTGGATGACCGCAAGCTGATCATTCTTGTTGCTCATATCAAGGTTGTCCAACGGCGCCTGAATGTTCTGATATTGGTTTAGAAGCTGACCTACGTTACCTCCAGCCTTATCCACCTCTATCATCTTCTTCATGAAGTCAGACATAGAACCGGTATCAACCTTATCCTTCAACAACTCATCGGCCTTATCCTTGATCAATCCCTCCACTATATCAAGTAGATCATCTTCTTTTGTGATAGTAGAAAGATCGACTGGCTTATCATCTACCATAATATCAAGGTTATCGATACTGTCGATGATACCTCTGGCGGCCATCTTCTCCAAGAAAGATTTCCCGTTAAAACCTGATACCACGTTATTATTATCAGTACCGCCTTCGCCAAAGGAATCCGGGTCTGGGTTGGTAGCGTCGCCGCCCTTATCCCCGCCACCGTCAGCCGCTCCGCCGTCGGCAGGCTCTTCCTTGGTATCACCTATAGGATTACCATCCTTATCATATTTACCCTCGATATTATTCTTATCGCCATCACCGTCACCACGGTAAAAAAGTTCCTCGACACTCATGGTCTTAAAACCCTTAGCGAAATCACCCATGTCATTCATACAATTTCCTTTTTTGCTTTTTACAAAAGTATTATTAATCCAATTACCAATTAAATCAAACCCATTATAGTATATGACAGAATTTTACGCCAAAATGATTACAGATTTTGTAAAAATATTTACAAAACTTGTAATCAATTCTTGTTTATTATTGACGTAAACCTATCTGTATCAGAACGTTTGTTTCTAGCGTCTATCTCCTTTTCTTTTAATTCCAACTTTCTTTTCTCTATCTCCTCACGAGATCTTCGCTCAGCCTCGGCGTTAGCCTGTCTGGTTCTCATCTCCTCTTCCTTGATATCAAGATCTCTTTCCCTTAAAGCCCTATCAGCCATAGCCTCGACATAATCCATGCCTTCAGAGTTGTTCTCGGTCCCAGCCGCTTGACCGGCGGCCATTATGCTCTTACCCCTTAAGTCGAAGTTGCCCTTGATATAAGCCAGCTCCTTATCCTTCTCATGCTCATCATTACGTGCCTGTTGCTCGGCCTCGGCTTGCTGCTGGACAAGTCGCTGTTGATTCTGGTATTCTTCTTGCCTTACACGATCGGCGTAAGATCTAGCATCCCTTCCGATCTGATTCATCTCAGCCGTTGAGTTGGCGCTCATCATCCTAGTGATATCAAGTAAGTCATTACCTAACGTATTTGTCTGTAATATATATTGTTTCAAATTCTCCAATTCCAGACGTTTCTTGGAATTAGAGACAGCCATAACATTAAGATGACGTAACGACAAGCTATTATCCGTAAGACTGATGTAAGCCAAGGAAAGATCGCTGTTTCTGTACATCACGGTCCAATCGTATCCTTCCTTCTGACATACTTGAGCCACGGCTAGATGAATATCCAATGTCCGTTTCTTGAAGTCATCGAAATCATTAAAGTAAGTCTGAGTCTGTAGCATAGTAGCGTTAACTCCCTGTTTTACGCCCGTAGAACTCTCGTATCTAGTTGACTGACCCATAGCCTGCTCAGATATACCTATCATCCTATAAGCCATCATATAGGCGTAAGAAGCCATTTCCATACGGGATCTTATCTGATCCGTATTAGTAAGATCATATACACCGAACTGGTTATATATGCTACTCATCTGTGGGTTCTGGTAAGGATTGTTCGTATCGTTACCACCTACGCCCATAAACGAGACGGACTTCACGATCTGCATGAAGGTAGCCAAAGCGCCCTTCTTGTCCATCATATCCTTATATTCAGTAGGCAGGAATCCCAAGTCACCTAAGAAAAACTTACCGATCTCCTTCTCGGCGTTATTGTATAGCTGATTCATAGCAAGGTTATACATCATCTGGAACGGTTGTATGCGATCAGCGAGACTGGCCCCTATAAATCCCGAAACCGGAATGACATAATCATACAGACTGCTGTCACCATGTATCTGATGAGGTATTGGATCCCCACCAATATATATAGGCTTATCCATTAAATTACCTCCGGTGATCTTAACTCCAAACCTAACCTCAGGAACATACTCCAAGATGTAGGTGTTCACCTCAGGATCACCAACGGCTTCTGCCATCACCCTCTTCACCTTCTTTATCCCGTTCTTCTCCAAGAACTCCGGGAGAAGCTCATCGGTAACAAGCTCCTGATCCACCATCCCGGTCTCCGTCATGTAAGTTATTAAGAATACCGGTTTCATGGATACCCAATATCCTTCCATTACCCTAAAAAGGCGAGAGTCTATCTCATATCTCTTGCCATCGGCCATTCCGGAGTTGAAATATCCAAAGGGATGGAAGCGGGGCAAGAAGCGGGGCTGGGTGTGTTCCTCCCCGTCCGGCCCGAAGGTGTGGTACTCGCCCATCGGAACACCATAATAGTCCTCAGCGGCAACTATAGACTCATAGTCATGGTATCCTTTCCATGGAATAACCTCATTCTCATACATACCGGTAATAGACGGCTTCTTTTTCTTCCAGTCATACCTAGTACCGTCATTAGATACCCATCCCTCATAATCATCGTCACCGCCCATAATACGACGCTTGTCCTTTGCCGTCATCTTATGACCGTATTTTGATATCAACTCAACACCCTCGTAATAATGAAGACGACCCACATAAGACCCATATTGCGGGTATTTCACATCAGGATGGAAAACCTCCCTCGGACTCCATACCTCCGGACGATAGTAGTCGAAGCCAACGAAATGATTCCGGAACATCTTTCCGCTAAGAAGACGATCCCGGAAATTCTCCCTGTCAAGCTCATCCATATAAAACCGGCTACGGTCAGCCTCGATCGTATGATCCCCCCATACCGCCGCCTGCGTCTTCCATCTTGTACTCATGAACCTCTGGATATCATCAGGGGTCATAGACGCCTTGGCCTGTTGGATTTGCTGAACATAAGCCTGACGTTCCTCCTCGGAATTAAACTCATTGTATGTAGGATCAAGACCGGCCTCCACAAGACGCTGATTAACGATAATATCCCACTGTTCTTGTATATGACGATGAAGTAAGTTTGACATCGTATCCTCATACTCACTTATAGCCATATCCCCTACCTCGTTAACCGTATACTTATCCTGTAGGTTTGTCAGCCATCCCTCAAAGGCATTTACGATACCACCTATTATATCATAATGCTTCAAGAAAGAAGGTATCCTTATATCGCTCCTTAACTTCTGCACGTCCCTTAACTGAGGGATAACATCCGCCATCTCCATAAAAGATAACTTACCATCCGCCATCAGATAATAGTCACGGTACATCTGGTTACGATCATACTGTTTCAACCCTATCGTCTCAAGAGCATCCATACAATCCTCCTTCCATTTCCTGTTCTTTTTCTTCGTGGAAATAGCCTGAGGAGGTAATCCTAATAACGCTCCTTTTGCTGGAAACGAATGATCTCTATTAAACACTTCCATGATTATTCAATTTTATTTACAACAAAGATAGGCGTTTAATTGACATTCATTTACCTAAAAGCTCCTATAGATACCGATCCAAATGCAGATGCATATACCTCATGGTGTTTATAAGCGTCTTCCTTGCGGGCATTATTCATCTCCTCGATCTTCGATTTAGGCATGTAATTGTTATCGTCAAAATATCTGGCGAGAACCAACGCATGCCCGAACGCTATTATCCTATCGACGTTCAATCCGGGCTTGTACTGTATTATCTCATCCAATAGGGCTATATCATCAATCAATTCAATACCCTTGACAGTTATATCAAGACCAGTCTGATCATCATAACCGATAACGAAATCCTGCCAGCAATAATCCACTACGCACGAGAATAGCAGGTTCTGGTTGCCGGGGGTAGGGTATAGCCCCAGCTTGCTGTTCTGCCGGGAGCCGGCCTTCACATACTTATTGGCTATTGCCTCACCAGCAAACAGGAAGAAAGACGCTGGCATGCCGCTCTTCCGGTTAAGGTATTGCTCATACATCTGGTCAGCGTTCTCCATAAGACATATAGCACCATATCCCTTCTGAAGCACCTCGCACGTACGGCAGAATTGGTCTATAGATGATGGGCGGGATACGTAAGAGGCAACTATTCTATAGGCATAAGGATCTCGGATACCAACACGCCTTTTGAATATATAAAAGGATCCCAATGAAGGAGTATCAGACTTGGCCTGCTTATACGGATCTTGGCCCGCCACATAAATAAAATCATCAAACCTATTGGATTGAGGCATCTCGAATATCTGGACAGGAGCGTCAATAACACCGCCGCTAAACGGGAATCCAGCCAGTTGCTTATTCGATTTAGTAGTCCCCAGTTTATTACCTGACTCAAGAAAGACATCACACAGCATACCGCTATATTGCCCCGACTCAAGGAGATCATTCTTATGCTTGATAGCGTACTCGACCGGAAATAGGTTCTGGGATGAGCTTAAAAAACAGTCGTCGATCGTAAATGGATAGAACATGGTATGAGAGGTATAAGCTACCCTATCTTTCGTAGATAGCTTCTTCCGTTCCTCGTTAAGCTTATTGGTACTAGCCTCGAAATCCGTGGCGTCAATCTTGATCTTATTAAGCTTCTTATCATCAGGTTTCCCCAAATAATCACCCAGACCTATAGTTCTCTTGACACCGGAGTTAGCCATCTGACCAGGAACAAACATCGCCCATTTCCGTTCTTTCCATGTTTTCCCTTTCATGGCTCTCCGATTTAAAATATCCCAATCCATGACCAGAAGATTGTATGTATCAGGATCAGAGAACATCTCCTGAGCGTCCTTGGATAATTCCACCTCACCACCGGTACCAGCCAAGATAGGACTGAGACGCCAGCCATAAGGAGTGTCGTAGGACGGCATGGCGGCCGTGTACGGTTTCTTGATAGGTCCCTTACCTACCTCGTCGAAAATAGCCGTGGCTGGGGTCAGACCGGCAGTCTTCTGCGTGGATGTCTTCCTACCCATGTTGATATTGGCTATGGATATTATGGCATGAACATCACGAACCCCGTTGGACATACGCTTGCCTAAGGTGACACCAGAACTCCAATCGGTCTTGGTCCTGTTAATCCTGAAAAAAGGATGCACATGATCAAGCCCATACTCACAATACTCACCTATATTAGACAAATCGCTATCGCTGAAACCTACCACGGAATGACTAAGCCCGATCGTCATGGTAGCGTTCATCTGAAGAAGGGATGACATGATAGTCGTATTATGAGATACGACAAAATTGGTGGTAAGAAACTGATGGGACTTATTATCGACCTCAATACAAGTAGCTTTATACTTCCCGTAATAATCTATATCGGATATCCTAAGTCTGTTATGGGTCTTGGATATATACATATCATCACCATCCATGACGCAATAATATCCCATAGACCAGAATATTCTTCTTACGAAGGATATAATATACTCACTTTTGTAAACAACCTTAAAACGATCATCACCGGTGCTTATACCGCAAGCGATCTTCATGAACGAGCTTATAAATAACTCTTTCTGTTTTTTGGATGAATAAATGACATCATCCATCTCCTTCTTGCTTAGCTCAAAGATCCTGTCGGTAGCGCCACAAAGGAAGGAGGCGACCAGAGACCCCATGAGCTGGGGTGATATCAGCCAACGCCGCTCAGGAAAATCAACCGCATCCCCCATATCTATAGTCATTTTAGAGAAGTCAGAGTGGATAATACCCATCGTACTCATGACTTTATAATCACCATGATACTTGACCTTCCACTGGTGCTGCCCGCAACACACCACGCTGCGACCGTCCTCAAAGGTCACTTTGTACGTATCAACGAATCCCTGAGGATATACGCCCACTATGGTAGTAAGATTCCCGTCATCACCGTATATGATATCTCCTATGTCGGCGAATCCTATTTTCTTGGAACCATAAGGAGTGTATATAAGCTCCGAGTCCAGAAGGGCCTTCCCAAAACGACGGGTACCGAACATCCCTAACCCTTTCTTCTCCTGACGGGCACGTTGATACATCTCGGCGAAAAACCATTCATTATCACGTAACCGGCTGATAGCCGGAACACGCTCTCCATTTGGAAGATCTTGAAATACGGGAAAGAAATTAACATGCCAATAAAGCCATGGCGGGATGAACGTACCGTTGATAGTCACCCCGTTCTTGACCTTATAAGCCTCCTCCGTGAAGAACTGCTTAACATCATCATCCTGATCCTCCCAACCGAACAGATCGTTCCATACAGGAGGATTTTTCATGTTTACATAAAATTCCTGACTCGTACTTAGACTCATTTCATAATATCCTTTAAAACAGACTCGATTCCACCAGAAACCTGACCCTTACGTTCCTTTTTCTGGACATTGCTTACAGACCTATATACATCCATGATCCCACTCTTCTCCATATACGAGTCATTCCATACGTTGATCTTATCGATCAGCTTGGATATGAAATCGAACGCCCTAGCCATATCCTCAGGCTTCTCCTTATCCCATGGATGCTTATCAATATAAGCCTTGGCATCATCCACGGCCTTGGATATGACCTCAAGATTATCGTTTACCCGATCGACGTCCTTACTCGTCGGCTTTCGTCTTCCCTGTGGCATTGGCTTTCATGTCCTTAAACTCGTTATACTGTTTCATAAGAAGATCATAAGATTGAACAACCCCGATCTTACTTACTTCCGTCACGCTCATGTCATGGAACATATCCTCAAGCTCCTTGTCAGCGTATCTCAGACGTTCCTTGTCATCATAAAACACGAACCCAGACGTTCTGTCTTCTATAATGCTCTTGGCGGTGGACGCATATGTCGTATCTAAATCCAGATCCATACCGAAGCTGGTAGCCAACTGGATTATGAACATCAACCTAGAATTGACTTTTACAGCCTCTATATTCAACATCTGTATCTTATGGGTCATCTCATGAAGAACGACAAAATCCTCCTCTTTTATCAACGAAGATGATTTAAGGGCTATCTTCTTAGTCCTATCCTCAATATCGCTATACAGACGCTTGCTCTCACGTTTTATGGCTATCCAATGCCTTATATGAGTATCCGCCTCTTCTTTAAGATAATCCCTGATCTCTTTCTTAATATCCTTATCCTCTTCCATTATAATCACACATTATAATCATTATTATTTAATTCGATCTCATCACTGATGCTTTGGTCTATAGACCTCAATAAATCCCTGGTACTAACATCCCGCAAGAAGCGGACATTACCACCATTAGCCCTAGCTATCCTCCTTAAAGCGGAGTAAAGTATATCACCCAATGAATATTCAGGTAACTCACGGCATCCGACTTCCATGACAATAAGGGCATGGATACGGTCATCTATCTTGCTTCTTACGAGATTTCTCACGGCATTATTTATAAGCTTCCCCTATAATACGTAGCGGGAAATGTTTGAAATTACGTTCAGGATCGTCCTTAGTATAACCCATAAGAGATAGATGTTTCTCAAAATGACCTTCCGTATATTTTGAGGTATCTAACGTCATCCTAAATATAATTCTATTCTCATTGTCAGGATGTTTGTTATATGATACATCTCCCATACATCCACATCCGAGATGATGCTCCTTGACATGGAAACCATCATTATGGGTGATAAATAACACGATTTCTATCTTATCACCTATTTTCTGATCAAAAATATTTAGATAAAACTCGCTCTCATCATCCGTCAGTCCTATATCAAAGGAATCGTTAGGGCACTCAATATTAAAATCGTTATGATCGGCTGTTATCACCTCCATAGCATTCCATTTAGCTTTCTCACCCTCCACGAACTTCAACGGGCATACCTCTGTCTTCATCCAAGCCTTTTCCTTGATAAAGCAACCGCACAGCGAGCATGCCTGTCTTCCCATCAATCTTTGCAGCAATACCTTAGCTGGTAACTTAAAGAAAGCTATATTAGAAGAGTTCTTAGGACATTTCTTGCATAAATCAAGACGATTCTTGTACCACCCCGGATAATCCTTCTCATCCTTAGGAATCCTGCCCAATAAACTATCTTCCCAAGCTTGGGCTATTACTTGGGCTTTACCAATTGTTTGCACGTTACTAAAATTATTTATTTCATTTATTAAATTCACATTCATATCACAAAATGTTTACTCTAACCGGGTTAAACGCCAACCCACTATCGATTATCTTACTGACGTAAGAATCACCGAATACTTTCCTGCCAATCCCAATAGCTCCGTTGATATCAGCATTTAGCAGCTTTCCAATAGAGCTTTGAAACAATCCACGTTTCTTTCTTTTGCCTAAGTAAACATCATGCTTTCCCAATTTTTCAAAAGCCAGATGATCCACTTTGGAGGTATAGGATTCCTCGTGGACTTGAAAGTCTATTCCAACCAACTTACACTTATAGGATATCTTTTCAACAAGTTTTGAGAATGGAATCTCAACGAACTTCTGGTTTATCCTCTTCCCTAGATTTACTCCATTCTTCCATCCTTTATTCAAACCCACAACAAGATTCCCAATATTGTTTTCAATACAGATATTTACAATAAATCTGCTAACCTTGTGGATTTTATCTTCAATCCAAAAATTCCTATAATTATTTAGCCGTCTAAGTCTCTTTGAAGTTCCCTTATCGCCAATATACGACATCAATCTAGCTCTCTTCTTATTATACCACTGATTGAAGGACTTGATAATCTTGCCGTTTACAATGAAAGACTTGATACCTACATTACTGATGCATGTGCATAAATTATTCAATCCCAAATCAATCGAAAGAAAATTATCCTTATCAAGATTTAAATCCTGTTCCTTCTTCTCATAAATAACCTCAACCACATAGCATGTAGCTTGAGGGATTACCCTAACCTGACATAATTTGTTATCTCCTATATTTGTTTTGATTGGTGGAATTATGTTTTTGATAAAATGGATATAACCATCACTCTTAAGCCTGCAAGAAGAAGTGGTAAAAACTACCATATTCTGCTTCTTACCTCGTTTGTATTTAGGCAATTTTGGTTTTGAGTTGAACTTAGAAGGATTCTTTTCATATTCCTTCTTTAACCTGATCCAAGACCTTATCGACGAGAAAACTTGGGCTATGACTTGCTGAGATAACGCTGCTGGTAAATTTCTGAAATCAACCTGATTTTCCTTGCAGAGTTTAGTAGAGAACTCATATTCCTTTAGATAGTTACCATCGAATATCCCTTTCCTGACGTTGAAAAGAACATAATTATACAACAACCCGGATTTGAGGCATATATCCTCAAACCGATTGTCTTTTACGATATGTCTCTCAACTAGTCTCATTTTTAATATCTTATGCCATAAATATAAACATTCTTTATGAAATAAATAATTTATTCAACTATATTATTTCTTAAATTGTTTTTGTTGAAAATCCTGTAACTGTTCCCATGTCATGCCATACCGGCATTGGTACATAGCCTCATGGTTGTCACGTATAAGGGGATCTCCGTTCTTCAATCCCTCCATACCCTCTATCACCTTTATCTTCTTATCCAGACAATCAAGCTCAATAGGCATCCTTTCGTCTGGATAACGATTACCCTCCTTGACATATATGCGACGTATCTTATCACGTCTTACACGCATCTCACGGAGATTGCAGATAACGTATCCGATAAACGGGATCCTGATAGATATATTATCGGTATATCTGGCGAGATGATGGATATAAGATACGGATGCTTTCATGCACCACTCGACCTGTTGCTTGGTAAACTTCCCTCCAGATCTTCTCACCACCTCATCGACAATATCCCTGTCGAACGAAATAAGACTCCTATCCATCGATATTCAATTTGTTTCTCTTGAATACGAATCCCATTACACGGGTGTCATCACCCTCTCCGTCAAGAACAAAATAATTGCGCAGGCTTCTCATCTCAATAGACAGCTCACGGGTACGGAAATTTCCGTTCTTTTTATCTACTAAAAAACCGCCACGCTTTAGCTCATTGTTAAGGACAGCGATATAAGATTCCTTCTGTCCATAACAATCCATATACTTGGCCCTGGTATCATCCGAGTATCCGTAGTTGATGTAGAAAGAAAGTAAGTTTATCGTCCTTTCAGTAATCAAGCTCCTACCCTTGGAATCCAGATAGCCGTTGTATATCCTTAAGAACTGCTGGATCATATCCAACCTAGTATCATAAGGCAACGCAAATACGAAAGCTTTCCTCTGTTCGGCCATATAAAATTAGTTTTCGACAAAACTACTTAAAAAAAATATCGTTGTCAAGAAATTATGCCATAATCAACATAATATATGCTGATTAGCATGTATTTACGAACATCCAAAGGGAAAAGGTGGTGGAAATGGAGGAGGAAAGCCAGATAAGTCCACCGTAAGCCACGGCAACGAGGCCAGTTGAGCACCGGCCATACATGCCTCCGAGCGGCGGTGGACAGCTCTATCCTGCCTCACGGGACATGACCACACCTTTCCCCTTTGGATGCCTTCCTGCCGTGCTATGGGATATAAATCCAAAGGAAATGGGAAGTCTTGGGGCGATGGAGCCTGCCGTAGAGGATACGGGCGGCCGGAGCGTGAGCGACCGCACAAGACCTCACCTTTTCTCCTTTGGCTTCTGCTCCGCCCGATCCCCTTCCGGGTCCCGGACTCCGGTAACATCATATGGCATTGTTATTATAAGCCTGCGGTGTCCTGCCTGACGGCACTACACCTTGGCAGTAAAAATATTAATTAGCTATATAGACATTTGACTTCATGATATACCCTACACAAAACATGGAGGATTAGGAAGTAGGATATATTAATATAGTTAATTATAATTAATAAATATACCTATTAATGCGCGCGTAACAAGTATGATGTCAAAAATGATCATACAGAAACACAGATATTTACCCCCCCCCATTTTATTACGACAATTTCGTATAAACAACAAATGGGCGACCTTCACAGGCTACCCATCCATCCGAATAACTTGTTTCGTATTTACGGAACTCGTATATTCGCAGCAAATAAAATCTTCTATGGGAACAAAGATAAGATTTTTACATATAATGAAATCAAATTTCGATAAGATTCTTACCGAAAGATATATTCCACGTAATATTCAGACCAAGAAAGATGAGCTAGGATGTGTAAAACTTCCAGCCGGATCACTTATATGTCCAGTTGATTTTAAGCCTGTTACCAATAAAGAAGGCAAGAAAGTGACAGCCATAAAATATTCATTGAAACATGAGGAGTATCATGGATCGGGAATCCAGATCAGCGATGAATGTAAGATGGCAATGATATATCTTATTATCATAAACGTATCCAAACATGTGTTTCTAAGAAAAAGGATGCAAGATGGAAACAGAGATCAGATAGAGATTAACACCAATGATTTTATTGATATCCTATCGGATGGATGCGCTTATTTCTGCTACCGACATGTATTAAGGGATTCTCATGAGGATATGAACTACCAGCTTATAAGCTTAAAGGCTTGGGCTGAAGGAGAGATTATGATAGCTTTATCGGATATCATAAAATACAAGCATAAGGCTAGTAAGACCCCAAGGATAAAGGATATGTTTGTAAAGAAAGGAGAATCTGTATATACCTGCCTTGATAAAAATCTTGATTCGAATACCAGAAGAAGGATGGCTAACAAAAGTCGTAAATTAAATAGAGTCAAGATGTTATCAAAAATAATATTCTCAGCTAGAAACAGAAATATAAATAAGATATATAAGGTAACTAAAAAAAGAACTATCAAATTCAATGTGTCATATCTTATGGATAGATTGAATATAAAGTTATCAAAAGAAGGTATGATGCTAATATCCCAAAGAACGGTATATCGGATGATAAAAGAAGTTCTTAGTATGTGCTGTAAGACTATATCCGATTTATATGATGAGGTAAAGAAAAACAATGGAATAGTCAATACCAAAGACAGGAAAAACGTAACTATCGGACACCTAAGACTATCATACAGAGGAACGATAATGCATATAATTATCGCCGAATATTTTATAAAAGACGTTTTCTTAGGGGTAAAAGGGGTTGAGATGAGTAAGGCTGGATGATTTGAGTATCAGATACAAAATTTAATATTTATATATTATTTACATTTATTTCAATTAGTTAATTATAACTATTCGTATCTTTGTACCATAAACTTAAAAAGATATGGTAAAAGAGGATTTTAGAAATGAAAACGACCTCCTTCGTCATATTATGACGGTGGATAAAAACGTGGAGCAGGGTCGTGCCTTGAAGAAGATTTTCACCACTAGGGAGAATCTGTTCATTACCGGTAGAGCTGGTAGTGGTAAAAGTACGTTTATGAGACGTATCGTAAAGTTCTTGGGTAAGTGCGTTATCGTAGCACCGACTGGAGTAGCGGCGTTGAATGCCGGTGGACAGACCATTCATTCGTTCTTCTCTATAAAGAACGATCCTTACATTCCTTCTATCGAGAGAGGTATGTTGTCGAATAAGGTGGATGTAAATCCGTTTATGAAGAAGAAGATCAAGAATCTTGATACTATCGTCATTGACGAGATAAGTATGGTAAGACCTGATTTGCTTGATGAGGTGGCTGACATACTTAGACAATGCAGGCGTAGCAAGGAGCCTTTCGGTGGAGTTAGGTTGATTATGTTTGGAGATCTATTACAACTACCTCCTGTGGTGACGGCGGATGATTTTATCGACAAATATTATGAGAGCCGGTTCTTTTTCTCATCAAAGGCATTAAGAGCGTCAGGATTCTCGGTCATTACCTTCGAGAACGTATTCCGTCAAAAAGATCCTCAGCTTCTTTCCGTACTTGAGGATATAAGATGTGGGGTTATTACCGACGAGTCAAGACAGATATTGGATAGCAGGGTCAAGTGTCCTGATAATATGGATAATACTATAATTATATGCTCAACTAACAAAGAAGCTTATGAGATAAATAAGACTAATCTTGATAAGATCAATAATAAGGTATTTAAGTTCGATGCTACTGTATTCGGGGAGAAGCCTGTAGCGCCTTGCGAGGATGAGCTTATAGTAAAGGTAGGGGCTAAGGTCATAATAACCAGAAACGGCAACGGGTATGTCAATGGCTCTATGGGTATCATAACCAGCATAGATACTGTTGATGAGACGATATATGTTCATCTAGATAACGATACTGAGGTGGAGATAACCAAAGAGAAGTGGGAGAAGATGAAGTACAAGCAGGTAGATGATTCCCTTGAAGGCATTTCTTGCGGCTATATAATACAATATCCATTGAGGTTAGGATACGCCATAACTGTCCATAAATCCCAGGGAATGACTTTAGATAATATATTTGTAGACATCAGCAGAGCCTTCGAGATAGGACAGATATATACCGCTCTTTCAAGATGTAGGTCTATAGACGGTCTTTATCTAAAATCAGTTCCTAAGGAAGATATGGTACTGCTAAGCGATAAGATATCTGACTTTATGGATAAGGTAGATGAGAATGAGGGTGTATTACATCCAGAGAAGATTTCCGACATCGGAAAGGATATGATAAAGAAACAAAAAGATTTATTTGACTTCGAACAATACGGATTATAATGGCTAAGAAAGAACTTTTTTCAGACGTAGATGAGTTAGTATCATCTTTAAATAAAGAACTTGGAGAAGGCTCGATAATGAACTTCGGCGATGATAAGCCTATAATATCCATACCAAGGGAAAGCACAGGATCGCTGGTGGTGGATAAGGCCCTCGGCGGCGGATGGGCGGTAGGCCGGATCCATGAGCTGGTCGGGATGGAATCTTGTGGCAAGACCATGATGTGTACGTTAAGTATGATCGAGTTCCAGAAAAAACATCCAGATAAGCTGGTAGCTATAATAGACGTGGAGAACGCTTTCGATATTGAGTACGCTAGGAAAATGGGATTGGACGTGAACCGGTTCCTTATTTCACAGCCAAGCTACGGGGAGTTGGCTATTGACATTACAGCCAAGTTAGTCGAGTCCGGGAAGGTCGGATTTATTGTCGTGGATTCCGTAGCCAATCTGGTACCGAAGAAGGAGATCGAAGGTGATATGGAAGACAGCAACATGGGATTACAAGCCCGGTTGATGTCAAAAGCCATGAGAGTTCTTACCGGGATCGTAAACAAAAGCGATTGTGTTCTGGTATTCATCAACCAGTATCGGGAGAAGATCGGTGTAATATACGGTGATCCGAAGGTAACAACTGGTGGTAACGCTCTTAAGTTCTACGCTTCTATTCGTATGGAGATGTCAAGGAAAAAGGTTATTGTAGGAGAAGATGGCTCTTCTATCGGTCATGAGGTTCGGATAAAGGTATTGAAGAACAAGACAGCTATACCTTTCCAGATAGCAGAGACAGCATTGTATTATGGCGTAGGATTTGACAAGGAGCTTGAACTTTTGAAGTTATGTGAGGAAACCGGTATCTTTACCCGTAAAGGATCATGGTACTGGTACGGAGAGGTCCGAGTAGGCAATGGAGTGGATAATACGTTAAGTATTATGAGAGACAATCAAGAATTGTGTCAAGAATTAAGAACTAAACTAAATATTTGAGATTATGGCTATCGGAGCAAAATTTGTAGACGTAATACCTTCTAGTGTTGAGAACGCTATAGAGGTAAAAAAAGAGGATGTAAAGACCTATCTATTCGTAGGTATTCCTATGAGCGAGTTTATCGGCAAGAAACATGAGTTTGAGGGATATATATTCATGTGCTTACAAGGTGTAACCGGTGGGGTTGAGCTTGGCGGTGATATAGCCGTAGCCGTATTGAGACCGGTTCGCCCCGCCGTAGGGGAGGCTTCTTACCATTTGGTGGATATCAAGAAGTGTAAGTATAATAGAACTGACGTAGTTTTATTATTTAGAGAGGGAGATTTTAAGGTTATTAAACGTGATGATTGTAATCTTATCTGATCATGGGTACGTATATCTCTATAAAATCAACAGTAAACGCATTCAGGTACGGGATTGATCCTATACCTGAATGGTTTGACAAGATATCCCAAAGAACCAAGGAGCTTGATGTGATGGTTGACGGTCACAAGGTAAAGGCTTTGGATATAATCCTAGAAAATGGCATTCTACGGGCTTTTTACGGTTATTATATAGGTATGTATCCGGATAACTCAATACAGGTGTTTAGACCGGAGGATTTCCATTCATTATATACGTTGAAGTTATGAATATATCAATAGGTATAGATCCGGGTATAGACACCGGAGGATTGTCTATGATCCCGGAGAACGGGGATATTAAGGTAATTATGACTCCAAGGATATCGGTTAAGGGGGATATAGATCTTAGGGCTATATCAAGCTTCTTCCTCGATGCCGCTGACAAGATCCAAGAAAAGGGAGGCGGGACGCTGGCGATCGCCGTCGAGGACGTCCACAGCATCCACAACAGCTCGGCCGCCAGCAACTTCACCTTTGGCGGGAGACGCAGGGAACCGAACGCCCTATTCGCTATGATGGTGGAGATGATGGAGCGATACGGATCTCACCCGGATGTTAGGTTCATGTTCGAGGAGGTGCAACCAAAGACCTGGCAGAAGGAGCTTCATACGACAGCCGATCGGGTGTATACGGCGGCGAAGTTAGACACGAAGGCTACCTCCATCCGATGTGCCATGCGCCTTTTCCCTTTGGTTTCTTTCGTGAAACCATGGTCAGGAAAAGGAGTACAGCCTACTAAGATACAAGACGGCATGTGTGACGCTACGCTTATAGCCGAGTATATTAGACGTAAGTTTAAACTATTTTAATACTATTAAGTATTTATTGTATTTGTATTAATATAATTATGATTATATTTGCGATGTAATAAAAAGTTGTTCGTTATGCTTATAAGATGCTTGTCGAAGTCATTAAATGAGAAGTTGGGCAAATTGGAGACGGTGGTTAAGAACGCCGGTTCCAACTCCCTTTATAAGGATCTTAAGATAGATGTTGTCAATAATCTGGCTTATATCACTTCCGTAAATGCAAAGGTATGTGTTATAGAGCGATTGGAGGTAGAGGCTGACTCTAACTTCTCTTTCTTGGTAGAGGCAAGCTCTTTTATTAAGTTCATGAAAAAACAGAAGAATTGCGAGATTACGATACTGCTTTCGGATAAAAAAGATCAGATAACGATCCGCTATGCTTCTGGTGAGTATAGTTGTCCGGCTTTTGATATCAATACATTCCCACAGGTACATAAGATACTTGATGGAGGAATTAAGGTTAAGATGAGCGATTATGTTTCGGTTCTTAACAAAGCCAGCGATTATACGGAGGTAGATGACTTTTATCCATGCATCGAAAATGTGGTTATTGATATTGATGATATTAATATTAATATAGTAAGTACGGATAGAAATACTATTTACAGGTATTTTGTCCCTAATCAGGATAAGGTAGAGAAGATGTTTATACCGGTATCGAACGAATCCGCGATATTGCTTGATAAGCATATCAATAAGTCATCGGATATGTTGTCTATAAAAGTGGACGATACTAAGACTTATTTCTCTACGCCTGATATGGATATGTATGAGACCCATTTTGAGGGTAATTATCCAAATTGGAGGTTCGTGGACGAGCATTTTGTCAAAACAAGTACCTATGTCTTTGATAAGGATCTACTCGTCCAAGCCCTCCAAAACAATCTTAAGGTAAATGAGTTCGATCATTGCAAGTTGATATTTACCGATAAAGGATGCGGTATTATGTCAGAGAACCCGTCTTCCGGTAAATCATGTAAGGAGAGACTTGCTTCTTTGTCTTATCATGGTGAAGATATTATATGTAACGTATTATGTGGAAGATATCTTGGTATCATAAAAAGCATATCGTGTAATAGGGTGGTTATCGAACATGACCATAAATCTCATTTCAATAAGATTTATGGAGAGGATAATAAGAACGAGTATTTCTTGTCATCATCAGTTATTGTTTAATATTTAAAAATATATAAAATGGGAGTTAGAGAAAATTCATCAGGTGGTAATAACCATTACTTTAAAGTAAGTGGTAGTGGACTATTATATCAGTCATCAAGAGAGCCAAAGGAAGGTTTCGAGGAGCATATAAACGAGAAAACCGGAGCCGTTTCTTATTGGAGGGTGTTCTGGAACGGTATCGAAGGTTATTTGTCTGATATTAGCGTAAGAGAAGTGGAGTTCAATGGAATAAATGCCAAATACTTATCCATAAAGATAAGTGATGAGGATGGTAATTACTTTATAAACGTTCCTTTGATGACTCAAAAAGGAGGTATCAATAATTACGTTAAGTCACTGGTAAGGTACTTGCCTAATATCGACCTGAAACGTAAGGTGGTGATCAATCCTGCTCATGCTAAGAAAGGGGATCAATATGCTCCCGGTAATTTCTTTATCTCATACGCAAGGGAGACTCCTGACGGTAAGGACGAGCTTATCCAGCAATATTATAAGAACGGGCAGAATGGATGGCCTGACAGGGTTGAGAGTACTGATATAATGGGGAATAAGAAGTTTGATTATACGACCCAAGACGCTTTCGCTTATCAGGTACTTAATAAATATATCCAAAGTATTAAAGCGGATGGCGTGAGACCGGTTCAGTCTCCAAGCCAAAACAACGCTGGTGAGGCTATAACGCAAACGCCCCCACCGTCATACGCTACGCAGGCTCCATCGCAAACGCCTCCTCCATCATACCAGCAGGCCCCGCAGCAAGCGCAAGCCCCTTTGTTTGGAGGTCAACAACAACCTCCTCAATATCCTCCTTTTGGAGATGACAATGATCTTCCTTTCTGATTTATATGGATAAGGTTTGTTTCAAATGTGGTAAAATAAAATCCATAGATGAGTTTTATAAGCATCCTAAAATGAAAGATGGACATTTTAATAAGTGTAAGGAGTGCGCTAAAAAAGATGTTCATGATAAATATAATGATAATATCAAAAATCCCGATTTTGTAGATAAAGAAAGGGAAAGAGGAAGAGAAAAGTATAAGAGGCTTGGATATGCAAGTAAGCATAGTAAAAATTATAAAACAAAATCTTGTGTATATAAAGGTTTAAGTAGGTCATTAAGATCAAGAGGATTTGATTTAAAATACAAAGAAGCTCATCATTGGGATTATGATTGTTTAAAAAGCGGGTTTATTTTATCAAGAAGAGCACATAAACTTATTCATAAATATCTAAAATTGGATAATGAAAATAGATTTTTCTTTTATGGTGAGAATCTTCTTGATACTAAAGAGAAACATAGAATATTTATGGATAAGATATTTGAGATAAATAATGTTGATTATAAATATGTAGAATTTGATTTATGATAGAAAGTAATTTTAATATATCTACTAAAGTGAACCGTGTCTCGATGCCTACCCAAAATAAGGTAGATACGGTTATGAAGAACTTAGGGCATCGACCTTGTGTAGCGTATTCCGAGGAAAAGAATATGTATTATAAGGACGGAGAATGGGTAGCGTCAGATCTTGACGCTACTATCTTACCTCTTAGGGAGATGTTCGAAAAGACATCTGATTTGAAGTTAGGATTGAAGATCGTGTATTTAATAATCAAATTATAATATGGCCACAATTGAAGATATCAAAAAACTTCTGGAGAGTAAGTCATTTACATCAGCCAGAGACCTTGATGAGCTTGAGGAGAAGCCGGATGATAAACAAAACGAGGTTAGATTGAATTGCGAACCTATGGTAGGGATGGTGGAGAAAGAGGGAAAGATCTTCCTTAACTCCGTAAGATTCTCGAAAGCATGGAACTCGTTGGGTAAGGATATTCCTATCAAGCAGGGTAATGCCTTCCCATTAGGGCAGGGTGATGTCCTTGATATAGACACAGGGGTATGGGCGTCGTTCCCGGATAATACCATAGGGGTGTTGATGATGCTGCCGTCGTTTACCGGAGATACGGGACTTACTTTGGTAGGATCACCGTTCGTCTCGTCTAATAACGGGAATATCATGATCAGGGTCACTAATGTCCGTAAGGATATGGCTATAGTCGAGAAAGACAAACATATAGCTGAGTTAATTATAGTCGGCAAGGTAAAGGTCGATATTCGTGAAACTTATAATAAAGACAAAGATGTTCGGATTGAAGATAGTAAAGAGTAGTTATATAAATACACTAAAGCAGGATCTTGATGATGCTATTAGCTACTCAAGCGGATTAAAAAAGGATTACGATGATGCCCGCAAGAAGATAACGGAATTAGAAGAGAAAATAAAGTATCTTGATACGCTTGTCGATTCTCTTGATATGGATATAGATTCCAAGGATTCTCATATAGTTAAGATGGGGAATGAGCTTAGTAAATCAAGAGAGCTATATAATGATTCGGTAAAAGAGAAAGAGACTCTTAAACGGGCTTATATGGATATAGAGAAGAAACATAAACTATCATCCAAATTACTCGATGAGGCTAGGAGAAGATACAAGGATCTTGAGGATCAAAATAGGGCTATGTCCGATCGTATCCAGTATCTGGAAAATCATATCGATCCAGAGGCTTTAGACAATGATGTACCTGATGAGGTTGTTGTTGATGAGGATAAGATGGATCCTAATTCCGGTCATATTGATATACATGAAAATAACGCCTCTGAGGTCGCTGATGCCGGCAATGACGTAAATGTCGAGAATAAGGCGGAGGATAAGAAGAAATCTAAGAAACGTAAAAAATCTAAGAAAAGTGAATAAGATCTTGTTTTTCTTATTAACGTTATTTACCTTAGCGGTTGTCGGATGCAGTACGTCAAGAACCTATTATACGGAATATGATACTACTGACATATCTTATGTAGTGGATTCTATAGTGTCTTCCGGGACCGTGATGGGCCAATGGAAGGAGTGGCGGTTTACGCTGGACGACGGCCGGGTCGATAACTTTGGCTTCACCGCCCTATACGACGCCAAGGGAAAGGCTAGAGGGTCTATACAGGTAAGGCAAAGATCCGATACGTTTAATATCAAGATAATTGATTACCATAAAAAAGATAAGTAATGGAATACGGACTAGGTTACATACCATCGCCAGCGGATGATAGGGACGCTATTATGAACATGCAGCATGAGGCTGTCCCTGATGAGTATAAGGTCAATGACGTTGATAGCGTAGTGGATCAAGGATCTTCTCCTATTTGCGCCGCTGTAAGCTTAGCTGAGATACTTAACTGGAGAAAGAGTATAAGGGCTATTAAAAGACCGGCTAAGATCTCTCCCTACGATATATATGATCTGAGAGAGGATAAGGATCAAGACGGGATGGTTCTTCGTGACGCTATCAAGTCTATCAAGAACATAGGCGTAGATGGGGAGAAAATAAACAGTTACGCTAGGATCATAGATCCGGTATCAGCTAAGGTGGCTTTGATGCTGAATGGGCCTCTGGTTATAGGTCTGTATTGCTATAATTATGGTAATCGATTCTGGCAAGGCCAAGGGCAGAACTTGGGAGGTCATGCCGTTATCCTCACCGGCTGGGACAAGGCCGGCTTCGTCCTACAGAACAGTTGGGGGACGGGATGGGGTAGGTCTGGTGTGGAGACGTTCCCGTTCGAGGATTGGTGCTATATGCTAGAATGTTGGACAATAGTTTCATGATATTACTATATAATTTTCGAGAAATTCCGATCCACATCCTCTTGTGAAAGACGATGTGGTGTATTTAGGACCCGTAGCTCAATTGGTAAGAGCAACTGGCTCATAACCAGAAGGTTGTCGGTTCAAGTCCGGCCGGGTCCACAGTTGGATTAATAATGTTTGTCATTAGGTTTAGAGTTTAGATTTATGTAGTGTCCTTGTCCGGGAGGATCAGGACGCTTAAAGGGGAGTTAATTTAACGGATAGAATTTACGATTCCTAATCGTAGCGTGGATAAGGGTTCGATTCCCCCACTCCCCACATGGTGTTTTCTTAAACATATTCCCGTAGGTCGGTAGTTAATGATAACCGGTAGACAGCCTACGGGAATTAATAAAATCCTACGTGCTTAGGATCGCTTTCAGTTCTATTTTTCGTGTGTATCCATAGGAGGGTAGCACGGCCCTCCTTTTTATAAATAATATTTGGTATGGACATTAATCAAATAAAAAAGTACCTGCCATTAGGATGGGATGTGGTTGATCTAATAGATCACGGCATAATTGATCTTGATATCATGAATGGTAAGATGATGGGTGAGTATGTGGCTGTGTTGATGATAAAATCTTATGATAAGACCAATGGCCATATCCTAACCGCTTTCTCGTTCCATGATAAAGATATGGATAAGTTGAGAATGTTGATAGGTAACGCTATAATGGCGGTAGGATATAGGAATAATCCTCTTACTGGAGATGGGAACACGGCAATCAAATAAAGGTACTGAGTACACTGAAAGAGGGATATTGGATATCCTGAACAGAAAGTTCTTGGTATCTCCTAAATGGGTGATAAATAACCTGTATGTATATAACTGGGAGTCCGATTATCTGGCTATAACCAGATCTATGTACGCTTATGAGGTTGAGGTGAAGATCTCGTTGGCTGACTATAACAAGGATTTCGAGAAAGAGGGTAAGCACCAAGTAATGCAAGGCTGGTTCGAGGCACGGAAGCAAGCCCTGTACGAGACCGGAGACTGGGTCAGGTACGGCCGCCCCAACTACTTCTACTACTGCGTTCCGGATGGGTTGGTTGATCCTAAGGACATACCTCCGTACGCCGGACTCGCTTATGTTTGTGGCAGGAATTTGAGAAAGATCAAGGACGCCCCTATCCTGCATCGTGATAAATTTGACCCCGAAGCTTATAAGATGGCGGACAAATTCTACTACAATTGGTGGAACGAGAGGCGTAAAGCCAGACAGATAGAAGGGAAGGATATGAAAGATGAGTTCAGGAAGAGCATGAAAAAGGTGAAGGAGAAGATAACCGTCGATGCCAAGATCAAGGCGATGGAGGCGTTCTGGAGCGTCTGCGATTACGCCTACTGGCCGTACGGGGGAAGAGGGGTGCCCGGAATGAGACCCAACTGTTCCGCTTGTGGCGAGGAATGTAAATTACAATGTCCGAAAGGAAAGGAATTTAAAAACAAGATACGATGAGTAAGATTAAAAATGTATTGGCAAGAGCCATTTCATTGGCGTCAGAACAACCAATGAGTTATAATGAGGTAGAATCATTACTTGAAGATATAGATACTTGTAAGGTCAAGATATGGCTGGAAGAAGGAGCGATATTGCCTAAGTACGCCCATAAGGAGGACGCTTGCATGGATCTGTTCGTCAAGGATGTAGAACTTGACGGAGGCAGGACCATATATCATACCGGTGTACATGTAGCATTGCCGGAGGATTATGAGATGGAAATACGCCCTCGTAGTAGCATCACCAAAACAAAGTCTGTTATCCAAAACGCCCCGGGAACCGTTGACGAAGGATATAGAGGCGAGATTATGGTAGTATGTAGACGTGTGGATTGTTATGATGATCCTTCTTATTCGGTTGGGGACAAGGTAGCTCAATTGCTTATCCGTAGGAGGGAACGTATCGTATGGGATCAGGTGAAGTCGCTGGATGACCTCGGATATACCGATAGAGGCGATGGTGGATTCGGAAGCACGGGGAGGTGATCATGAGCGGAAGGGTTAAGATAAAGATCAAGGATAAGAAACCTAAGATCGATGTATTTAAGGTGATAGAGAACCGGTTTAAGAACATGAACGAGCTTCGGGATCTGATCGACATGGATCCAAGGAAAGGGCTGGTCAGGATCCGGGACGGGGCAGGCTTCAGAGAGGTGGAGCGGGGCGGGTGCCTGCACCGGAACTACCTTAACTTGTTGGAGGATGAGCTGGGCGCTAAATTATCCATAGATCTTATAGAAAGGTATATCAAAAGATAATAATATATTAAATCGTAAAATATGAATAGGTATGTAAAGAAAACAATTGCAGTAGAGGCTGTAAAATGGAAGGGCTTTAACAATCATGAGATCGAGGATTTCGCTGGTGATAACGTTAAAATAGAAGTTATTCGTGAAGGTGATGCGGATAGAGGT